CTGCGGCGTGTCTTCCTCCGGAAGAAGCTATTCTTCCTACACCGCCGCCCCCAAATCCACTTCTTCCCCGTCAACGCCCCGCCCCACGGTGAAGCCCTCCCCCACGTCATCCGCCACCATGGGCGAGCAGAACGCGCTCAAAAGCGCGAAATCCTACCTAAAGGCGAACATTGGCTTCTCCCGTTCCGGACTCATAGACCAGCTTGAATATGAGGGATATACCAAATCCGAAGCGGAATACGCCGTCAAGAATTGCGGTGCCGACTGGAAAGAGCAGGCCGTCATATCTGCCGAGCGATATCTGGATCTGGATATGGGCTTCTCCCGCTCCGGCCTGATCGAGCAGTTGGAGTACGAGGGCTTCACCCACGAACAGGCCGTCTACGGTGTGGAGCAAAACGGCTATTGATTTTTTCAAACCGCCGGTTACAATCCGTCCTTTTGCGAGACGATAAAGACACCCCCGTTCCCAAACCGAAGCGGCAGCTTCGGTTTGGAGAGGACGTTTCGTCGGAATCTTTGAGCGGCGACCGGGGGGGAGCCGCGACACATTCCGCCGAATAAGGACGACGAAAGGAGAAACACAATGAACTACAACACCACGACCGCCGCCTACCTGAACTACTGTCGAGCCTCCGGCATGACCGCCGATTCCGTCTCCAACAACGAGCGCTCCCTCCGCTACTTCGCCGAGGCCGTGCAGCTTCCCGAAGAGATCACCGTGGCACAGATCGACGAGTATAAATCCCTGCTCCACCTGCGCGGTCTCAAGCAGTCCTCCGTCCGCGCCTACCTCCAGCCCCTGTCCCAGTTCTTCGCCTGGGCCACCGAGCGCAAATACTGTTCCGAGAATCCCTGCACCGCCTCCGCCGTGAAGACGAAGGTGCCGCCCCCCGCGCCCTACGCCCACCTCCTCACCCGCGAAGAGATGGCCGCGCTCCTCTCCCCCGTCTGCCCCAAGGGATGCACCAGGAAGCTCTTCAATCGCAACCACGCCATCGTCACCGTGCTTCTCACTTCCGGCCTCCGCAATTCCGAGCTCCGTGACCTCCGCGTCTCCGACCTGATCCCGGAGGAGAACCGCCTCATCGTCCGCTGCGGCAAGGGCGGCAAATCCCGCACCGCGCCCTATCCCCCCGCCGCGCAGGAAGCCGTCGCCGCCTGGATGCTCGACCCTCTGAGGCCGTCTGCGCTGCCCTCTGACGCATTTCTTTTCGGCAAGGGTACGGACGCCTCCTCTTGGGCGCAGTTTTCAAGGACCGAGCTGAGCACGATGGTGGAGCGCTTCACGAAGACGGTGCTGGGAAAGGACTCCGGAATCCGCACCCACGCCCTCCGCCACGCCAATGCAAGCTACCTCCTCGACGCCGGTCTGTGCATCGACGATATCAAGGACCTTCTTGGCCACGCGAGCCCCAGCGTTACCGTTCGCTATGCCGAGCGTCTGCGTCCCACCGTCCCCACCGACCACGCCGCCGACGCTTTCTCCCGCCTCTCCGCCGCCGTCTGAAAGGAGCGATACCATGATCTACCTCATAAAATCCGGCCACTATTCCGACACCGATATCCACGGTTACTTCACCAATGCAGAGGACGCCTACACCTACTGTGAACTGCACAATCAAAGGCTTCATAAGGACGCAGAAGACCGTCTTGGCTCTGAGAACGTGGACGAAGGCTTTTTCTTTCACCGTGAATACCGGGTAGAACCCGTCCGGGAAATCCGTGCCGAACTTCCTCCCCGTCCTGTGCAGTATTATTTCTTCCGCTATGAGTTCCGCAGGCAGCCGTCGGAAGGTGCCTACCGCTGGGTCATGGATCACCCGGAGAAGCCGTGGAACATACTCCCGAAAGATAAGGTTATGGGTGATCCACAGGAGGTGTGGGGCTGGAAGGTAAGGGGCTTTTCCGGTTTCCCGGAATCCTATTATTATGCGGTGGAAGTGATCCTGAAAAAGTGGGACACCGAGTTGGCCGAGAAGATCGCTCAGGACTATTTCTATCAGGTCATCGCCCAGCGCGACGGTCTCTCCGTCTGATCCCCCCGTCCCCCGTCCCGCCGCAGCGTCATTGCGAGGGCGAAGCCCGTGGCAATCCGTCTCTCCGCTCCCCCGTCCCTCGTCATTGCGAGGCCGAAGGCCGTGGCAATCCGTCTCTCCGCTCCCCCGTCCCTCGTCATTGCGAGGCCGAAGGCCGTGGCAATCCGTCTCTCCCGTCACTCTTGCGATCTTCCCCCGCTTCTGTTACAATACCACCGGCACTTGTGGTTAGTGGTGTTTCCACGGGTGTCTCCTTTCAAAAAGAGAGGGCCGGTGCGAACTCCCGTCCAAAAATCAAACCGAAGCAGCATCGCTTCGGTTTGAAAAGGACGTTTCGCCGGAATCCGCGGGTATTCGCGCTTGCGCGGATACCCGCCATTCAGGCGAATAAGGACGACGCCTTGGCCCTCTCTTTTTTTGTCTCTTATTACATAGCTCGCTATATTGCTTCGACGGCTTCACGAGAAATAGAATTCCTCCTTATACGTGGGATATATACACGTCCACCCCCGAATAGGCCCGATTGCCGCTGAGCGTTACGGTGAGAATCCCGGTAGACATGTCATATGCGGCGCTGGAAATATTTCGTGCGGTGTTGTTTGTCGTCACGCGGATGATGCGGTTTGGATTCGTTGGATTCATCAGCATGTAGTATTCATCGACCGTGGGGGTCGAGTTATAGTCGATGAAATACAACGGCCCGAACAGGCTGTAGGTCGTACCATTGTTAATAAAATCCTTGTTTAGCTGTACGGTGATCGTGTTTGTTGACTCTGCCCGATAGGCGTTATATCTGTACACCGTCCTGCTTTCTGCCGGAATCATGTCAGGCGTCGGCCTTTCTCCCGTTCCGCTTGCCATTTATTCATCCTCCACAGCATCAGAGGCCGCAGGGTGCTTATAGCATTGATGATAGATTGGGAATCCCTCTGCTGTCATGAGGATCGCCGCATGGCTCGGCAGCTCGCTCACCGCCGCAGCCGCAAGGACCTCGTGATATTTGCTCTCCCCCTTGAGACGCGCCTTGTCCGGGTCTTCGTCATAGGCGAAGTGGACGAGATGCCCGTATTCTCCGTTGGCGTATTGCTGGATCTCAATCACATAGTATTGTTTCATTTTATGCGCTCCTCCTGATAAGCAGGATATTGGCCGTGGTCGCCGCCGTCGCCGTCCCCGTGACGGTGAAGGTCCCCGTCGACGTGTCCCACGTATAGCCTGTTGTAATATAGCTTGGGTCCGCGAATTCGATGCGCACAAGCTCATAGGTCTGCCGGATTCTCTCGTCCGAAACGGTAAGGATGACCTGGTTCGTTCCTGCGGAAACCGGCACCGCGTCAAACTTCAGTGGATAGCCAAGGGGAGCGTACACCAGCGTTGCGGTCGTCGGTTCGCTAACAGCGTCGGACGCCCAGCAGGAAGAAGGGTCAAAGTAGGTGTTGTTGGGGTTTCTTGGGTCCGCCGCCAGAATCCGGAAATACAGGTTTCCCTGTGTGTTGCTGGCGTAAAGCGTGAAGGTTTTTGTCGTGTCGTCCGTCAGAAACCGGAATTCGGTCAGGGGAAAATCCGTCGCCAGCCAGTAAGCGGAGCCGCTGAAACTTCCGTTTGAAGCATGATTCAGGTAAAAGGTCAGTATCCCGTGGCGGTTCAGATAGCCGTTGTCAATGAGCATCGTCATGTTATAGGAACGGTTGATCTCCGCCGATGTCAGCTCAAAGACTTTATACCATCCTCCGGAGGTTTCAACGCTGTGATCGTACTGGAGCCTCTTCGCCGCAACTGCCGTGCCGCCGGAGGCCAGCGCCCCCACGTCCGCTGCCGTAAGCGTCACGTCCTGCGTCAGATCGTATCCGTTGATGGTGCGGGAAGTGGGAACGCGGGAAGTGTCCGACGGATGCACGTGGTCCGCTCTGGAGGCTTCGCTGGATGTTCCGGGGTCTGCATCCGCCGCGTTCATCACCGGGTCCTGGTCCGATAGGATATCCAGGTCGAATCCGTCGATGTCCGTTGCGCAGAGGATAAAGCTGTTGCTGGCGTCCCCAAGGGATACCACCAGCACCTGGTCCCCCGCCGCCGCCCAGGTCGCCAGCGCCGGTGGGCATTTCAGCGTCAGAGATTGGGCGTCGTAGGGGCGGATCACCGTCAGCGTCCCGTTCCCGTTGTTGGAAACCACCTTCGCCTTATATCCGTCCAGCGAATGCTTCAGCAGGTCGGAGATCACGCGCTGGCGCATATAGCGTTCCCAAAGCTGCTTGGCGAATTCCGCCATGCCCTCGTTGTCGCTTCTCCCGTTTCCCTGCGTCATCCGCTGTTCCCCCCTTTACAATTCGATGAGCCGAACGATCACGGCGGCCAGTTCTTCCCGCGTGACCGGCTGCGTGGGTCGGAAGGTCCCGTCGGGATATCCCTTCAGAATCCCGTGCTCCATGCACAGGCGGATATCTTTTTCGCTCCACCTTCCCTTGATATCGTCCACGGTCTCCGGCTCCTCCGGATTGTACTGCGGGCGGCAGACGCCGACGATCTGATTAAAGAATCTGCGCTTGAGTGCAACGCACCCGCCATTATCCTGGCTTCCTTCCAACCCCGGCGATGTGTTCCCCTCAATGGTATAGACGCTTATCAGCTTACCGTCCTCGCCCTTGTCATCCTCCACCACCAGCCCGCAATGCTCTGTGTCCTGCGTCCCGTGGAAATTGAGGATCACGATATCCCCGGCCTGCACCTGCTCCACCGGCACCGTAAGCCCCTGCTCCCGATACCACCGCAGCAGCGTTCCGCAGGAGGCCGTCTTGCCGCCCCCGAAAAAGGCCATGCGCTCCCCGGCCTCCCGGAACCAATACCACAGGGCCATGACGCACCAGGGCTGTCCGTTCATCCCATAGGCTTCGCCGTATTTCGTGCGGTTGCTGTTGGGGGGAGATTCCGTATATCCCAGGTCTCCCCTGGCAATCTCGATCACTTTGGATAGGCTCATGCGATCACATCCAATGCTCAGTCAAAGTGTGGGTAAACCCGTGGAACATGGTGTTGATGAAGGTCCTCGCTATCGGATTGCTCCATGTGCTGCTCTGGCTGTAATAGATGCAGGTCTGTCCTCCCTCAAAACACATGGAATAGTCCGCATATGCCGCCATATAGTTTCGCGCCGTCTCCAGATTTGTCCCGTCCCACGGATACACGGACTGCACGACTTGGCGGTCCAGATCGTTGGCGATGATCATTTCTGTCATCGCCCCGGCCTGCATCCACTTTCCCCAAATCAGGGCTTTGGCCGCAGCGCTCGCCGAATAGTTCAGGGAGAGGAACGCTCCGATGATATTAACGTCATCTCCGTTCGTCGCCTGATGGGAATCCACCGCAAAGGTGAAATTCCTTCCGTCTGCCGTCAGCGAGATCAGAGAATCCCGAATCCACTGCGCTTCTTGTGTCGCAAAGGTTCCGAAATCTCTGTTGATGTCGATACCGGCGAGATTGCGGCGGATGCCCTGATGCACGGATTCCGTGTTTGCGGCGATGGTATATTGGGAGATGGTGGAGGACGTGTAGCCGTTGCCGTTGTTCACCACGCCGTTTTTGTAGGCAGTGTTGCTGAATCCCCACGGGTTTACCAGAGGTACGAAATACCAGTCGAAAGCGTTGCGCATGTCCTGATATTCCGTTCTGGTGCAGAGGTTATAGATGAAGTCCCACAGGACATAGGGAGTCGTCCGTTCGTTCCCGTGGATTCCGCTGTCCATCCAGATCTTCGGTCGTTGGTACAGTTCGTTCGTCCCGTCCCACTGCACGATATTGTAGTTGGGATCAACATGGTTCATGTCGTGGCGGAGCGTATACTGATAGATCGGATAATTGTCGTCGTTGTTCTGTTTCCCCAGCAGCGTCCTCGTAAGGTATCCCGCATCCACGAGTTCGTCAAAAAGCAGGTGGAATTCCGTGGCGTTGATGGGGATTTCTGTCTCCAGCCGGATGGGCTCGTGCCAGATGTCTATGCTGTTGCTGAGCTTTTCGATCTCTTCTTTGACCGTGCCGCCGAAAAGATTCATGGAAACGGCCCCGGCGGCGGCGGCTTCTCCCGCTTCCGTGAGGAAATATTCCCCATCCACTTTTGTCCACAGCAATGCATTGTCTTCCGCCGCGAAACTGATGCGGATGAAACAGTCCTCCGGCACCGTATAAGGCGTCGTCCTCATGTCGATAAATTCAATGAGCTCGTAGTTGGAGTTGCTGTTATAGCTGGAGTAACGGGCTACGCAGAATTTGTATCCGGTGTTCGCTTCTATGGTAGAACCAGCCTTTACTGCAAATCCTCCGAGAGAGTTGTAGGTATAACGAAGACGGTCTCTTTTTTCGTTGGAATTGCCGGAAGCGTTGATTCCGCCGTATGCTACTTTGAAACCGGAATAATCAATAGAGTAGAGCGCCGCGTCGTTCAGTTCGTTTTTTGTGGCGTATTTTATCTCCAGCGCGTCGTCCAGCGCGTAGAGATTCAGTATGAAGTGTTCTGCAATGTCCGTCGTGGTTTGCGGCGTGTTCTCAAGGTCGGAGATGGAGAACCGGATATTGCAGTCGAAAGGAACAGTGAACATCCCGCTGATTGTTGCGCTTTTCCCGGCGATGAACACGGGCGTATCGTCCAGCGTATACAGGTTAACGGCAAACTTATATCCGTCATCCACATCTATTGTAGATCCGGCTCGCACCGACAGAAAACCGACATTGCGCACATAGCTCGGCATTAAGGCAGTCCCGGCAGTATCTCCGTTGGTTATCACAATGCCGCCTCGCTCATAAGTGATATCCGTTATACGGGTAAAGAGCTTGGCGTTTGCGTTGCCGACGCCATTTACAGCAACATCAAACCGTCGCCCAGCTTCGGAATATCCAAAGATGGTGAAGTCACCATAGGTTTCCGTGTTTGTGATTGTTGTACAACGCACATAGACAGCATTAGTCGGTATATTACGACAAATCTCAACGTATCCTACGCTTTGACCAGACCTTGCTGCTGTGCCAGTGATATAGGTTTTGTTGCGGTCATAGAACGCAATTCCGGACAATACCGGATTGCTCGTTGTGATACGTTGCTTATATATGATATGATCGAACGCCCCGATGTTGATATAGTTCGTCGCGCTGGATGCCACCGCCTCGGCCAGTGTCCCGTCTTCGTAGTTGACGTAGTATCCTTCTGTCAGCGTGAAGGGCAGCTCCACAAAGGAATCCGCCTCTTTCATCAGCCGGTCGATACTGGCGTTTTCGTAAGCGTTGTCCTCCACCCAATTATTCGCGTTTTCTCCGGGCTGCATCAGCCGGTAAATGGTCGGCGGCGTCGTTCTGAGGTCTGCGTATCTCTGCCCGACGATTCCGGCAGTCTGCGCAGTAGGAGGCCCGAATCCCCGGATGATCTGGCTGTTCTGGATCGAATCGCTGATCGCCTGAAGCTCGCTGGCGTCGATGGGGGGAGGCCCCTCGTTGACCCACGTCGGCGATGTATAGTTATTTCCGCTGATCGGCATTTTTCCTGTTCCTCCTCACAAAAACTTGTGCTCTCTGGCGCATTCGTCGTATACCTTGCGGATGATCTCCGCGCTGCGAAGCGTCAGCTCGTTGCGGAATTTTGGGTGTTCTGCGCAGTATTGGTCATAGACGGTGATATCCTGCAGCGTCTGCTCGAAATTTCCCTGTGTGTGCAGGTGATTTGGCTCGTTGATGAGTTCGTCGGCGAAGCGCAGTATCCTTGTTCGGCACTGCACGGCATTCCGCTCGTCGTCCGCCGCGATGTGGGCGGTCAGCTTCCCGTCCATCTCGTCGATGCGGTCGAGGATCGCCTTGAGCTTTCCCCGTTTCTCGTCCCGTTTCGCCCAAAATCGGTTGATAAACAGCGTAATCAGGCCGAAAACTCCCGCCACCGCCGCCGCCACGCTTGCGGTCTTCAGCAGATCCGCAAAACTTATGACTTCAACCGCCGCAGTCTCCATCTTCTGCGTCCTCCGTCTTCTTCTTTTTCTTCGCGGTCTTTTTCTTCGGGGCTTCGGCTTTGGGCTTCTCCTCCGCTTCCGCCGTCTCGGCGATCTCCGCGATGGTCTCGCTCAGCTTCCGCACCCGCGCTTCCCCGGTCAGCCAGAATTTTCCCTCTTCCCCCGTGATCTCCCTGCTGGTTCCGTCCTTGAAAACAATCTTCTTCATAATAGCTTTCTATCTCCTTTCTCAGGCGTTTTGGTGCCAAGTCTTTTCCTGTCCGTGTTTTTTCTTCCTATTCTCCGTCCCTCAAACCGAAAGCTTGCCTTTCGGTTTGAAAAGGACGTTCCGGCTGAATCTTCCGATTGCTGCCGCTTGCGGCGGCAATCGGCATTCAGCCGGATAAGGACGCAGGCTCCGGCCATTCCGTCACCGTGGCGACGGGGAATTCCTCCGTGCTCACGGCGGTGATGCTCATTTCCCCGTTATAGGCAAGGGGTCTCGTGAATCCCTGTATCAGATGCCTTTCCACCGGGCTTCCCGGCTTGTCCGTCCGCACGACCTCCACGATGCTGTTGAGGTCAATGTGCATCATTTGGATGCAGCGGATGCTCACCGCCCGTTTAAGTACGCTGCTGCGCTTCAGCTTCCATTCCGCCAGGTCCATGCACTGTTTGGTGGTGGCATATCCGCTGGCGCTCTCGTATTTCGTCTTCCGTCCGATGATGTTGACGTTGGTATCGCTTCGGGGGTCGTAGTTGGTGGCCCTTCCCCCCGGCTGCTCATAGTCGTCCAGCAGCTCACCCACGACGATGTAATCGTTGAAGATGTCCTCTTTCTTGACGGTGTAAGCCATGCCGAGAAGCTGCGCTTCCTCCGGGGTGAAGCGCCAGAGCACCGGCTTGTTGATGTCCAGAATGTCGTCCTGGCTGGGGTCAAGGCGCAGCCTGCCTGTGTTGTCGTAGCCCACCCATGCGTTCACCATCCCCGCCAGCTTCAATATCACGTCCCCCACGGTCCCCCCGCCGTTCACCGTCAGGGTATAGGGGCTGTCCGTGAGATAGGCTGTCGTCCCGTCGGACAGTTCCTGTGTCTTCCCGTTGTAGTATTCGGTATACACCGGCTTCAGGTTGTCCAGCGGTCTCCCGTTCCCCCGGTCCTCCGCCAGCAGCGCAGTGATGGGTTCAAAGATATTCGTCCCCAGCGGCACCTCATAGGTGCCCTCCAGGTTCCCCGCCAGCGTCCCGTCCAGCGCTGCCCACTTGTCCAGCAGCCGGTAGGTCACGGTGTTCGTCACCGGGTCCACCTGCTCCTGGGGGTTGTCGATCAGAAAAACCCCCGTCTGCCGGTAATATTCCTCCCCGTTGGAGAGCACCAGCCCCTCGTCGATGGCAACCTCCTGCCCGAACCAAATCTTGTTCACGGCGGTCTCGTATTCCAGCCCGGCGTTATACAGCGTCACTGTGGCGCTCATCCGCTGCCCGTTCTGCATGTTCGCGCTGACGCTCCCGCTGGCGATGAAGGTCTTGCTCCGCCGGTTCTTGGGGTTATTGTCCAGGGCGAAGGCCGTCGTCCCGTTGGGGTTCAGAAACCGCAGCCTGCACAGCTTCGTATAGGGCCTGCGCAGGGAAGCGAGATAGTCCGTCTGCCGTTCGTTGGTGCTGAGGCTCATCCCTTGCAGGGGAACGGGCGCTCTCGTCCGCGTACCCATCGGGCTGTTCCGCTCTATGATCCTCCGGTTCTCTTCGTCCATGCTTCCTGTGCCTCCCTCCTCGCCTCAAGCGTCTGCGCGGATGCTTTCCTGCGCCGCGTCCCCCGTTGCGACCCAAGGCACAGAGATCGTCTGCGCAAGGCTCTCCGTCTTCTCCGCCGTGGTCGCCGTCACCGGGCCGCTGATCCTTATGCGCATCACGTCCCCCTTGCTGCTCTTGAGGAATAGGGGGCTGTCCGTCACGCTGAGGGCCATCAGTTCCTTTCTGTCCGTCAGGGTGTCCGTATATTTCCCCGAAGAAACCGAGCCGATCAGGGCTCTCACCGTTCCGCTGAGATAGTTCTGCGGGGCGGGCTGCACCGTGGGGAAGGCCGTGAAGTTCTGGAGGATTTCCGGCGTGTTGTTGTTGGGGCTGCTCCCGCTGTCCAGGTTGTATTTGAAGTGGTATTGCTTCTTCACCGTGAAGCTTCCGTCCGCGTTCTCCGCCGCCGCCAGCAAAGTCCAGCGGTAGAAGATGGGGCGGATCGCCGCGCTGCGCACCATGCTGCCGATGATGACGCCGCTGCTGTTCGCCGCCGCCACGAGGTAGTCGTAAGGCCCCTGCCCGCTGGCAGCGCCGCAGTCGAAAATCTTTCGCACGGCGGAGGCCACGTCCGCGATCTTGACGAGCACGCCGCTGTTCCCCTGCTCCCGGAATATGAGCCAGCGGCTCTGTCCGCTCACCGTGCTCATGTTCGTCCAGTCCACCCGGACGCCGTTCACGTTCTTCACCACGTCCGCCACTACGCTGCCGGAAGCTGTCTCCACGCTGTAGCTCACGTCGAAGTCCTCCCAGCCCGTGTCCACGGCGACGCCGCTGCTGGTCTGTCCGAATGCCCGAAAGCTGTAGGAAAATCCCGTGCGGAAGCTGGTGTAGGTGCTGGTATAGACCGCCGCCCCGTAGATGGCCCCGCTGTCGTAGATGGGACTGCCCGTGTCGCTTCCCTGGGCGATCTGATAGCGTATCCAGTCCAGCGTGTCTCCCTGCGTCTGGCTGTAGTTCACCGTGAAGGTATAGCTGCTGGAGGTCACCGTGGCGGGAACGGAGCTCAGGGCGAAGCTCGGCGTCGAGCGCGTGATGAAGACGCTGGCGGAGGTCTGCGTCACGCTGGCCTCCGAACCGTTGTCGCTGTAGTATTGGGTAATGAGCATCTTGTATTCGCTGCCGTTGGTGATCCCGGCACCGGAGAGGGTCGCCGCCGAAATGGTATAGCTGTAGTATTGCAGGTTCCCCAGCGCGTCCACCCCGTAGAAGGGCGTTCCGAAGCTCACCTTCCCCGTGGTGTATTTTTGTGTGGAAGCTTCGTCGTTCAGGTAAATGACGATCTTCATTCCCGTCATCGCGGGGAAGTCCCCATTCACCTGCCAGCTCACCGTCATTCCGGCGGCGGCGTCCACCACGCCGAGGCCGATCCCGTTCCGGAGATCGGGTATGATATTCGTTGCTTGAAAGAGCATTTCAGGCGGCTCCTTTCTTTAACCGTTGTACTGCCCCAAAGAGGCTGCCATTTTTGCGAATTCCCATACCGTCATGGATTTAGCCTTGAGTTCACCGATGGTCACGCCCCCGAAGGTGTAGGTGTCGCCCCCGTTGTTCGTGACATCGGTGCTTCCGGACCGGGTGTTGTTGTAATTCGTGTCGTCCTTCATCACATCGGCTCCGGCCCTTCCCAGGTCGCTGTTGCGAACGGATTGGGCGATTTGCCACGCCTTTCCATCCCGGATGTCCTGTTTTCCCAGCACCGGCTGCCCGTTGTCGTCTTCCGTGGCGTGATAGACGTATCCCGCTTTCTTTGCGCCGTTCTCGTCTTCATACCATGCTGGCAGGAGCTTTGTCAGGGTGTGTCCGTCCTCGCCAACGGCCCAGCGGTTTCCCCACAGGTCCTGCAGCATGGTCCCCGGCTTCACGTCGGAATCGTAAAGCTTGCCGTTCAGCATCAGCAGCTTCTGCCCGTTGGCGTTGCCGTAGCCGCCCTGCACGAATCCGGTGGTCCCGCCCGCGCCCTGAATGGCTCCGAAATATCCGAAGGACCCCTCGGTGTCACTATAAAGGCTGTTGAGAAGCGCGTCGATCTCTTCCTGCGGTGCGCCGGATGCGACCGCAGCTTCCAGCGCCAGCAGCTTTTCGGCGTATTCCGGATCAGCTTCAGAAAGGTTGGAATACTTTGCCCACGAATTTGGGTCCTGCCATGCATATGCGTTGTAGGAACCGTTATATCTCCATGTCTCGTTGTTCCTGTCTCTTTGGGCGGAAATGAAAGCGTTCCCACGGACGGCATCCTCCAGCGTAGCGTATTCGTTCCCGTAGCTGTCGTAGAATTTCCCCGTCCCGGCTGCGCCTCTAACCCCGCCGCCGCCTCCGCCGGAGCTTCCGCTTCCGCCGCTCACGCCGCCTCCAAAGCTCGTGGCCCCGCCCTTCTGGCTGCCGTAAAGCTGGCTCCCGTTGAGATACCAGTATCCGCTGGGGTCATAGGTCGCGCCGATGAGCGATCCCAAAAATTCGTTCTGCGCGTGGAGATAGGCCCGCTCCTCTTCATTGGCGTCAAACCATCTGGCGGAGTTGACCTTCATGAGGTTGATGATGACGGCCTTCCACAGCTCGTCGATGCTCATGTTGGTCTTGTCCATCCCGGAGATCGCCTCTTCCAGCGCTCCTGTCATGTCGATGCCGTATTTGTCGGCGATCTGTTTTGCCCGGTCTCGGAGGTAGCTGTAGGCGTCCTCCATCTTCATTTCGCCGTTCTTCACCTTGTCGGAAGCGCTGTCGAATTCTTTCTTGAGCGCCCCCACGGCGGCCTCGTATTCCTGAAGCTGCTCGTAGAGCACGCCCACGCTCTTTCCCAGCGTGTCGGCGACCTCCTCCGTCAGATCGTCTATGGTGATGTTCAGGTCCTCAAATCCGCCGATGCTGTCCTCCAGCACGAAGCCCAGGTCCACCCCGTAGGTGTCCTGTATCTTCTTCATCTCGGCGTACATATAGGCGTAGGCTTCCTTGAAGGTCATGGCCCCGGCCTTGATCTGGTCGGCCACGTATTCCCAGGCGCTCTTGAATTCCTTCCACGCCTGGTCTCTCTGGTATTTGTTGAGGTCGTCCTGCGCTTTTTTCAGCGCGTCCGCCGCGCTCTTGACGTTCTTTTGGTTGGCGACCCATTCCCACTGTCCGGTCTCCCGGTTGAAGATGCGCACCGTGCGTTCGTTCTTCGCATTGGCAAGGGCTTCCTGCGCCTTCTGCACCGCCAGGATGCGCTCTTCGAGGTTCAGCTCCTCCTGCTTGTCGGAGAGTATTTTCGCGTAGTAGTCGTCAACGGTCTTGCGGAGCGTGTCGAAGATCTCTTCCCGAAGCTTCTTCTCTTCCTCCAGCGCCTTGAGCTTTTCCTGCTCCGCCTTGGCGAGGTCGTCGTTGATTTGTTTCTGGATGTTCCACCATTCGGTGCTCAGGGCAAGAATGTCTTCTTCATAAGCCTTTCGCTGGGCTTCCGTGCTGTTGGTGTCGTCCATCGCGGCGAGGATGCGGCGCATTTCCTCCGCCTGGTCGTGGAGAGACGCCTGGATTTCCTTGCGCTTGGCGTTGATCTCGTCCAGGCTTGCCCCGCTTGCCTGCAAAAAGCTGAGTTCCTGCTTCTCAAGGCCGATGATGCTTTTCAGCCGTTCCAGATCGTCGGCGATCTCCTCGACCGTTTCTTCGGCGTCCTCCAGCGCCTTGTTGATGTCCTTCTGGATATTCCACCATTCGGTGCTCAGAGCGAGCACGTCCGTTTCGTCCGCGCCGATGCTCCGAAGATAATCCGCTTCGTCATGGAGCGCCGCCTGGATCTCTCGCTGTTTGGCGACGATCTCCTCCGTGCTGGCCCCGCTGGCCTTGAGGAACGCCAGTTCCGCTTTCAGCAGCTCGACGATCTTCTGCCGCTTTTGAAGCTCCGCGTCCGTGGCGGTTCCGCCCGTCGTTCCCGTGCCTCCGCTTCCGCCGCCGGAATACCCGCTCCGCTGCCGCAGCGTGGCGATATAGGCGTCCCATTCGGTTCGCTTTCCTTTCAGCGCTTCAAGCTGCGCGTTGATGTTGTCGAGTCCCGCTCCGGATTGGAAGCTAACGCCGGTGTGCGCCAATACACCCGCCATCTGCTGCGCCGCCTGCGCGTTCATCGCCGCCAGCGCTGCTCCGGCCACGTCCCAATATCCCGCAGCCAGTTCCTCAAGTCGGCTTATCTGCTGGCTGAATTCCAGCTGCTTTGTGGTGTCGATGAAGTCCAGCAGGTCGGATTTGCTCTCGATGAGACTTGCGTCCACCTTCCATGTCGCCGTGTCGAAGTCGTAGAGCTTTTCCGTGCTTCCGGGAATGGCGGTCTCCAGGTCCTGCATGGCCGTATAGACTTCGTAGCTTCCCTCTCCGAAGTCCGTCAGCGCGGTGACCACCCCGCCGATGGCGGTATCGTAAGCAGTCGCCGCCGCGCTGGTGTCTTTAAGGATGTCTTGCAAACTCTTTGTTTGCGCCACCACCGGCTCGGTAGCGTTTTCCACTTTTGCTTCGGATTCCGACACTTTGTTGAGCCCGGAAATAAACAGGCTCAGGATTTCTATGGCATTCTTTCCGGCTTCCGGAAGTTCATCTCCCAAAATTCCCTGCAAATCCAGGAGGTCATCCGCCATGTTGGTAATGGCGACTGTTGTTTCCTGAATCTGCTTTTCCAGCGCGTCCATTTCTGTGGTAGTGCTGGCGTTTTTCAGTTGGCTTTGGAGCTCAAGATATTCTTTGAGCAGGTTTCGCGCCTGTTCCTGTGCGTCTGCCCGAACCCACGTATTGCCGACCATCCCGCCGCTGTACGACGAATAATAAGCAACCAGCGCTTTCTGTTTTGCTTCCTTCTCCGCTTCATTTGCTTCCAGTCGAAGGATTTCCAGGCGCTTCTTTTCAATATCGGTAAGGCTTTCGCTTCTTCTTTCCAGCTCTTTTATCTGCTCGGTCAGCTTTTCATAGACGGATTTCGCTTCCGTGGCAGCGTCTCTGATTTCTTCAACAGCCCTTGCCGCTTTTTTAGCTGCGGATTCCGCAAGATAAAGAACTGTCACGACCGCAGAAATAGCCGCCAGTATCGGGTGTGCAAGAACGGCAGCATACAGCGGCTTCAAGGCGCTGATGATGGCTGTAACGATGATGGGCACTCCGCCAGCGATGATTGCCGTTTTCCCCAAATCTGTATTGAGAAGTTCAATAAGACCGATGGCAACGTCAAGCCCGTCTTTTATGGCATCTGTGTCAATGAAGCTTGCAACGAATTCCGTCCAGGTATTCTTCAGGATGTTGGTCTTGGCTTCCCACGTGTCCAGCATGATCCCGATCTCTCGGTCGGCGCTTCCGGCGCTCTCCACGGTCTTATCCAGCATTTCAAGGTAAGTTCCGTAGTTCTGCACCAGGGAAATGAGCTGGTTCGTGCGCAGCTTTCCGCCCAGGGAGGAGAGGATTTCAAAGAGCTCCGCCTGATTGACTAGTCCTTCTTCGCTGGCCTTGGCGAGGGCGGCGATGGCCTCCATCGGGTTGACGACGGTCCCGGCTGCTTTTGCCGCCGCGAGCGCATCTTTCGCGTATACCTGAAGGATGCCGTCCAAGGACTTCACGGATTCCTCCGTGACCTCGATCCCGTCTTCATATTCGCCCACCGCGCCGATGATGTTCAGGATCAGGGCGCGGAGCGCCGTCGCCGCCTTGGTCCCCGTCTCCTGCGTGACGCTGGTGATGGTGCCGAGGGCGGCGATGGTCTGCTCAAAGGTCATGCCCGCATTCGCCGCGACGCTGGCGGCGATGGGCATACCGGCCGCCAGCTTTTCGATGCTGGTGGCGTAGTTGTTCTCGATGATGTTGGCGGCGTCCAGCGTCTTGTTGAGCGCTTCGATGTTGCCGTTCATCTTCCATGCCGCGTTGCTGGCGATGAGGAATTTGTCCGCCACGTCCGCAGAAACGTCGCCGACAAGCTGCGTCTTGATGGCGACTTCCGCAAGCGCCTCCGCCTGGTCTCCGAAACCGGCCTTGGCAAATTCCGCCGCGCTCTCAAGATATGCCTGTGCGCTCACGCCGTAGGCGGAAGCGGCGCTGTAGGCGCTCTTGGCGAGCTTCTGCATTTCCGCGTCCGTCCGGTCTGTGACCTTCTGGATATTGGCAAGCTCCGTGTCCACTTCCTTCATGGTCTTCAGAGCTTCCCGCAGGCTGTTGACGATCTTGACGACGAAGTTCCCGCCGATATACCAGCGGGCGAATTTCTGAATGTTCATCCAGAAAGATTCCGTCACCCGGTCGAGTTTTTTCGTTTCCTCGCGGGCATTCGCCATGTCCCGCTGCAGTCCCTGATAGTTCCCCTGAAGAAGCTTTACCTTGTCGGCATAGTCCTCCGATGTCTTGTCCAGATTCCGCAGCTCTTCCCGCGCTTCCCTCGCCTGGGTTTCGATATCGTCAAAGGTTCCCTCCGGGTACTGCGCCTTCAGGTTCTCGATCTGCCGGATCAGGTTGGAATACTGCCGTTCAAGAGACGTTGCCGATTCGACGGCTTTTTCTCTCGCAGCATTCGCTTTCTCCTGCGCGGCGTTCTCTTCATTGAGCTTGTCGAAATGGGCTTTCCAAGCCGCACTGCGCTGACGAAGCGACTCCTCCTCGTCCTTCACCATCTGGCGGTTTGCTTCCTGCGCTTGCTTTACTTTGGCATCCTCGACTTCTGCGGTGGCCTGCATTTCCCGCTTGATCTGGTCCTGACGGTGCTGCTCCGCCGCCTGATACTCCGCCACGCGCCTCTTTTCTGCTTCGTCTGCGGTCTTCTGCGCCGCCTTGCGTTTTTCTTCCTCGTTGTGGATGAAGGTCTTGGTTTCTTTACCTTTTGCCTTGACAAGTTGTTCGTATTCTCCGACGGCAACCTTAGTCAGCTCGGTCGTTTTCTTGATAACACCGTCAATCTCGGTTTCGGTCTTTTTGATGGTCCTAGCGGCGGCTTCCGTAGCCTTGGTAACTCCCTGAATATTTGCAGCAAGGCTCTGCGCCGCTTTCGCGCCGCTGTTGTCTACCTTGATATTGAGACCTTTGATTTTTCCGAGCTCGCTGTTTATCTCCTTGATTGTAGATTCAAGACTAGCTTTGTCCAGCTGGATAGTAAGTTTGATTACCGCCATCTCTTCATCGCCTCAATTTCTCAGTAGTTTCCGTCGCCGTTTTCTCGCTCGGTATGGACGTTCTCTATCTCAATGCCCTCTGCCCTGAATGCGTCCGTGACCGCTCTGTCGAACTCTCCGCCCTCCAGCATCTCTGCGACAAAGTTTGCCCAAAACGGTCTCGGCTCTGTGAAGGGATGCGGGTCTTTGGACGAAGGGTGATAGTCATATCCCCGTCCGGTTTCGATTCTCCGAATAAGGTCGTCTCCGTGAACCGGGTTGGGTTTGATCGGGTCGCTGGCTTTTTTGTGGAGCCGAAGCAGCTTGTTTTCGTCGTAGAAGTCACCGAAGGTTCCGCTGTGTTCGCCGCTCGGCTGATAGACAAATGTGATTTCCGCCTTACCCGGAATGCTTTTCGGAAAAAGCGTTACGGTCTTTTCCATGTCGTTGAGCGCCACTCCGTATCCCGGATGCTCGCTTCTTCTGGGATATACGTGCGGCTTGTATTCCTTGTAAACGTCTTCTTCGATGCGGTGCTCCAGCGTTTCCTTCATCACGTTTCCGATGCTTTCCGCGATGCGTTGCATTTTGTCCGCAGATAGCGCTTCCCCGTAGTCGGTGATGAAGTCGTTCAGCGTCAGCTTGGAAGCTTCGATCTTGATTCCGATGTCCGCCATGGTTTTCCCTCCCTTTTCAGGGCACAAATCAAAACGTGCATGTCATGCGCTCTTTGATTTGTCCCCTATTTCAACAATGCCCCCGGCCCTAAAGCCGGGGGCTTTGTCTTTTCTTTTCGCTCAGGAGTTGGTGACGCTCACGTTGACCGGGCAGGTGAAGGTCGCGTCTCCGTCCGTCCAGGAGATCACCACTTCGCCGTCCCCGGCGGTAGACCCCGCCGAGATGACGCCTGCGGCGCTCACGGTCGTGCCGCTGGGCAGGCCGGAGCCGGTGTAGGTAAAGCCGGTGGAATAGCTGGTGGGCTTCACCAGGGTGTTGTCCGGCATCACCAGATACACGGGGATCTGCTTGCTGGTGCTCTTGACGAGGCTCACCAGGCCGCCCACCACGGCGACGCCCTGCACGATCTCGGCGTCGGAGCAGGGGCTGTAGACGTAGTAGGCGAGGGGATTGGAGACATCGCCGCAGAGGTCCGTGGTGGCGGATACCACCGCTTCGTCCTCGCTCAGGGCCATGCCGGTGATGACCGTGGTATCGGCATTGGTCTGGTCGCCGTTGATGTTGGCGTTGGCCTGCATCTTGAGCTCCGGCACCGTGACGTACAGCCAGCCCACGCGGGTGCCGCTGTTGGCGCTGCCGCCCACGTTGGCGTACACTGCGAAGGAGGCGGTGAAATGCACGATCTTGGGGTCCATGAGCGAGCCGATAACGGCCTTGCGGGCCGTGGCCTTCTGCACCCAGTACCACACCTTGTACTGCTGTCCGTTGTTGGCGGAGAAGCCGTCGATGGCACCGGCGGCGCTGATGGGATAGGCGGTTCCGTCCCGGATGACGGGGCTGGCCGCGCCGACGGGCTGGATGTAGCACACGGCGTCGGTGAAGCCGAGCTGCGCCACGGGAACGCCGTCCGTCACGTCGATGGAAAGGCTGCTTCCCGACGCCGTAACGATCTGCGCCACGGGCACGGGAGCGCCGTAGCTCAGCGCCGCGCCCACCTGTGCGGCTTTCTCCCACAGGTTGAAATCAGCGGCGGTGAATTCCACCGTCAGGTTGGCGTCGGAGGGCAGGGTGGCGACGACGGGGTTGCCGAGACCGGCGCGGATCTCGTTGAGGTTCACGCTGGTGCTGACGCTGCCGGTGGAGAAGTTTTTGCTCTGATACATGATGTCCCCGGTATCGGGGTCCGTCAGAATGACATTGCCGACGCCCTTCAGGAAGAGGGACTTATCGGTAAAGGTAATCATAGGGTTATCACTCCTTTGTCGGTATTGAGGATAAATGGTGATCTGTGCGGCGTTGGAGTTTGCGGTGGCTCTGTATCCGTCTTTCGCCGGATACAGGGTGCTCGACGGATAGAGGTCTGTATAGGGATAAAGACCCGGTTTCCAGTTCGTCACCACCGCCCGGTAGAAGGTTATCTGCCGTATCTGGCCTGTAGCCAGCTCCGTGGTCGGCTTATACATGTCCGTCTCGGCGTCGAAGATGTCCAGCCAGTTCAGGCCGTCCGGGCTCTCCTGCCACCGATAAGACAAGGTTCCGCCGTCCGGGGATTGGGCGTCTACGATCAGATATGCCGCCAGGTCCCCCGCGTTATATCCAGCCGATATCGGCTGCACGGTGATGATTGGTGCTTGTGCTGATGTGACCGCCGTCTTGTCCGCCCCCTTTTCCGCTTATTGCTGTGTCCCTTCGATCCCTTCGCGCACGGCGTTCAGGGCAGCGCCGCTCGCAAATTCCGTCAGCGCGACCTTCGCCGCGCTTCCTTCCTTTTTCCGGTCGAAGAAGGGGTTAGGACATGGGTTGCCTTTCTTCCATTTGGTTCCCTGCGCTTCGCCGATCCCGCAGATGAGATAATCCAGCGCACGGTGAAGCGCCCTCTGGCGGTTCAGTAGCTTCGCTATGGGCCATTCGTAGATTTCTTTTTCGTCGGCCCCGCTCAGTGCCGCCACGGAGGCTACGAGGCTTTCCGGTTCCGTCACCAGCTCCGGCGCTTTCTTCTTCGCCAGCTCCTGCTCCGCGTCCACCAGCGCCGGGTTCGCGTCGTCCGGCTGGATTTCCAGTCCGTTCTGCGCCGCCAGAATGGGGCGCAGTCGCTGGAACGCCGCCGGGGTGATCTCGCAGATTTCTTCGCCGTCCGGCGAAAACAGCAGAGATTTCAGTCTTCCGCTTTCGCTGATTCGCGGGCGAAACAGTGCGATGCGATTCTCTACAGGGAGGCCCTGCCCCAATCGGAGGCTCAGGGCCAAGAAAAGCAGCGCTCTCGCCATAAGACCGGTGGGAATCTGTTCGTCCTCGATGCTCTGGCTGTCCAGCAGGTAATAGGCTTGCAGGATGGGCATGTTGACCATCATGCGCGGGAGCCTTTGCTGCATGAAGTCGATTGCCGAACGCGCCAGCAGGAATTCCTCGTATTCCTCCACGAGAATGGGGTAAAACCGCATTCCCTCCGTGTCCACCGGCTCATACCGGCGGATCTGCTTGAGATATTTTTCCGGGATATCGCTCACTTTCTGCTTCCTCCCGAATCTATGAATCAACGGATTTCCCAGGCGGTGTGCTCCTGTTCCCTCCGCTGTTTCCCTTCCCCGTCATTGCGAGGGCGAAGCCCGTGGCAATCCGTCTCCCACGTCCTACACGCAGGGCGTACTTACCGCATGACGCCCCAGCTTTCCACGGTTCCGCCGCCTCCGGCCATATAGGTGAGGCTCATGACGAGCCGCCGCCCCACGTTCGTGCCGCTTTCGTCGTAGAAGTTCTGGCTTCCCGCGTCGCCGTGGGTGTGCCGGGAATAGTTCATCACCCCGACGCCCGCGAAGTTGACCCCGTGCAGGGCGTCCACGATGTCCTTCTCCATGCTGTAGGCTTTGCTGAGACCGGCCACGCCCATTCCCGTCTCCAGGTTGGCGTTGCAGTAGATATCAAAGATGACGCCGATCTCCACCCGGAAATCGTCCAGCGGCGTCTCCCGCCCCATATAGACTTTGAGGCTCGTCTGCGCCTCGATCTGGCTCTGCATCCACCATTGCAGGGGGTAAAGCCGGTATCCCTGCGGGTGCTGGGTCTGCTCTTCCTTCGTGTTGAGGGTGGGGTGGTTCCCGTCGAAGAGCATGGAAAGCTTTTCTTCCGGCGTGGGCAGCGCTTTCCCCAGCGGGTCCGGGTCGTCGTACCACAGCCGCTTCATCAGGCGGCACCGGGGGAATCGGTTGTCGTCCTTCGGCGTATATCCCGGCATGGGCAGGTCCATGAGATACCGGCAGATGATGAGGGGGATCTCTGCGGCCATCTCCATTTTGGGGAAGTCCGCCACCCGCTCATAGGGATAGGTGGGGCTGTCCACGCTGATCTCCCTGTCGTCGTCCATGTTCCCGCTCACCTCCGTTCTCCGTCCTTCGTCCCGCCGCAGCGTCCGCGCTCACGTCCCCGGCTCCCTCCGGGAGGGAGCTGTCGCCGGAGGCGACTGAGGGAGCCCGCGCCGCCGCCCCGGCTTCCCTTTAGGGAAGCTGTCGCGCAGCGACTGAGGGAGCATTCGTCCCCCGTCCCCCGTCATTGCGAGGCCGTAGGCCGTGGCAATCCGCTACCCCCGTCTCCCCCGTCACTTCGCCGCCTTGAATGCCTCCAGCTCCCGCTTCGTTTCCTCCACGCTCTTCATGAGCGCGTCCATGGCTTCCGGCGTGGTCTTCGCCGCCATCATCATCTGGAAGCGGGACAGGGTGTCGTTCATGGCGGGGAGCATACCGTAGCATTCCGCGTTCAAAAGCTTTTCCAGCGTCTTGTAGTCCGCCAGCAGGTCGTATATCTTGTCCTGCAAGCTCTTGTCCGCCGTCCGCTTCTTCATCCGCTCAAGCTGGCTCAGCAGGAAGCTCTGCGCCGCTGCGTCGAAGCTCTCTTCCGTGATGCTCCAGGGGTCGTCCTCCCGCTCCGTGTCGAAGCCGATGCGGAGATAGAGCTTCAGGAGTGCCGCCGTCATGTATCTGAGCTTGCTGACGGGGCTTTCCTTGTAAAACGGGGGCAGGGGTTCCCCGTTCTCGTCGGCGATCTCCATTTGGTCGAAGCAGCCCACAGATACCGCCTTGATGAACTTTTCCTTCTCCCCCAGGGGGATATAAGCTGCGGCGTTTTCCCGCAGATGTTCTTCCGTAAGGACCGCCCCGGCGGTGATCTTCTCGCTGTCCATTCCGTTTTTCCTTTCTTTTCATGGAATTTGCGATTCTATACTTATCTTTTTCCCTTATCCCGGCATTTTGGTGCCAAAGTGAAGCGTCGTTCACGTTGGGGATGCACTTACATAGTAAGGATATCCGTCTTCGCTATCTGCTACATATGTTACATCCCCAATTGCAACTTCGTACAGTCCATCTTCTGTATAAACGCTTGTCACAGCTTGGATGTATATACCGATTCCCGATGAATCTACAACGACAACGCCGCCTGAGATCATCCCGTCAAAAATTTGCTTGAACGTTTTATCCATAGTGTATATGGTACCGGAAGATGTAACATTCACCACCAGCACGGACGAGCCGCCTCCGCCGCCTCCGCCGCCGCCAGCGGAGCCTCTGCCCATCAGATAAGAAGTGCTGTCAAACGACATCTCCGCCGCCCCCTCTCAGCTCACGGCAGCGCCGAAGACCGTCACGCTGCCCGCCGCCTGCCCGTTGACGACCTGCATCTGCCGGATGCCCGCCGCCGGGACGATGTAGATGCCCGCCGCCTCGATCTTGTCCGCCGTGTCGAATCCCGCGCATTTGATGACACTCAGGTCGGCAAAGCTTCCGTTCTCCGCGTCCGCCTTGCCCTGCACCGTGATGTCGATGGTGCCGCTGCCCGTCGCCTGCACGATCACCTCGTTCGTGTCGTAGGGGAGATAAAAGGTGTTGCTCGTCGTGACGGTGCTGCTCGTGTCCAGAAACACGAAATCTGCCAGATTTGCCATGTCTAAAACACTCCTTTTTTCAAAAAACTCTGTATCAGTTCCCTTTGACGTAGTTCGTCTGCGGGTCGAATACGTTTGCGAGATTCGTCTGCTGCACCCATGCTCCGTTGACTTTTTTATAGACCTTTGTCGCCGCGACCCATGCGCCGTTGTTCTTGAAGTAGATGGTATCGGTAGGACCGCCGCCGCTTGTAACGATGATCGTGTGGTCTGCTTGAATGTTGGTTATGGTGTAGACATAGCCGGACATGGTATATGTGACCGTCCATGTAATGCCAAGCATTCGACCGCCGTAATATCCCAGTTCAAACCGTAGCTGCGCGCTGTGCAGTTCTGCTGCCGTCCAAGTCCCAACGTCAGAAACCGTAACGCTTCCGTTGGAAGTGCTGGTGAAGTTCTGGATTATCCCTTTTGCTGTAGTTCCGCTGTAGCATTGGAATCTCGCTACGTGTGTGGAATCTATTGTTGAGTCTTCTCGCGCCCCATATACCTTTACAGACACGGAGTTGATAGTCGCTGATGTTGGAATCATGGAGAAGTCAAACTGATAATTGATCCACCCGGTAGACCCTTCCGGTTTGACATAGGTGTTACTGGTGTTGCTGGTAGAATATGGGCTTTCGGCAGAATGTCCGATTGCATATTCCAGCCACGCGGTACTCGTTGTGCTGGAATTTTGATAAAATGCACCGCTGCTCTGGCTGAACCCCGTTGTAAAGCTTGTTCCGGGAACTGCGGAAACGGTATCTCCGGAAGCCGGGGTGAACTGGCTCGTTACGTCAGTTCTGTTATCCTTGATCGTCAGCCCGCTTATGGTGTCGGTGGAGATAATGACATCTTCGCCTTGTAATGGGTTGGTGTCGCTCGCTTCCACCGCAGCGCTTGTGCTGTTGGAAATCGTGACAGAGTAATGGACCGGTACAGTATAGGTAACTTCTATCTCAGCGCCGTAGATATAATAGTAACCAACCGTGTTACGGCTTCCGCGTCTGGCGTTGATGCGTATGCCGAAATCTTCTCCCCATCCACTGATCGTGTCCCATGTAAGCGTTCCGTTGCTGAACGTCCTAGTCTGTGTGGACGTTGTAAGCCCCGTGGCTGTAGCGCCGCTCTGTGTTGTTGTTCCGTTGCAGAGGTAAAGGGTTTGTTGCGAACCGCCAGTATAGTAACCTTTCAGTTTTACCGTAAAAGCTGAAACCACGGCCCCTGCGGGAAGTGAGCCAAAGTTAAATCCGTGGAGGTAAACGTAGCGGTTTGACGTTGACGCATTGGTGTTTTGCAGAGTCGCGTAAGTCGAGCTGGATGTATCCGTGTACGCGTTGCTTGGGTCTGTAATCGTCACATACTGTGATGCGGCATTGTTCCATTTGCTCGGAACGAGCGTCATTGTTGCCATGCCTTACGCCCCCGTCTGCAAATAGATGTCCCCGTTGGAGCCGAGAGAAGAAGACGGCGCGGACGACCCGGTGTAATACGTCACGATAGGCACGGCTACAACAAGACTGGCAATATTTGTGACATTGTAAGTCCCGTTTTCCGTCTTGGTTTCGCTGCCGCTGACCAGCTCCGAAGCAGAAACCGTGACCGCCGTTCCCGTCTTGGTCGAACCCGTGATCCACCCGGTCTGATTGGTCACGCTTGGCGTGACCGATACGCTGTGATTGGACACCGTTCCTTTTGTGGCGGACGGAGTACCCGCCGTTCCCGCCGGAACGGAAGCGGATGCGTAGTTGGTGACGTTCTTCGTACCGGAAGAATCCACGGTGTATGTTCCGGAAACGAGTTCGGAAGCCGATACCGTTACGGCTGTTCCGGTTTTCGTGGAACCCGTGATGTAGCCGGTGGTGTTCGTGACGCTCGGCGTGACGCTGACAGAGTGGTTGCTTACCGTCCCCTTGGATGCCGTAGGTGTCCCCGCTGTTCCGGACGGCATGGCGTTGATCTGTACGCTCGACAGCGCATCGTAGCCGTTGTCCGGCTCGATAGTCTGGCTGGATGTGGTGGGGTTGATGTTGGTCTTGGCCTGATAGTTTCCTCCTGCGGGGATCTGCCCGATGAGCGTCGCAAGGTCGTCGGAGTTCGACCCGGCAGGCACCGTCACGCCTTTGTTGGCTACCGCCGACAAGGCATCCGAAACGTTGCCTGATATCCGTGTGATTTCGCTTTGGATGCTCATATAAGCACCCCCTTAAATCGCCGCAAGCGCAGTTTCTATGTCATTGGTAAGAGATACTGTGCCGCCGGAGGTATATCCGGCAGGCACGGAGTAGGATGTGGTCGTCAGTCCGTCAATGCTGCCGCTGACGGCCCCGTTGTTCGCCATAGACCCGGTGATCTGCGCGGCAGCGCCGTTCTGCTTGGTGTGGACTTTCACACCGGCGAGCACGTTTGCGGCCACGCCGTCGTCGCTGCTCACGTCGCCGTAGATGGCGGGGATCGCGTCCACCGTGACTTTGCTCAGCACCTTCCCCGTGGTGGGCGTTATGTCCTGGCTCGCCGCCGCCGGGGTGGCGGTCTTCGTCTCCAGTACGATCTGCACCGTGCCGCTTCCGCTGTGCTTGCCTGCCGGTACGGTGTAGGACTGATTGCTCGCGGTCGCGTCCAGCGTCTTGCTGACCGTGCCCACGTTCTGCATCGTGCCGGTCACGGATGTGCCGGTGGCGTCCACGAAAACCTTGGTAGCGAGCACGTCTCCCGCCGTCGCCGTCACGCCGCTCACGTTCTGGTAGGCTTCCGGTATAGCGGCCACCGTAACGTCGGAGAGACCGTAGTAGCCGTTGTCCGGCGTGACGCTCTGCTGGGATTTCGTCGGCGTTACGCTTTTGCTCTGGAGATTGTAGCTTCCGCCGCCTGCAACGCCGGAAACGGTTCCGGAGCCGTTGTGGTATCCTGCCGGGATAGTATAGGTGTCTCCCTCCTGCACGGTGGCCGACACCGCGCCGCGATTGGTGATACCGTCAACGGCTGTGGCAAGCGCGTCCAGCTTGGCCGTGCTGGCGGCAAGGCCGAGGTCAACAAGTTTGTCCCGTATCGTATTCCGTGCGTCTACCAGCCGGGAAATTTCAGTAGCAGTGCTCATGTACCCATCTCCTATATCGTCGCCAGCAAGGCGTTGATGTTTCCGATTTCCGTATATACCGCCGCTGCGGTGATCGGCCTCGTGTTGTCCGCTTCGGCGCTGTTCGCCGGGGTTATCCACTCCGCGTCTCCGTCCACCGGCGAACGCTTTGCCAGCAGATCCCCTTGTCCGCCGCCGGGAGGCAGGCTGGGTCCCCCGCCGCTTCCGCTGCTGCCGGAGAATTCTGCGGTCATCGGCCTGCTGGAAGAAAACGTCGCCGACAGTTTCCCGGATTCCTCAAATACGGCGTTAAACCCCATAGCTGATCTCACCGTCCTTGAGTATCTCCTCCGCCCGCGTATCGATGATGTTGGAAGCGTCGGCAAATCCGTCCGCCCGAACGTATCGGATCTGGATTCTCACCGGTCCTGCGGAGAATTGGAGGGTTTCCGCCTGCGTCAGGCTGGTCGTCAGCCGGTTTTGCTCGACCTGTATATCGTCTCCGGTCTTCTCGACGATGATTTTGTTGTTCTGCTTGTAGGTGATATAGATTGTTGCATTCCGCAGGTCCACATTGACGTTAAAGACGTTCGTGGGTGTAGAACCCCTTCGCCACTGAGCCATCGGTTTTACCCCCTCACCGAGTTATATCCCTTTCAGGGAAATCTCCGCCGTTGCCTTGTAGTTGCCGTATGTTCCCGTCACCGTAAGCGGCGTCACGCTGCCGCCCCAGCAGGTGATCGTCAGGCTGTTTCCGCTTTCTTCGACCGTATACGCCGCCGTATTCGCCCCGGATACGGTGTATTCCACCGGAACGCCGGTCATTTCTCCGTCTTCCATGTATTCCGCTTCCAGCGTCACCGTCTGATACATGCGGAGCTGCGCCGGAACATCCTGAAGGAACACGACCCTTCCGCCGCTCTCAGCGCCGACAACGGTCATGTCATAGGTTGACATAATATTCGTCCTTTGTGCCAGCCGACAGGTGATCCTCACCGTTCCTTCCGCGTTGGCGGTCACGTTTCCGCTCTCGTCCACGCTGGCTACGCTGTCGTCGGAACTTTCCCAAAGGTAGGAGATGGGATATTCCTCCGAATCCTCGACGATCTGGCCCATTCTGCGGCTTGTAGGGGCTATTGCCCCCGTGCCGCCGACGGTCATCGTCGGAGTTCCGGAGAGTTCGATATTCCAGCTGAAGGTCAGTCCACCGGCCACCCGGTTCACCATGTCGTCGATCTCGTCGTTGGGTTCTTCGTACCTCGCCGTGAATCGGATGACCCGTGTGGAGTCGAAATCCCCGGTCATTTCCTCGAAAAAGTCTGTGAAACCGGTGATCCGGTAAGCCCCGGAGCCGAAAATGAGGCGGGAATTGGTATTTAGCTGGTTCGTCCAGCGGTTCGACTGGCAGGTGATGTTGAAGTAGCCTTTGGTGATGTTGTCCCACTGCTGGCTGTCGTCGGAGTTGGCGCTCGCCCGGTCCGTCTCGATCACCAGCGGCTCGTGAAGCACGTTTCCGTACCAGTCCAGGTGATTCCAGGTGGCCCGGCAGCGTCTCACGATGCCCCCGCCGTCCCCGTTGGAGATGTCCTGGGGGTTTATCATGAGCCAAACGGCCCCCATCGCCCGGAATTTCGACCCCTGGGGGATATAGGGCAGGGCCGGTTCGTCCAGCATCAGGTGCTTATAGTCGTCAAATTCCCGCTGGATGGCGCTGCTGGGCCGCACCACTTCTGCCAGCCGGAATTTGCAGGGCACCCACGTCTCTTCGTCCGGTCCGTAAAGTCCCTGCGCTTCCCCGGAGAAGAAATCCGAGGCGTATTTCAGGTATTTCTTCTTGAACCGGTCCGTTTCCGCCATGTAATATTGGTTTTCCCGGCTGGAATACTGCGCCGGGACGTTCCATGCGGGGTCGGAAACGGTCCCGCCGTAGCTCAGAAGCGCGTTTTTGATGGTCTTGTCCACCGCCCGTCCCCCCTTCTGCCCTTATGCCAAAACGATTGTCATTCCGTTGGATCGGATCGTCTTATATGCGCAAAGCTGCTCATATTTGTGCAGCTCGTCGTTGAAACGTTGATAGTGTTCGTTGAGTTCTCTACCCTTCTTGTCGATCCAGTTCGGTTCATTTGGGGGATTAAAGCTGGAGTCGTGCAGTTTTGGCGTGTTGTCGAGCCAGTTGTTTGTAAAGTTCTCGTCCCACACCACACAAACCGCCAAACCAAAAAGCCGCTTCTGGCTGGGCGTCAGGTCCGCAAAGCTCCCGTCGGAGTAAAAGTCGAAGTCGTATTGTGTCCCCGCCTCCGACTGCTGCGGCATGGTCACGATGCCGGTCTCCGGGTCGTAGCTCGCCTCCCGGTAGGGCGCGAAGCTCGTCCCGTCCGCCCCCCGGACGATGCAGGACATGAGTTCATAGCCCAAGAGACCTGTCTCCACCGCCGTTTCCCCTCCCAGGCTCTCCACGGTGCTTTCCCAGAAGAAATCGTCGTACTGCGGCGTCACCATGTCCTTTTCCAGATAGTCCAGCAACTCCGGAGGACTGTTCAAAAGGGGGAGCGCAAACAGCACGCTGTCGCTCTTGGCCCTATAAAATTGTGCCGGACTGACGGTGATCTGCTCCCGCCACCGTTCGTCGTCCAGCGCCTGCATAGCCGCCGTTATGATCTCGCTCCAGGCCGTAGCCATTTGCGCTTACCCCCTTCGTCCTAATCCGCCGGAATGTCTCTTCAAATCGAAGCTTCCCCTTCGATTTGATCTCGTTCTTATACTTCCGCCTTGTTCATCCCGTCGATGATCGCGCTGAATGCGTTCTCCTTCATCCCGGCTTCTTTCGCCATGCGGTTCAGCTCCGTGACGATCTCCCGGCGGACGTAGGGATTCTTCTCCATCCACGCCTCGTAGAACCGCTTCGCCACCATTTCCTTGTGGCCCTCGCAGAGTGCCGGGAAGATTTCGAGGATCTTGTCCCCCAGCTCGATCATCTTGGCAAAGGCTTTCCGGTCCAGCAGTTCCCCCTCGCTGTAGTTCACGCCCAGGGCTTCCCGCTCTTCTTCGTTCAGCCCGTCCACCACGATCAGCCAGCGTCGGTCGAGGCACATGCGGGTGATGTTGTCCAGGATGCGGCTCACGTCATTTTTCGGGACGAAGAATTCCCCTGTCCGACCGATGATCCTGCCGTACAGACCGCCGGGGCCGAAGTCCTGCACGTTGTCCTGCGCTACGTCCGCCATCCACAGGAAATGCACCTGCTCCGTCGTGGCGGTAAGCTGCACGATCTGCGGCTTCTGCGCCTGCGCCAGCGTCTCTTTGAAGGCGGCGATCTGCTGCGCCATCTCTTCCCGCATGGCTGCCATCTGTGCCTCGTACTGTGCCTTCATCTCTGCCAGCGCGTCCTTCTCTTCGGCGGATGCCGCAGGCGCTTCCGCCGCTTTTTCCGCTGCGGATTTCCGTGTCCGGTTGGTTTTCTTTGCTTCTTCTGCCATCGTCTCAATTTCCTTTCTTCTTGATGGGTGCCGCCCGCCGGTGCCGCCCCGGCGCGTGTCTCTGGAAGCGGCATGGCGGGGCGGGATGTTTCCCGCCCCGCTGAAAGGATCAGATGTTGACGAGGCCGATCTTGCTGGCGAAGACTGCCACGCTGTCCAGCGCGGTGGTCAGGTTCAGCTTGACCATGAAGTCGGGATTCTTCTCGGCTTCGATCTCGATGGTAATGGGAGTGTAGCTGTTGTAGGCGATGGTCATGGGCTTGTAGCCGCTAGAGGCCATCACCCAGATCTTGTTGGTGGGCAGGATGGTGCTCACGTTGCCGAACTGGGTGCCGGGCACGACCGCATCCACCAGAGGCATGAGGCGGACGCCCATGTACTTGCCGAGATAACCGGCGTTGATATAGTCGCGGCCCAGCAGCATGGCGAGGGCGGCGTCCATATCGGCGTTGGAGCTGCCGGTGGCCTGGGTGGGAAGCACCTTGCTCAGGGCGACAGCGCCGCCGTAGGCCAGCAGGTTCAGGATGCCGGTGTTGTTCACAGCGGCGATCTTGTTCGCCAGCGTGACCCAGTTGACGGAGCTGAAGTTGTAGATCAGGCCGCTGGGGATCAGGGCGGTGTTGCTGGCGGCGGCGGTCATGGCCGCGTTCCACAGGCCCATTGTCTTGGCGTACATACCGGCCACGAGGTTGGACATGTACTTGCCCCAGTCGGTGTTGTTGCCGACCATCTGGTGCCATTTGATAGCGATTTCAGCGGTCTTGGGCTGGGGATTCAGGGTGATGGTCTTGTCGTAGAACCGGTTTTCGGGAACGCTGCGGCTGGCACCCCAGGCGCTGTCCTGGAACACGGGGATGTCGCCGGAAGAGATGGTGATGGCGGCGGTCTCCGCGAAGCCCACTTCCACCACGTCGGCGAAGACGCTGACGGCCTCGCTGTAGACGCGGGGCAGGATGGGGGTCAGGATGTCTTCGTAGATGCCCTGGAGCACGGCATAGAAAGCGCTGTTGCCGTAGAATTCCTGTCCACGCTTGGCGAATTCCTCGAAGGTGGCAGGGGCCTTCTTGCCGGTGTTGGCGCAGGCCATCTTGGCGGCGTACAGCAGGTGCTGCTTGCCGAAGCGCTCGTTGACTTCCTTATACTGCTTGTCGTCCAGGTGGGCGGTAGCCGTGGGTTCGGCGCTGTTCAGCGCCTTGTGAACGGCATCCTGGCCCTTCCGGGCGTACTCATAGGTCAGCAGCGCACCGGCGGCGATGATGTTGGAGCGCTCATCCGTGCCGGAGAAGATGCTGTTGGGGGTGCTGTTGAGAGTGATCCTAGCCATTGTTGTCTTCCTCCTTCCTTCAATCAGGGCGCGTAGATGGAAACCTTCTTCGCCACCACGTCGTAGTAGCCGAAGCTCGCGCTGTTCCCCTCGACGAAGTTGCCGGTTCCCCTCAACTCGAAGTAGATGGAGCCGTCGTCGGTGGGAGCCGTGGCGGAGCTGGTCAGCTTGCCGGAGGCGATGGTGAAATACTGGTGGGTGGCCGTGTAGGTCACGTTGCCCGCGCCGAAGCGGTAAACGCTTTCACCGTCGAAGTTGATGCGGGTGAAGTTGCCGTAGCGTCCGGCGGGAACGCCCAGGCCCAGGGTGCGCACGCCGATGAAATAGTTGTTTCCGTCGGGAGCGCCGATGAGCTGGTTGTCATAGGTGTTGCAGGCGTAGATCACGTCGTCAGCCGTCGCGGTGTTGGCAGCCGCCACCATCTTCCAGGTGTTCTCGTTCTTGATGCCGGTGAAGCCCTCGCAGTCCAGCAGGCTGTCCCGGACGCAGAGCTGACCGGCGTCGCAGTCCGTGGGCGTGGTGCTCACGTAATACTTCCCGGCGATGTTCGCCAGCCGGTCGTTCTCGTTGTTGGTGATCCGCGCCTCAAACGCGGTCTGGGCAGTGAAGCTCATTCTGTCTTCCTCCTTTTACTCAATGTTCAGGCTGCGGAGCAGAGCGCCCACGCTGCCGTCGTCGCCTTCGGGGGCGTGGATGCCGTCCCAGGCGAACTGAGATTCCCGTTTCTTGCTGTTGGCGGCGCGGAGCTCCACGTCCTTCTGAGCGCAGATGCTCATGACCCGCTGGCACACCTTTTCGTCGCCGCAGAAGTTGCCGTCCTTGTCGGCGCATTCGGTGTAGTCGCCGCCGTCGATCTCAGCCATGACGCAGGAGATGTCGTCCTCGCAGACTTTCTCTTCGGCGTTGCGGTTCAGGTTGAACTTCTCCAGCGCGTCCTTGGCGGCTTCCTTCATGGCCTTGATCCGGCGGGCGTTCTCCTTCTCGGTCATGGCCTTGATGGTGGCTTTCGCCTCGTCCCGCTCCGTCTCGGCAGCCTTCAGGTCGGCGCTCAGGCGCTCGATCCTGGCGCTCAGGCCGGAGAAGTATTCGTCGCAGGACATGGTGATTTCGTCGCCGAAGTCCAGCATGGCGTTCACGGGAAGGATGCGCTCGGCTGCGATGGTCTCGTCGGCGCTCGCCATGCGGTAGCTGTAGGGCTCGTAGCTGTCGTTGCGCATCTTCACGATGATGCTGTGGTCTTCCTCGTTTTCGCGGGCAGCCATCAGCACATAGCCGGTGAATCGCTCATTCAGCTTGGCGAGCTGTTTTCTCGTGAAAATCACTTTTGTCGTCACTCCTTTTTCAGAGTTATTTTTCGGGGGTTCCGGGTCTTCCGCCTTGGGCGGCGTCCCCTCGCCCCCCTCGGTGTTTGGATGGTAGGAGGCGACCTTCAGTTTCAGGCTGTTCCACTTTTCGCTGCTCATCGCCTTCAATGCCTGGATGTTCGCGCCGGGGATTGCCGGGGCAACCGTGTCGTGGAGGATCGTCACACCCAATCCTCGCCACGCGGTAAACACACTGACTCCTTCTTCTTCGTGCTCCTCGGTCACTTCGGTCTCTGCGCTGACGCTCATGCGGCCCTGTTCCGCAAGTGTGTCGCAGAGTTGGCGGTTATAAAAACGCCAGAGTTTCCCCTTGGCGATAATCCACGTTCCGTCTTCGCCGGATTCGGTCCAGATGTCTCCGTCCCCTTCGCTGATAGCGCCGACGATGCGCTCGGCATTGGGCCCGGTGAAGTCCTCGATAATCTCGCCGCGCCACATGGTCTCGTCCATGTTGTGCCCGTCGCCTACCCGCTGGCCGACGTAGGCGCAGAGGATGGGCGTTCCCCGGAAGGTGTCCGCAAACTGCTCGATGTTGCGGTAATCCCATCCGTTGCGGTTGAGGCCGCTGCGCATGACGCGCAGCCGCACGTTGTAGTTGAGGTCGCTGTCCCTGTCCAGAACTTCCAGCAGACCCAAGACAGTTTCGCTCATTCCCTTCTCCTCCTTGCTGTTACACAAAGTCCTCCGGCTCGATTTCCTCGACCTCGGTGACGTTGTATTTCTTGTCGGCGAATCTCAGCTTCATTGCCCTTTCCGCCTTAATCTTCGCAGATTCGTCGCTCTCCGCCTGGACGCGGAACTGATACTTTCCGTCCCCGATCTTGGCGTGAACGACGTACAGGCGTTCCACCACATTGCGCTTGATGTTCATTCCGTTTTCTCCCTCGTCCGCTCAAGGATGATGTTCCAGGCCGCGCAGATCGCGGCTGCCAGCGCGGCGGATACCACCGGGGAAAGTACCGCCCACAGGGCCGACCAGCTCTCCGGCCAGCCTCCCTGCAAAATCACCACGAGCTCCGGCACCAGCACGGAGCCGAAAGCCTGAACGGCAGTCTTCAGGCTGCGGATGAGCCAGTCCGGAAGATTGTCAGACCACTTTTTCATCTTTGTTTCCTCCTTAACCGATGCTGTCCACGTCGTTCTCCTGCCCGTCGCTGGTGATGCCCTCCGCCTCCGGCCTGCCGCCGGGGTTCATGTCGTGGGCTGCCTGCGGGGGCAGATTGCTTTCCGACTGTTTCGCAGAGTATGTGGAGACGAGAGGCAGGCGCTTGTCCATGATCCCGCTCTTCGCCACCATGTCGCTCCAGCAGATGTCGTCCAGCAGGCTGCGGTCGTGGAGTGCGTTGTATTGGATCGCTGCGGGAAGAATCCCCAGCGTCATGTCGCTCCTGAGCTGTTTTTCGAGCTGATTGTCCATGTAGAGGTCGCCGAACATGTGAAACTCGAAATCGTTCCTCAGCCGCAGGTCGGCAATGGCGCAGGCCATCAGCCGCTCCACGCCCGCGTAGATCGGGGCGAGATACTTTCCCTCGATCTGGAAGGAAATCTGCGCCGCCCCGGCTCTCGCTTCGTCGGAGGCCGGGATAAGTCCGCTGAGACCGGCCTGGGTGATGATGTCCGAATTCCCCTGGCTCACGATCTCCGAGGTGGAAGAGACTTCGTTGAAGGTCTCCAGCTTCATGTTCTCTGCCGGGGCGAAATAGATGGGGACGCCGCCGGTGTTGTATGCCGCCATGAGCTGATTCCACAGTTCTGTGAAGAGTATCCTTCCTCCGTTGGAGAGCTTGTATTGGTCGGCGGTGTTGGTGTCCTTCGACTCGAAGTAGGGAATCTCGCCGTGGACGAATCCCACCAGGGGGTTCTGATAGAGGGCGAGCTGGATGGCTTCCAGATCCGCGAATTGCAGAAGGGAGATAAAGAGTCCCGCCAGCGGCGGCGTCACTTCCGGCAGTCCTTCGTCCACTTCGATGGTGAATGCCTTGTCCACGGGCAGCGTCACCCAGTAGTACCATCTGCCGTTCTCCCGCAGGACTTCGGCGTCCGGGTCGATCTCCCTTACCTTGCTCATGTCGATGCCGGTCTTGGCGGCGTAGACCACCCTGCCCCCTTCCCGCCGGGGTGCCGGGGTGACGAGGCTGTTGAAGTCGTTCCAGAAATTATCGAAAAGCCCCTCCGGGAACTGCCGCACGTCCGTCCCCGGCTGGCAGAAATACATCATGTCGAAGGCCAGGGTATATTTGCTCACGTTGTTCCGTCCGACGATCTTGATCCACTCGGAGGGGAGCTGCTGGTAGAAGGCGTAGTTGATGCGGTTGCGGCTCTTGTCGGCAGAGACGCGGTATGTCCAGAAGGTCTTCCCTTCCAGCATGGATTTCGCTCCGGCCTCTCGGGCCAGCTCCTGCGGCTTCATGACCTTGCGCAGCTTCTCCGCCAGCCGGTATTCCCGCCAGAAAGCGTCGTTCATGTCACCGGCTTCCGTCAGGGTGGGGGTGATGTAGTTGTGATAGGTCAGCAGGCTGGAGTAGGTGCGCCGCATGTGGCGGTAGGTGTAGTTGGTGTAGTCCAGGCTGCGGGAAGCTTCCCTCAGCTCCGGCTCGTTCTGCTGCGGATGCCGCAGCATCTCCGCCACCTGGTCTTTGCCGAAGTTGATGGGGGATGTCCCGATGGTCTCGAATCGCCGGTTCATCACCTGCGGGCTTGCCGCATATGCCCCGCTGTAGCCGAAGAGCTGCACGAGGCTCTGCACCGGCACGCTGTATTCCGCAGCCATGCTGCGGATCTTGTCGAAAATCTCCGGGAAGGAGCCGTATTGCATTTTTCTCAGTTCTCTAAGGTCAGCCGCCACGGTCTTTCCCTCCTTCGCTTTTATTCGTTGTCGCTGTCCTGCGCCTCGCTGCGGGATTCTTCTTCCATCTCCCGGAGGATGCTTTCCAGCCGCTCCATCGTTTCGGAAATCTTCCGCAGCATTTCCGGCTTCTGCCGCTCGATCTCTTCCTTGATGAGGGTGATGTTGCAGCTACGCACCCAGCTTTCGTCCGCTTTCGTCAGCCTTGCGGCTTCCGCTTCAGACAGTTCATAGCTGTTCTTCGGCTGATCTCCGTCCGTGTAGACCAGCGTGTATTCCGGCGTGATCCTGCTGAATCTCTGATGTCCCATTCCGTCGATGGTCTCCGGTTTGGTCGCCATCGCGTAAAGGTGGTATTTGTTCAAAATACTCTGCCTCCCGTCCTCGCCGTCACTAGCCTGCTTCTGCCTCCCGTCGTGACCGTCGGCTGCTGCATTTGCTCGTACTTGCGGATCAGGTCGTCGTAGTCGCTCTTGACCTGGCGCTTGACCAGGTTCTGCCACTCCAGCCTCTGCGCCACCCGCAGTGCGTATTTCAGGGCGGACCAGCTATCGCGCTGGATGTGCTGGCTGATCCTCTTCTCCACGCCGTTGATGACCTTGAGGTTTTGAATCTGCCCCACCAGCTCGCTCGTCTTTCGGTAGGGAATGTAGATTTCTCCGTCGCTCCGGTCGTCCCGGATTCGGTGATATTTCTTGTAGGTTTCCAATCCGCTCTGCCAGTTGGAAGTCAGGAGCTGCACGTTTCGGTACTCAAACTGCGTCTGCGCATACCGCACCATGTCCTGATCCGGGTCGGTTACGCCGAGTCCGCCTGCCTTTATGGGGTAAAGAACGGGAAGCGCTCCCGGAATCTCATAGGCTGTCTGGAACTCGTGATTGTAAGAGCACAGCGGGGGAAGACCGTCCCCGATATCCTGCATAAGGCAAGTGAGCACGGCGGTCCCGAATTGCCATGCGTCCACTGCGAGGAAGCATTCCGCGCCGTCGAAGCAAAAGCTGTCCCAAATCTTTTTGATCTTCCGTGCCTGGTCCAGATCGGGCGTCGGCTTCCAGTCGTTGACGTATACGACCTGCTTGAGGTATTTGTCCCGCCGCATCATGCTCGTCTGCCGGGTGAGCTTGAGCACGACGCAGGCGCATCTGGCGTTGATCGGTCCGTCGGCGTAGCTCACGTCGTAGCCCACGACGTAGATCACGTCTTTCGGCAGAAGGCTGTTATCTCTGTCCTTCAGGCAGCTATGGCTCTCTGTCATGAGCAGGCTTCGGGAGTCTGTCAGCGTGGAATCGGATACCATGGGGAAGCTGTCTGTCCCCGTGTAGATGCTGCAGAGTTCTCTTGCGAATTGGTCGGGCGTAAGCTCGTTTTTTCGGCTCTCCGCCCAGGAGACCGGGCGCATCTGATTCAGCAGCAGCACGTCGTAAGGCACGTCCATGACAAAGGCGCTTTCGCCTCTTTTCATCATGGTCAGGTGTCGGCATCGGTTTTCGTAGGCGTAGCTCTGCCGCCGTCCGGCGGATGTGATGCTGTGCTGCTTGAAGGGGATATAGGCGGGGCTGATTTTCCCCTTGACGACGTACCGGAGTCGAACTGCGGGAAGGACGATCTGGATATAATCGTCTTCGTCGAATTTCACTCCCCCGTCAGATTGTGCCAGCTCTTCCGCCACGCTCTTGTGCAGGTTCATGCCCCGCTTCCCGGTGATGGAAAAGCTGCTTCCGTAGTCCGCCGTGGAAATGGCGAAGTCTGCCTTGCTGGAGCTGTCCGTCTGAAAATGGGCCGTCAGGATCGGGTAGTCATGCTCGATGGCTCTGTGGGTATCTCTCCCGATGGCAGAGGTCTGTATGAGGCTCGGCCCGCTGTATAGCGTTTTGATCCCCGGCCATGTGACCTGCTCTGTCTCTTCCTCCAAGATGGAGCTGTGGCTTTTTCCTGCGCCGCGCCCTTCTGTGAGATCGACGTATTGGAAATTTGCCTTGGCCCGCATATTGACCCGGTGCAGGATTGGCAGCTCATAGTTGGCGTCATCCGCCCGGCAGAGGTCAGCCAGAAAATCCGGGAACCATCGGCAGGCCGCCATGAAGAAAACCCACCCGTCGCCCAGGTTTTCGTATGCGTACTTCTCCGAGTATTGCTTCTTTACCCAGCCTGTACCCGGAGACCATGTATAGGCTCTTCGATGAAATCCCATGTTCCGTACCCGTCAGTCCGTATAAAACCCTTCCTCCCCGAATTCGCTTATCACGTCCGGCACCTTCACAGGCTCGACGGGGGACGGGTCCTCCGGCTTCGGTTCCCATCCGTCTTTTCGGGTGAGGTTGAGGTATGCGTAAACTTCCTGCTCCGTTTCGTTGGGCTCCGCCGCGAATTCCTCTGCATAGTCGCCCATGCCGCTGGCTTCCTTGGGAAGCTCCGGCAGCTCCGGCATGTCGTTGTTGGCCCTCATGGTGTTGATGATCGCCTGCATGGCGTATTCGGCGGCGTCCACCGTTTCCGGATAGCGCTTGCTGTGGCACCATTTGAAGAAGACTTCGAGGAACTGTGCCTTCGTCATTTCTGCGCTGACGCCGTACTTCCTCTGCATGGCGTCGATGATGCCGTCCACCCTGGCGTTTTCGATGGGCTTTGCGTCCTTCTTCCGCAGGTTCTCGGCAGAGAAGCCGTCCTGGATCATCTTGTCCAGCGTCGCGGCTCTCTTGATGCTGTCCGTATCACCCTTGGCAATGCACTTGTCCCGCAGAAGGCGCATACTGCTGCAGTAGCGCAGCGTGTCTTCCTGCTGGGCGTCCATGCCGCCCGCCGCGTCCAGGCGAGCGGAATAGGTCCGGAAGATGCTGTCCAGCGCTTTGTAATCCTGGGCGGTATAGGGCTTGTCCGGGTCTCCGGTTCCCCAGTCCCGCTCCCAGCGCTCCATCTCGGTAGCGCCTTGGAGAAGCACGGTTTCCACGTCCGTCTCCCCGTCGATGAAGGTTTCTGTTCTTCCCTTCTCTCGAAGGATCTCCAGATAGGCGTCCCAGGTCGGCACCGGCTGATCGGTGTACAGCGGGAGGTCATAAGCGGCACACAGGCAAAAGAGGGCGATATCTCCGCCCACGACGGAAGCCAGGTCCAAAAACCTTTCGTTCACTTCCGGCTGTTTTGCGCTCTCCGGTATCTGCACCGTATCCCTCCGATAAACAAAAAGACTGATAGCGCGAAGCTTCCAATGCTCCACGCTATCAGTCTGATAGTGCCGCTCTGCGTTTTAATGCCAAGTTCTATTTTTGTTCGTCCTTGCGTTTTCCTTTTGTTTCTTCCTTTGCCTTGCACCGCTGCATCCCATTCCACAGATAGCTACGCTTGCGTTTGCGGTGGCAGCAGTACATGCAGATGAAATGCCCAGGCTTCAATGGGCACTCCCCGGCCACGCTGTCGTAGTAGGCGTTTCCGCAGACTTCGCACTTGATCCTCTGAGCCATGTCAGAACACCCAGTCCACCGTGGAGAGTACCGTTGCTTTCCACGCTTTTCGGTAGCTTCCATAAGCAGGAACCGCAAAAAACGGATAAAGCTCCGCTTCGTTTCTGCTATATCCGACGCTCATTAACAGCTTCTTGAATTTCTTTCGGCTGTTACATTTGAGCTTCAGCTTTTCTGTGACGGCTTCCGGCCAAACTGAGGTGACATCTACCGTTATGGAGAACTCCGCATCTTTTGGGAAAAATATGGGGAACTCTTTCGCGTCCTCGTCGGTTGGTTCCGCAATGGTTTCAAGAGACATGTCTGAAATTTTCCCAATTTCCCGGTACTCTCCGTCTTTTACCCAATACAGCTTCCCGGCGTCGCGTTCCGTGTCAAATTCCATCAGCGCCCGGTGCTCCCGAAGCCGCCGCTTCCCCGCTCGGTCTCTTCCAGTTCGCTCACGACTTCCAGCTCCACATCAGGGATTGGAAGAATGACGATCTGTGTGATCTTCTCCCCGGCCTTGAACGCATGGGCTCTTCCGTCGTCGCTGTTATCCAGCTTCGCCACGATGCTGCCAACGTAACCGGCGTCCACTAATCCCCGGCAGGTAATGTTCTTTTTCACGTTCAGGCCGCTTTTGCTTACGATCAGACCGCAATAGCCTTTGGGGATCGCCATGTGTACGCCGGTGTCATGTACGGCGCTCCCGCCTGCCGGAACGGTAAAGGATTCTTTTGCGTACAGGTCCCATCCCGCGTCGTCCTCGTGGCCCTTCGTCGGGAGATAGCTTCCGGGGTCAAGCTTGACTTTGATTTTCATTTTCTTCCTCCGTGTTTTCCTTCTTCTCGTAGTCGATTGCGTCGTCTCCGAAGAATTCCCGCGCCACGGCTTTGATGAATTCCCCGTGCCACCGCAGCGCCGTCCGGTCCGATACTCCCAGCTTCAGCGCCGCACCTGCGAGATTGTGGCTTCGCCTCCAGAATATGAGCTCGATGAGTTCGATGCGGTTCCGCCCGTCACGAAGGTCGAGCGTCGTGTCGATGGCGCGGGCCACGGCCTCCATTTCCCGCTTTTCCATCCCTTCCGTCTCCGTGTCGTAAAGGAATCCGTATTTCCTCACGATAAACTTCATGTATCCCCACCATCCCCGGTGGCGGCTGTATCTGGTCCCGTAGCTCATGGCATTCACTCCCCGGTTTCCGCGTCGGAAATCTTCTTCATGAGTTCTTTCGCCCGTCTGCCTTTCGCTTCCGCCATTTCCTTCCGCCGGTCACGCGCAGGGAAGGTCATGGGGAGGCACATTTCCAGCACTCTGTCGTAGATGCGCTTATAGTCCATGTTGCGCGGGTTTTCGATGTCGCTTTTCCCAAGGTTGGTCGTTATGATGGTGGGCTTTCCGCTTTTGTACCGCTCGTCCAGGAAGTAGTAGACCGTTTCCAGCGCGTATTCGCTCTGCCGCTCCGTACCGAGATCGTCGATTATCACGAGGTCGAATGCCTGTGCTTCCCGCACCAGGTCGTTCTTCTCGTATCCGGAGTTGAGGATGCGGGGGAAGCTCGTCATGAGCACGGGGATGCCTCTGTCGATCAGGGCGTTGGCGATGCAGGCGGCGGCGAAGGTCTTTCCGTTACCGACGGGGCCGCAGAATATCATACCGATGTTCTCCGCCTTGAATTCCTCGAAGTGATCCGCGTAGTATCTGCATCGCTCAAGCTGCGGCGTCATTTCCGCTTCATCGAATCGCCGGTCCCGAAGGCCCTCGTCCTGTATGCCGTTGACCCGGAGCTGGCGAATGGCGATCTGGCGCTGACGCTCCTTGAATTCCGCTTCCTTCCGGTTCCATTCTTCCATGCGGCAGGCGCAGGCGCAGGGCACCGTCCGCAATATGCCGAAGAGCTCGACCTTCGCTTCCTTCGGTCTCCCGCATTTCCCGCAGCAGAGCATCCCTTCCTCGTCCCGAAAGTCCCCCGCTTCCTCCGTCGCAGGCATGTCGATCACCGATTCCAGCGATTTCCGGACGATATCTCCGAAGCTCGTCAGCATTTCTTCTCACCCCCTAGAACGGAAGCGTGTCCGCGTCATTTCCGTATTCGTATTTGAACGGCTTCGTGCTTCCTCCTCCGCCGTTCCCCTTGTCGTTTTTCTCCCAAGTCCGCACGGCAGCTTTCCAGTCTTTCATCGCGTTCTTCCCGACTCTCCATCCGTTTGCCGTGTAGTAGTCAACGAATCTCTGCGGATCGACGCGGTTTTTGCGCTCCCTGCAATAGTCCGCGACTTCTTCCACCGTCGGCGGTTTGAATCTGCTGGCGCTTGCGCGGGCACTATTCGTATTCGATTCCGATTCGTATTCGGATTCCGTATTCGATTCCGATTCTCGATTACGGGGACTATTGCCATCGTCTGATATCACTTGATTGCAGATGTTTTCAGGCTCCGGGTATTTGCTCTTCTTCGCCCTGATCTGCTGGTGCTTCGACCAATTCGGAAAGTACAGGTACAGTTCATCGTCTACCTCATAGAGAATCACCATACCGGCACTCGCCAGATTATCTATTGCCTTTTTGATCTGGGCTTCAGTAATACCCTTTCGCCGTGGAAACACGATGCCTTTCAGCAGTTCAGGATCGGCGCTTCCCCGTCCGTAATCATCCACATACGTGATGAGATACGACCAAACCCGATAATCGAAATCCGACAGAGCATTCACCTTTTTACTTGTCCTTATGCTTTCTTTAAGGATTCGATTCGGCATAGTTATTTTCCTTTTCTGCGGTGAATTTTCTTGTGGCAGCCTTCGCAGAGAGTGATGCCGTTATTGATGTCATAGCGAAGGTCAGGATATTTTGCCCACGGCTGCTTATGATGAGCATTGAGTGGATTTTGAGTTGTTCCGCAATTCTTGCAGCAGAATCTGTCTCTTTTGAAAACCGCCATTCTCCAATGAGCGTATTCTTTGGAAAGCCTCTCGTTGCGCTTTTCAGGTTCTTCATACGGGATGATATCCACGTAATAAGAATGCTTGTTGAGCATAAGCGCCAAATAATCCCTGAATGATTTTTCCTTCACAGACTTTGCCACTGTATATACGGTACTCAGTCCTCCGTTTGTGCCAGGCCAGTTGTACTTATGCCAGTTGACGATAAGCACCTCTTTCGTGGCCTGGGAGTAGCGGACGACCTCGTGCTGGTGTTCCATCCGGTCCAGCAGCCGACGGACAGTATCTTCGTTATACCCGGTCTCCCGGCACATCTGTTTCATGCTTATCTCGAAGCAACCGCAGATGTTCGTATGGGGGTTTGTGAGAAGGTAAAGATAGAAGTATTTGTCCTCCGGTGTGAAATCGTCGTCCACCTTGGAGTCCGTCCAGAAGCTCATGCTGATATTTCGATAGATTGCCATGCTCCATGCCTCCTCAGAACGGAAGTTCACCTTCATCATCGTCGTCCGCTTCGTAGAACTGCGGCCCGCCTCCGTCTGGTGCCTGCGCCGACGGAGCATTGACGCTTGCCGCCATCGCATCAGCCGTCTGTCCCATGTCTGGCACCACGTTCGGGCTGTTGGCCCATGCCAGCTTCAGATCCCAGTAGGTCTTGTCGTTGTATTCCCGGCTTTCAAGGTCTCCGATCCCGCAGAAGGGGTCTCCGCGCTGAAGGTCCTTGCAGTAGTTCACAAGGCCGCTTCCGAACACCTTACAGTCGATATACCGTTTTTCGCCCTTCTCGTCCGCCCCGGCCACGACGCTGAATTTGGAGAAGTAGTTTCCGTTTTTCATCTGTACGAGCTGGGGTTCCCGCGACACCTCGCCGTATACGAGCCGCCCTTTTTGAGACAGCTTGACGATTCCTCCCGTAGGAATAAATGCCATTTCCGTCGCTCTCCTTCCTCACCAATTCGTCGGGTAATGCGTGAAGTAATGACCGCCGACGTGCAGGAATATCTCTCCGTAAAGCGGCGTGGTGGCAAAGAATACCACGTCCTCGTCCGTGACAGGGGTTTCGCTCAGAGCCATCGACACTGCCTCATACTGCGCTTCAGTCGGCGTGATATCCTCTAGCTCCAGCGCACCGCCGTATGGCGTGAACTGCCCCGGCTGATACAGGACTTCCTCCACCGTGTTCGGGAAATGGGGGCTGAGGACGCGATTGAGAACGACTTCGATCACCATACGCATTCCCAGGATTCCTTCTCCCCGCGCTTCCCGCCATGCGTGTCTCGCCAGCAGTTCTTCGTCCCACGCCGACAGTTCGATTCCTGCGTATCGGCTCGTCCTACCGACAGTCCCGCAGGGGACCTCCACATACTGCTTGACGTATTCCGTGACGGTTTCTTTCACGGTCACATATTCGATCTTTTCCACAATGACGGGGACTTCGATGAAAACCGGTTCCCGGAGTTCCACATATTCCGTGCGCACATTCTCGATGACCAGAAGCTCCGGCGTCGGCGCAGGCGTCTCTTCCGGTATTTCTTTCCGAACACCGCATCCCGCCGCCAGCGACGCTGCGATGCAAATTATTGCCAGGATAGGCAATATAAGTTTTCTCACCATTCCGGTTCCTCCACTTCGATATCCGGGTTGAAATCCGCAATGGATTCCATGAGGTCCGGCGCTTCTCCGCTGTCCATCATGGCTGTAAACGAGGCCAGCATCCGGAGCGGGAAGATCGAATGCACCCGCATGTCCTGCCCGCTCACTGTCTTCCCTGCGTTTCTCCCCTTTTGCGGTGTATAGCTGTACTCTCGCATACGCCCGATGACCGCAACCGGGTCTCCGATGTGGAGACGAGAGGCGATCTCGTAAGCGTAGGGTGCGTCCTTGCGCAGCACGATGCAGTTGCAAAAGACGTGCTTTCTCCATCGAATGCCGAAGGTGATCCTCTCCGTGCCGTCCTTTGTGCGGACGCCGAAATCCGGTCCCTTGGAGATTTCTCCCCAGGTCATAGCGTCGAAAACTTTTCTTGTTTTCGGGTCGCGGGGATCACCCTGCGTCGCGTCCTTGTCCAGCGTCTTAAACTGTCCGCCCACAATTTCGCCTCCTGTCTGTCACGGTTTCGTCAGTCGGAGAAAAAGCCGGAAAGCGCCGCGTCTTCGTCGTCTGCCGTGATCGTCACGGGCTTGACCTCGGTGTATTCCACGTCCTTCGGCTCGTTTTTGTTCTCCTGCGCTTTCCTGCCGCCGCGTGTCGCAGATTTCTCTTTGGCAGGTGCCGGGACAGCTTCCGCCTTTTCTGCGCTCTCTGCGGCTTCAGGGGCCACCTGGGTGGACTGGCTGAGGATTTCCCCGGTGCTGGGGTCCACGTCCATAACGTCGAAGGTGGCGATGGCTTCCGCGTCGCTGATGGCGGTGTCCTCCGCTTCCACAACGCTCTTGATCTCTCCGATGGTGCGGAGCTGGACATAGCCGCTGTTCAGCAGACGGCGGATCACCGTCTTTTTCATCATGGTCTCTGTGGCGCTGTACCACGGGGACTTCTTCTTCAGCCGCTCGGCGTCTTCGGGGCTCATTTCGCCGCTGATGAGCTGGCGGTATTTCGCCCGGTCGAAGGTCTTGCTGTATTGCTCCGCGTGGTCCATGATCGCGCCGATAGACATGTACTCAGACCGGAAGAAGCCGTCCCGCTTTTCGATGTAGGCGTAATAGCCGATGACCGGGTGCTGCTCCGCCTCCGCGTCAGTCTGGTAAAGGGAGAAGTCGAATTCCGGGCGCTTGGTCCTGCGGTTGCGCCCCACGTATTCACCTTCCCTGACCTCCACGCAGTCCATGTCCGCTACGTCGCCGCCCGCCATCGCCATCGCTATGAGACCCTTGTAGCCAAGCTGAAACTGGGCAGTACCGGCGTAGGGCACGACGTAATAGCCGAAGCCCAGCATGAGGCCGAGACCTTCGCCCCGCAGCGCAGCCGCCACGATGGAGGCGGGGCTGCACTTCTGGAGCTCCGTGTTGGAGGCCACGAGGGAAATCAGGCTGCCGGTGAGTCTGGCCGCGCTCTGCGCGTCCGGCGTAGCCTTGTGGATCATATCTTGCAAATAGTCTTTACGGATCGCCACGCTGAATTTATCGTCTGCATTCGTGATGGCTCCCGCTCCGCTGGGAGCGAGGGAATTATTGAGTCTTGCCAAAATTATCATCCTTTCGTTTCGCGTTTTAATTTCATTTTGATCCGATTCAGCCGCTCGATCACCCAGGCGTCCGAGCGCCCGAAGACCGCGCCGATTGCCCGCTGGCTGGCTCCGTCTGCCCGCATGAGGGCGATGCGCTTTTCCTCGGCGGTAAGCACCTTGTCGATAAACAGGCGGAATTCCGTGTTTTTCACGGGATGGTCCCATTTTTCGTCCGGCACGGTATCCATCAGCATCCGGGCGTCGTCTCCGTCGATTTGCTGATTGAGGGATATCTCCGGCTGCAGGTTCCGCAATGATGCCCTGCGGGCATAGGCGATGCTGTTTCTGATGGCTGGAACGGCATAGGTAGCGAAGCTCTGCGCCTTTTCCGGGTCGTACTTGAGCGCCGCTTTCCAGAGGCCCATGTACCCGTCCTGGATCACGTCGTCGCTGACGGTGATATCCATGTTGTTGGCGACGAAGTAAACGAGCCGCATATTTTCCCGGAAAAGCAGTTCCGCTTCTTCACGGCTGCGTCTGTTGGACTTGGGTTCGTTTGCTCTTGCTTTTTGCCTGGTCATAAGCCCTCTGCCTCTCTCTGATCTCCTGCCGGTGGGCTTCCCGGTAAGCGGCGATCTGCTCCTTGTGCTCTTCCCGCCAGCGGCGCTTGGCTTCGTTCTTCGCCTTGCGCTGTTCTTCGGTCAATGGCTTTTTGACGCGGGCCGTCGAAACATTCCCGGTGGACGCATAGGTGTCGCGCTCGCGGATATCCCGCCGTTCCTCCGCCGTCAGAGGTATGGCTTCGCAGAGCAGATCCCAGATGAAGATGCTCTCCAGCTCGTCCGGCGTGAATTTGCTATTTGAGCTTGCCATTTCCCAGCACCCTTTCTAAAATTTCCGATAGGCGTAGGTAGCCATAAGTAAAGCCTCCGCCATCCCGTCGTCTTCCTTCCTGCTTCGCTCCGTCCGCAGAAGACTCACGTTTGGGTAAAGCCTCTTGCACACTTCGACCGACGCCGCCTTGTCGGAGTTGAGGCCAAACTCCTTCTTCCACTTCTGCGGGGTGATGGGCTGGTAAGGGATGCCGATAGAGTCCAGCATCCCCAGCAGCCAGCCGTAAGCGGTTCCGAATTTGAAGCTGGAGGCGATGCCTTGCCCGCTGATGCTGTGGACTGCCTCGATGCAGCAGATCATGTCGAAGCCTTCGATCTGATACATCCACAACCGGTCGATGTATTTCTGCTGGTCGAAGGGGATAATCTCCGGTCCGTCCTTGACGCCCAAGAGCGCCATTGCCCCCTTCGCGCCGGGGTCAATCCCAATCCAGATCATTTCTTCTTCTCCTCCCGGAAAACCTTGCCGCCGAGATAGAGCTTGTAACCGGCCTTGCGCAGTTCGTCCCGTCTGGCGCGGTCGGGGTAGCACGACGGGTAATCCGTCTGCGCCATGACCGCTCCGTTGGCGTTTCTGACTTCAAAGCGCAAGCCCTTCTCCGGCAGGGTGAGTTCCGTCTTCTTTTTCGCCGCCGCCACGGTCAGACCCTCATGATCCTGATGCCGATGCGGTCGCAGGCTTCCTTCAGCTCCAAAAGCTGTTTGCGGGTGGCGTCCACGCGGAAGGTGATGCTGTATCGCGTTTCCTCCTTGGGCGTCTCCGGCTTCTCCGGTTCAGGCTCTGCCTTGGGAGGCTCCGGCTCGCGGGGCATCGCGGCCATCTGCCTGCGCATTTCCTCCGCCTGCCGCGCCCGTTCCTCTTCGGCGGCTTTCCGTGCGGCTTCCGCTCTTTCCCGCGCTTCCTCTTCCGCCTTGCGCTGGGCTTCCTTCCGCTCTTCCTCCCGGCGCTTTCTTTCCGCCAGTTCCCCGTTGAGCTTCATCACCCCGGCGAGATCGTGCGTCTTGGCGTAGCGGTCCAGCAGGGTAGCCTCGAATTCGCTGTTCATTCCACGGATGGCGCTCACGCCGTCGGCGCACATATCAATCGCCTGTTCGATCTCCTTCTGCGCCGCTTCGGCTGTAAATGTGACGTTGCCCCACTTGGGGTTTTCGATCTGCTCATAGGTGAGGAAATCCGCCATTTCGGAGACGTGGGTATCGAAGTATTCCCGGAGCGCTGCCAGCTTCTCCGCCTTGCGCTGCTCGGTGAATTTGTTGATCTGCTCGGAGAGGTTGGTCTCGCTCTCGTAGCAGACGGCGGTCAGCGCCTTGCACTTCTCTTCAAAGGCGGTCAGCGGCGCGGTGAAGTCGCGCTTGACGCTCTTGCGGTATTCGTCAACGGACGATTTCACCTTTCGGATTCTCGCCAGCAGATTCTTCCCTTCGGCGATGTCCTCCTCCCGAAGAACGAGCTTTTCGTAAGGGGACATCAGCTCTTTGAGCTGTGCTTCCACTTCCGCGAAGTTCGCGTCCAGGGTCATCCTTTTGACCGGCGCAAGATCTGTGGTCAGCTTGAATTCAAGATCGGGCATCGTCTTCCGCCTCCGCCATGATCTCGGTGATCTCCTTGCAGGCAAAGCCGGGATCGGGGCAGTTCACGGCGACGACCATCGCCTCCTGCCGGGGGTTCTTGTAGGTGGGGGCGTAGACCTTCTGCTTGAGGCTCAGTTCCAACTCGGACTTATAGGTGTAGGGTCTCCCGCTCCAACCGATCTCGCCCTGCTTATAAACAACTTCATAAAATTTGGTGCCCATTGTTGTGTCTCCTTTCAAAATCTGATCGGTACGCCGGGTCTCTTCCCGGTCTGTACGCTGTCCCAAAACTCGGTTTCCTGCTCCAGCACCCATGCGATGTCCGCTTCGTGCTCGCTGCGCTCGATCACATAGGCGTCCTTGAGGGTGATGTCCCCGTTGTGGTGCCATAGAGCGGGCTGAAGGACCACGAAATCCCAGCCGGTAGCAAGGAGCTGGTGGCAGCATTGACAGTAGTAGGCGTCCGGTATCCTTCCGTCCCATTCCGCCCATGCCGCCTTGTTGTTCGGTGCGGAAGTCTTGATCTCAAGGATTCCGTGGCGGATAAAGGGGATCTTCGTGTCTCCCCTCGGAACTTCAACCGGCACCCCGCCTGCGGGAATTTCAATGCGTCTGGTTCCTTCCGGAGGGTTCTTGAATCCGGTTTCCTTGATCTCTCCGTCCAGCGTCGCAAACAGCCACGGTCTTTCGGCTTGGAAGAGGATGTCGTAGGGGTGGTGATCGATCTCGTGCTCAGGGTGCAGGGCGGCGTAGAAGTCCCGCACCGCGCCCTCCATGAGGTGTCCGCGCCCCACATAGTCCTTGTCGCTGATATCCTTCCGCGCCCGGCGTCCGGTTTTGATTTCCCAAAGTTCGGTCCTCGTCTGCCATTGGGAAAATCCGCATATGGCGGCGGCTTCGCTCGCGCCGATCCCCTGCCGCTGCCGCCCTTCCAGCCAGCTCTCACGGTCCAGGAATGTGATTCTTTTAAGCATGGTTTGCATTTCCCTTCTGGCTGTGTTATTCTAGGAGACGAGATAGCTTCACAAACCTTCTCGCCCCAGCCGCTCCGGATGCGCCAACATCCGGGCGGCTTTTCATTTTTCCATGCTGTATTTGGCGTACTTCATGGGTTCGCCGTTGCGGTCCGTTCCCTCGACGATGGTGGTGCTAATCTCATAGCCGTCGCGCCGGAGGTCGAACACTCTGGCCCCCAGCCGGTAGCACCCGTATTGCTCCAGCGCTTCCATCGGGGTGATGCTTCCCTTTTCCTGAAGGTGCTTGAGGATTCTCTGCTTGTCGCTCATGCTGTCGCCTCCAATTTCTTCGCCGCGTATTTCTCGCGCCGCTTGGCATTGATCTCGTCCTTGTGCTTGTCCCACCAGGCACGTTTGATTTCCCTGCTACGCTCCGGGTTCGCTTTCCGCCATTCCGCGCTTCTCGCCTTGTTTTCCTCCCTGTGGTATGTGAGATACTGTTTGGAGTAGGCGTTGTGCTCGTCCTTATGAAGCAGATGGTAGCTTCTCTGATACTCCGCGATGGATTCCCGGTTGGCGTCTGTGTAGGCTTTCCGGCGCTCCATAATGTTCGGCTTGTGTTCGGAGAAGTATCGCTGCCTGTACGCCTTGATTTCATCCGCGTGGGCGGCGGCATACTCGCGGTTTCGTGCGTTGATGCGCTCTTTGTTCTTTCGGTAGTATTCCCTGTCCGCTTTCCGCTTCCGCAGGCGCTTCGGTTCGGCTCGTTCATCGAGTATGCTTTGGTCGCGGAGGCGTGCGGCTTCTACTTCAGACGGGTCGTAGTCGTGCTGGTTTTCTATCTCCGCGTCGAACTCCGCCAGTTCCGCCAGTTCCTCTTGGGTGAAGGGGATCAAAGCACTCATGAGCGGTCGTCTCCATCCTGTTCGTCTTCGTCTAAACAGGCTTCCAAATCTGCAAGCTCCTTCTGAAGTGCCTGGATGCGCCGCTTGACTACGGCGATTTCTTCTAAAATGCTAATTGCCCTTCGACCTCCTTCTTTGCTTCCTTTTCTGTCCGGTCCCGCTCGGCCTTATACGCGACATATTTCTGCCGGTAACGGTAACTCGCTCCGAAGATGTTCCATGCGGCCTTCGCCACGTTGGGTTCGTACTTCCCTATCAGTTCCAGGTCGTCCACGGCGCGGTAGCTGATAGGGCATCCGCAGCACCCCGTCCTGGAGAGACCGTAGACCTCGTAGGCGTCGGAATATCGGATGCCGTATTCTTCTTTGTACCAGGCTTTGTCTCCGTCGCTGACGTAGAAGAGCGGGCGGAGCCGGAATTTCCCGTCGCCGGTCTCTGTGAAGCACATGGTCGTGTTGTCCTTTCGCGGAACGCTTCTCATGCCGCCTTCGTCCCGGCGCTCTCCGGTGATTACCATGTCGTAATTTTTCTGGACGCTATGGGCGACCTGCTTCTTGCAGTAGTCGCAGCACTGGGCGCTGATGCGGAAATCCGGGGGATTCTCCATGATAAAGTCCCGCATGAACCGGCTGGAATTGATGACGAGCTGGATGTTGGGCCGGGGCTCTCCTTTGGAATTACAGCAGCAGATGAAGTTGATGAGGCTTTCGCATTTTGGATACCGTTCCTTCAGCTCCGCCCGCTTTGCTTCCTTGTCCTCCGCCGCGTTGTATTCGTCGGCAATGGTCATGGGGACGTCCTTCTTCTGCCATTCTTCCAGTTGATAGCTCATGATCTTGCTGACAAATGGGATTCCGTACTTCCGGGAAGCCTGGACGATGTTGACCTTTGGCCGCACCGTTTCGATTTCCACGCCGTATTTCTCTGAGGTCGCCGCAACGTGGTCCTTCGTCGCCTGCATTTCCAGCCCCGTATTGAAGAATACATACTTCACCGGCGGCAGCTTGAAGATGGTCCGTGTCCGCTCGATCAGGTCAAGAAGGATGTCGCTGTCTGCCCCGCCGCTGTAGGAGCAGATCGCCTTTGGGTGTTCCCGGAGTCTCCGGGCGACAATACCCTGTATGGCCTGAAATTTATGAGGAGCATCAAAGTCGGCGTATTCGGGCCGGTCAGTATAAACGCGGCTGTAATAGGTTTCTCCCATTAGCGGCTCGCCACCGCCTTTGCGACCTGGACCTTGCTGTTGTAGCCGGGAGGCAGGCTGTACCGGCGCTTCAGCGTCTTGAGGCTAATTCCCAGCCACGCCGCCGTCTCCGTTTTTGTCAGGACTTCCTTGTTGGGAAACGCCTTGTCCAGCCGCTCAAGGATGTCCCGGTAATCGGGATTCTCTCTAGGCATCTGCTTCCTCCCTCCCCGTCATGAGATAGTCCATTGTCACGCCGAAGTAGTCTGCTATGCACTTGAGGTTGTCAGCACGGGGGCTGCACTCTTTCCACTTGCTGATGGTTCCGTTGCTGAGCCCCGTTTGTTTTTCAAGCGCTGCAATCGTCAGGTCGTTTCGCAGGCAAAGCTCCTTGATTCGGTAAAGATCCAAGTAATAACCTCCTTTCCCGTTGGGACATATTGAATATCGCCATCCCTCTTGACAGCGGATAGAAAATGTTCTATGATTGCTTTGCCGAAACAACAAGAGATTTTCTATTGAGGCCCGCTGTCAGAGGGGGGCTTGGGTTTTGTTTACCCTATGGCGCTAGTATACTAGCGAAAATCCCGGTTGTCAATAGAAAGTTTCTATGTTTGCCAAAAATTTTCTATTGGGGGTGCTCCAGTGAAGCAGCCGGAAGACAAGGAAACAATCCAGGCCGAAAACAAAGAATGTGTCTTGAAAATAAGGGGGATTCTTCATGGGATGGGGAAATCCATAACTCTTATGGAAGCGGATCTTGGGTTTGGAAACGGTTCGGTCGGAAAATGGGCAAACGGAGTAAGAAGACCGCCGCTTGATCGTCTGCAAATGATTGCTGCTTATTTGGGAAAGCAGGTTGCAGATATTTACCCAAGCATGGGTGAAGAAACAAAAACGCCCGCCCCCGAAGAAGGGAGCGGGCGCTACGGGCTGACAACCGCAGAATGGAGAGTAATTGGTCATCAGTTTAGAAATGCTTTGGCTAATAATGCAAAAGCTCCAGCTTATTTGAGCAACGAAAAGACGGGGCTTTCAGAAGAAGAAGTAGAGCTGTTTCTTGACGGGAAATATCAGGTGTCAAAAGACCAGATAACAGAGATGGCCGCGCTGCTGGGGAAGTCTCTTAATGATTTGATCGGCGCGTATGAGTTGGCCTTCGACCGTCCGGACAACGCTAGTCCCGCTGTGCGGCTGCAAGAGCTTGCATCTCAGTTTCCTCCAGAAGCTGCAAAGGCGGCACTCCGTTTGTATGAGCTATCCAAGTTAAGCCCAGACAGCGTATCAATGTACTCTGCTGTTCTATATCAAGCGCTGCAAAACCTGAAATGAGATTGTTGAGTTTATCGTTATTCATTTCATTTCACTCCCTCTGATCGCATTATATGCGAATGTTTTGTCGTTTGTGGTCGGAAGGAGGCTCTTCCGCCAAGTTTTTTACAATGGCGTCGATTATTCAATAAAAGCGGGAGCGGCCTAGCCGCCAAGCATCGTACCGCTCCCACCTTGCCTTGGGTTCATGGTCTGATATTAACGGATTGCATTACATCATTCAATTTCCATGTTTCGCCAAGGAGGGTTTTTCATGGTTCAAAATCTGTCAGATTCCGTCACGAGTGAGCAGGAGTTGATATTTTTGATGCAGTATGACATGCGAAGCGACATTCTGGAAATCAAAGCAGTTGCCGCAGCGAACCGCCTGAAGCCAAAGCAAATCCTCATCCTTCTTGAAAAGAACGGCGAATTTATGTCTGATTCTTCCATCCGTCGTGTCTTAAAGGAGGGAAGTGAAAACAAGACATTTAACTATGACAGCACGATCCGTCCCCTCAAAAAGGTGTTGCTGGGTGACAAAGATTTTTCTGAGATCGACAATATCACCGCGCAGGTCCGGCTAGAAGGACTTGAGAAGGTCTGCGAGCGGCAGGAAGAACTGATCGAAGTCCAGCGCGACCAGATCGCCCAGCTCAAGGCAGATCACGCCAGGATATGCGCCCAATATGAGGATGCCATCGCACTGTGTAAGGAGCAGATCGCCATAAAGGACACCCGCATGGAGCGAAAGGACGAATGGATACAGGACCAGCGGAAACAAATCAACGAATTGATTGCCAAAAACGATAAGCTGCAGGCGGAATTGCGTGGAAAATCGGAGCAGTCTAATTCCGAGTAATCGCTTTATTTTTCACTCTAAAACTGAGTATAGCACATACTGGTGTCCGATATATTGGACAGACGCATTTGCGACCGACGAGAGGTGAAACGGATGAATTACGCCAAACTCTTCACGCTGAGGAAAGACGGATCGTATCAGGGGAAGTATAAGGACTCCGATGGAAAGTGGCATACGGTCTGCGACAAAGACCCGGAGAAGCTGTTCCGGCGGATCGAAGAGCTGAAGAAGCCGAAGCCGGTGACGTTCGGCAGTCTGATCGACGCCTGGCAGGCGGAGCACGATGCCGAGTCCGCTTTCAAGACGGCGGAATCTTATGTCGCGCCCTGCCGCCGTCTGAAGGAAGAGCTGGGTGATATACCCGCAGAAGAAGTGACCCCGCTGGAGCTGCAAAACTTCCTCAATCGCATGGCTCGCAGGAAGTATTCCAAGCGCACGGTGCAGCTCCACCTTACCGTGATCCGCATGGTGTGTAAGCGGGCAGTTCTGTTAGGTATTCTTCCCGTAAATACGTCTGCCGTGATATCACTGCCGAAGGGATTGTCCGTACAGCGTCGTGACGTCCCGAAGGATGCCGCTCTTGCCGCCGTCCTTGCGTCTGCGGGAGAAGAGATGGGTCCTTTTGCCCTCACCCTTTATTACACCGGATTGCGCCGTGGCGAAGCCCTGGCGCTGCGCTACGAAGATATCGACCGGAAAAGCCGGATTATCTATGTCCGCCGCGCCATTCAGTTCACTCCAAACTTTCCGGAGGTAAAGGAACCGAAGACCGAAGCTGGTGTCCGAGAAGTCTATTACCCGGAAGCCCTCAATAAGATCCTGCCAAACAAAAAATCGGGGCCGGTATTCCCCGGCCCCGACGGAAAAAACTATATGAATAAAGGCAACTTCATCTACCGGTGGCAGAAGTATTGCACCGCCATCGGCCATGATATCACCTGCCACCAGCTCCGGCACTACTACGCAACCGCCATGTACGAGGCTGGCGTTCCGGTGATAGCCGCCCAAGCCCAGCTCGGTCACAAGAATGCGACGACCACCATGGGCATCTACACCCACCTGCGCGACAACCTCCGTGACGGAGCGCACAAACAGATCGACGACTATTTTTCTGAGAAAAAGTAGGCATTCTAACCTGCGCTTATTTTCCTGCACAAGAGTAAGAAAACGGGCAGTCGCCACGATACAGGAAAGAATGACACTCCCACAAAATCGCTTGTTGATTCTGAGGTATTGTCGGATATTTTCCTTGGTGTATTTGGTGTAATTCTTGGTGTAAACACCCCGTAGATGACGATATATCGTGCTTTCTTCCTGCATTTCGTGCAGGTTATAAGAGGGTTCACACGGCATGTGCGGGGAGTCACCTTTGGCCGTAAAAAGTGCCGGGTTTTTCGTAGAATTGCGGGAAATCCGGTACTTTTTTGCGTTTTTTGTTCTTCGATTTCCCTCGTTTTTGACGTTGCATATTCGGATATTATTGGACATTTTAGAAACATTTCTTGGTGTAATTCTTGGTGTATTTCGGCATTTGGTGTAGGATTTGGTGTGAAAATGTCCGTTTTTGTACGGTGGTATCATACCATTGATTCACGAGAAAAGAAAGAGTCCGGCGTCAACCGGACTCTATTTTTCTTGCTCTTTTCTTCCCTACACGAAGTCCCACTAGGTCGCGGTTCGTGTTCATGCCCCACTCGATCCTCAGCGTTTTCTTCTGCTTCTCGCTGATGGGGCGCAGCCCGACGCTCTGTATGAGCATCAGCCTCCGTTGGTGCTCCGCCTTGTCGAAGCCGCACCCGGCGCAGCCTCCCCGCCTATTGCACTCGCGTTCGTTGCGGTTCTTTCCGGAATCTCCGCAGAGGCAATTCGGCATGACAGTTGCGTCTATGTCTTTGTATTTCGGGATGTAGATGCTCATTCGGATTCACCGCCCTTATTGAGAGTTTCTATCAAAGTGTCCGCAATCACGGCCAGACTGACGGCGATATCTCCAAGGAGGACAACGGTCGCAGAACTATCGTCTCCAGAAAGCGCCAGCATGTCTGCTACCTTGGAGATTGTATCGTATGACCGTTCCACGTTGTTCTGCGGTATATCTTTCACTTCTCCATCTCCTTCCGCAGACTTTCCTTGATGTAGTAGTCGACTCCTACCCTCTGGCATAGTGCCTCCGACTCTTGCCCAAACTCTTTCCAGTTGATGTTTGACGGATGGTAGTTGAGCTTCCCGATCTTCACGAGGTCAAAAGACGTGTGATACCCGCTAATGCAACGCAACACCGAAACCGCATTTACTACTGGTTCAAAACTCACCCATGTTTTGATGCCGAGCAGCTTTGCGATATTGAGGATGGCGAGCCGTTTATGTGCGTTTATTGCTCCTGGCTCCACATTCTTGCTTACCGCATTTCCGGTGATCGTTATACCGTACCAATCCTCTCCGTCCAGCAGGTCGAAGTCCCGGCTACCGTCCCCTTTCGTGAGAATCTGGACGTGATTCCCGCTTTCTTTCAGGAGCTTTATGATCTCTCTCGTGGGTGTGCTGTCGTAGCCAGTGGGGTATGGATCGCAAGCAAAGCACAGATGAATGAGCTTCCCGGTGATATGCTCTCTCTCGATCTGCTTCCTCGTCTCGTCCACGATTCCAGGTCTCGGCTCCACATGGCTGTGGAACTGCTCTTTATCCCGGTGCAGGACGCCGGGGGCGAAGCAGTAATAGCAGCGGTGGGGGCATCCTGTGTATATGTTCAGGGCATAATCCCCGTATTCCTTCGCTGCGCCTTTCGGTTCATAAATTGGCTTCATTTCAAAGTCCCTCCGGCTTCATAACGCCTATGATCGCCAGCTTCTCCCAGTTGGCGGGCTTGTATTCCGTGATCCACTTCTGGATCGAGCTTTCGCTGATTCCGATTTTCTTCGATATCTCGTAGTTGCTGTCACCGGTCTGCGCCTTGTAGGCGAGTATGACGGCCTTCTGCCTGCCGTGCGCCCTTTCACGGAATTCCCTTGAGGCTTCCCTGCGCCGCTCTTTCTCTCGCTCGTAGGCTTCCTCCGGGCTTCTCGCTGGGGGACGCTTGTTTTTCTTTTCCGTATACAAGGGCTTCGGCTCTTTGGGATTCTCCGTGAAGCTGGCTACAGCTTTAGGATTCGTATGATGGATGCAGCCTTTACCGGCTGGGCAGCCGCGTGAGTGTCCGGTGATGTAGGTATAGTTGCAGTTCTTTCCGCCGGACACCGTTCCGAGATACCTACAGCCTTTACAGTAGGAGTCAACTACGCTTCCCATTTCACATCATCCTCCCTATTTCCCTATCACGACTTCAAAGCCGCCGCCTTTCTTACATCGGAGGAAAGCTCGCGGGTCGTCCCGCAGCAGTTCTCGGTTTTCGATCATGCAGTCAAGCATTTCTCCGAGCGACTTCACGTTGAATCGAACCTTATTCCGTTTGAGGTCATCGGCCATGTTCCGGTCGATCTGCTCCTTGACTTTCAGGATTCCCCGCGTGAAACCGTGGTTATATCCAAATTCGATACGTTCCATGATCCGTTTATCCTCTCCACTATCCGCTTTTTTGCCGTCTCGTAGTACCCCTCGTCGATCTCGATTCCAACGAAGCTCCTGCCCGTGCTAACCGCAGCGACGCCGGTGCTTCCGGAACCCATGCACATATCCAGCACCAAGTCTCCGGGGTTGGTGTAGGTGCGGATAAGGTATTCCAAAAGTGCCACCGGCTTTTGAACTGGGTGATAGCATTCACTCCCGTGGTGTACATTGGAGAATTCCAGAACGGTCTTTGGGTAAAACAGACCGCCGTTTCCCTTGTGGACGTACCCCTCTCGTTCTCCCGTCTGCTGGAATATCCCCGCCGAACGGTCCGTATGCGTGTGCTGCCTCTTCTCTCCGGTAAACTTACCGTCCGTCCGCATCTGCGGGTGAAAGGTGGGCGATTTGCGATAAAATACCGCTATATCCTCCGTCCAGTTCATGAACTGCCGCTTCGCGTTAAACACGTTCGTGGGGCGTGTCTTGAGCCACGTCAGCTTTTGCCGGAACTGCCTGGGATTACTCATGATAAGAGCGCTGGTGAATGGTTCCGAGCCGAAGAGGGCGACGGCTGCGTTTTCCTTGGAGACGCGGTTGATCTGCTGCCAAAGCGGATCGAAGGGGATCACGCTATCCCAGCGGAGCTTGCTCTGACCATAAGGAAGGTCGCAGAGCACCATGTCAACGATTCCGTCCGGGAGTTTCGCCATTTCTTCCAGGCAGTCGCCGTGCTGGAGATACGTAAAGGTAACTCCGTTTTTGATGATAGATCCGTCCGGCCCTTCATCTCCGATTTTGACACAGATGTTCTTCATAGGAGGTTCTTCCCGTGGTATCGCCACCCAAGTTCCCAACTCGTCCATGCTGTGCCTCCTCTCTTCATACGAACATGTTTGCCTGATCCGTGTACGCTCTGAATCGTTCTTCCTGCGCCGCATAATATGCTGTGTCGATCTCAAAACCGACGAAATCAAGTCCAAAGTCATATGCAGCGATTCGTGAGCTTCCAGATCCCAGGAATGGGTCAAGGATCACCCATCCTTTTTTCGCGTATGTCCGAAGAATCCATCGGTAAAGGTTCACGGGTTTCTGGCATGGATGGATTCGCTTCTCGTTGAGAGCTTTGTTTCCTTGCTGAATGGTTCCTTCTTCGATGCTCTTTCCCTGCATCATTCCGCGCCACATATACCGGAATATGTCCACGCGGTCTGTCAGCGAGTTATAGGCGATCTCGCAGTCCGACTGATCCGATCCGTCGTTACATTTGTCCCAAATGATGCGGCCTGGTCCGAACACGATGGGATAGTAGTTACACCCCCAAATAATCTGTGCCTTTGACACGCGCATGATCTCCTGGAAGTATTCCACGCCCGCAGGAGCGTAATCCCAGTCTTTTTTCTCGTAACCTGCGTCGGAAACATATAGACGGTCTCCATTCCTCTGCAGGACGAAATGTCCCCGGAACTTCCCGCCGTGTTCTTTGCGACCGTAGGGTGCGTCAACGATTGCGAGGTCAACAGTCTTGTCCGCAAGGCTTTTCATCCCGGAGAGGCAGTCCCCGCAAATAGCTTCGTTAATAATGGTTTTCACCCCCTAGTCGAACATGCTGTAGTTATCCGTCATGCGCTCGAAGCGCTCTTCCTGTTTCCGAAAATACACCGGGTCGATCTCGCAGCCGATGAAGTTTAGTCCCGCTTCATACGCCGCTATGCGGCTGCTTCCGCTTCCGAGGAAAGGGTCGAAGACCGTCATACCAGGCTTCGCAAACAGCCCGTATATCCAGCGATAAAGGTCTATCGGCTTTTGTGTTGGATGGAAGCGATCGTCGCCCGGCTTCCCCTGCGGTGCGCATTCAAATACCTTGGCGTTCGCGTTGAAGCTGGTCCAGGCGTATTCAGCCATCGCCATCGTGAAGCTTTCACTGATTGTCAGCTTTCTCCAGATCAGGAAACAGCGCGTCGGTGGAAGTTCAAAGTAGTTTCCGCCCCATATGATCTGCTCGCGTGAGACGCGGAAAAGCTCGTCGAAGACTTCTTTTCCAGGTGCCACGTCCCACGCTATGATTTTTTTCCGTACTTCTCCGCCCGTGTCCCGCCCGTCCGGGATACGCTTGTACTTCTCAAATCTGCTTCCCGGACTTCCGAACCTGTTGTACGCCGGTGCGCTTCTCTCTCTCTCTCTCTCTCTACATTAACAGTTTGTGAACTGTCGTTGTATTTGTCGAAGCGGCCACGCAGATTGCGGTGCTCAGTGCTGTCTTGATGATATTTGGAAAACCACCCTTGACATCCGCCGTTTTCCGTAAGGCCGCTCCCATACGGGGGATCTGCCACGATCAGGTCGATGCACTGATCTGGCATCGCACGGAGGACTTCAAGGCAATCCGCGTGATACGCCGTATTGAACTTCTGCGCCGTATCCAGAGTCTGCTCCGCGCCGTCCGCGTCCTTGAAAGTGATGATTGCCATTCTAGGTATTCCTCCGCTTCTCACAGTTCCGTGCCGGTCCGCTGCCGCCGCCCTCAATCGGCGTATACATCATGGGGTGCAGGAGTTTCCCGCTGATGCCGCAGTAAGGAACCCCACGGACAAGCCGGATGTGCTCGCATTCAGTGCAGTAGTCGATATGATCCTCCCGCTCCGCGATTTTGTCATAGGCAGCGTCGCGTTCTATCAAATCCCCATGCGGCGGGACGGGGACGATTTCGTGCCATTCTCCGTCCGTTGTTTCGGCGTTGGTATCTATGGCGTACCATTTTCCGTCAGCGCCGTGCCGTATTGTCCACTCAAGTTCGATGACAGGCATCTCCATGCCCTTAATCAGTACGCTCATGTTTCCTCCTTTGGCGGCTCCGGCAGTTTCTTCATCCAATGCGTAGGTTTCGGCTCGTTGTTGGCAACTTCGGTATAGAACCCGTCACCGGAATAAACGCCCCAGCAGCCGTCTCTGTCGCAGAATCCCGCCGCCTGATTATTCGGGAACTGAAGCAGCACGTCCTCGTAGGCATCCGGCAACCGCTCCTTCACGGGAATCCACCTGGGCCGCTCCACCACATCGGGGATGGGGATGGCATGATGATGTAGCCACCCAATCTTTTTGTCCCACACGGTCACAAGACCATCGCTATACACTTTGACATCCAGCACCGTTCCAGGCTCCGGCATCTTCATCCCCTTGATGTATAAGCCGCTCATTTTGTTTTTCTCCTTCTCAGCGCGGTCGCCATCTCTTCTGCGTTCATCAGGACGTTGACTTTGTTCTCGCTCAGGCTCATCCCGCACATGGGGCAGAACTTGATGGGGAAGCTGGCTTTTTCTCCTGCCGTGAAGTCCTCGTCTAGATACTTCATGAAGAGCGCCCAATATGGGGACTGCGGTGAAAGCGGAACTATCCTCATCGCTTCCAGCTTCCACTCGCCGTATTCGTCTTCGATGAATCCGTCCCCTTGGCAGAATTCACACTTCTTCATCGGCCAGCTCCGCTCCGATCCGGTTGTATTCCTGGAAGATTGCCTCAAACGCCGCTTCCCACTTCTCACCGTGATCTTCCTCCGCGCCGACGGCGACGTGCGCCAGCTCATGAGCCAGTATCTCCACGGCGTCCTGCACCTTGATGTCGCATGAGACGAAAACGGCGATCTCTCCGTCGTCGGTGAATACGGTGTATCCCCATGCTTTTCCGGTCTCAGGGTCGGCATCGTCGATATGGCACCATTCGACGGACGGGCACGGCCTACCGGGATAAAGGTTGCGGTACGCCTGCCACACCATTGCGAACGGGTCGTTGTCAAAGACTTGGATTTCAGGTTGAATATTTCCGGTTCCCATTTGCTTCTCTCCTTGCTCCTATGTTCCAGGCGTCAACTGCCGTCCGTTTTCCTTTTCCCGTCCAGTAGATGATCTTCTGGCATTCCTTGCAGCCGACCCAACCGTGGGAGAAAGGCTGCATCACGTCTTTCGATTGACCGTCGCGCCCGCAGACGGGGCACGGTTCAAGCGCCGGAAGCGCTGATTTCTTTGCCACTGGATTCTTCTCTCCTTTGCGACACAATGGATCGGTCGCCCGTCCGGCAGTTCTCTTACTCACGCACGGGTCGCACGTATTCGTTGCCCGTCGTTGCCTCTCCGCATTCCGATATCCCTCAGAGCTTGCCGGATTCGGACGACCTCTCCACCACGGAACATTTCAGCCCTGCCCCCGCGCATGGGTGGCATCCGTTTCTATTCTCAGGCCGGTGCCAGCCACTATTCATCACCCGCCGTCGTTGTACGCCGTCGAACGGGGAAGCCCGTCTTCATCCCGTCCTTCTTTATGGACGCTTTGTATAGATGAAGCTAATCGGGCGTGGAGCGAGTGACCGGATTTGAACCGGCGCTCCCAGCTTGGAAGGCTGGTGTTCTACCTCTGAACTACACCCGCGTAAAAATGGAGGAAGGTGATATTGCAGTCCATGCGCCCCCCGGAGTCGAACCAGGAGACAAGCGGACTCGAACCACTCTCGCACACCTTCGCGGGACCGTCCCGCGTGGACTCCATTGTGCCGAACTGCGGGGCAAAGGAATCGGCGTTCCCCGCAAACTTCGGACTTATCTTCTGCCGATCTATCGCTCTCCTCGCGCCCGACTCGCACGGGCGGCACGTCTGCCGGTGCTATCGTCGGTGTGGTCCTGCACCACTTTTGCGAACCGAGGAACGTCCCCGTCGCTCGCTGTAGCCTAGGGATTTAATGTCCCCTGCTTGCCGACGTTGCACCCCGCCGCGCTTGGCCTTATCACCGACCCTCGTGCGTTTCACGGCTTAACAAGCCGCCGCTATCCGGATAGCAGACACGAATCCAGCTTCTCGCGCTTCCTCCGCCGCTTGCGGGGTTTGTGCCGGGGGTGGGACTCGAACCCACGCAAGGCTCCATCGCGTGTTAAACGCTCACCGAATCGAACGGTGACAGCTCCACCTTCATCGGGCAGGCGCTCTACCTACTGAGCTACCCCGGCATAATGCCCGTCTCTCCGGGCTGTCCATCGGTCTATTCCGATTGTCGTGTGGTCAGGAGACACACCCTCCGGCGCTCACTTTTCTTGCATGGTTTCTGAGCGTTCCCTGTAGCCCCATGCGCACCCGGCTCTTTCCTTTTACCCCGGCGTGTCCGAGTCATCCGGGAGGCCCCCTTGTCAGAGGAGGGAGAAAAAACGGGTTTAATCACGGTTTGCCCACCGTCCGGGGAGAGGACTTATCCCCGGCTCTTATACCTTGCGGAACCTCTGGTGCCGGACCAGGGAATCGAACCCTTGCAGCGTATCGCTCCTGTGGCTTGCGCTCGTCCTCGTCCGGCATGGTGCCGGTCTATTCCCGGCAGTCAGCGATGTCTTACAGCATCACGGTTACGTTCGGCATGTCCTGAAGCTGCTCCTGAAGCCAAGCCTTTGCGGTGTTCCTGGCGGTCAGCTTCCACATGCCGCCGTCCGCTTCCCGGAACGTGATTCCGCGCTCGGATATACGGATAAGGAAGATGCCCTCAGGCTGCTCGATCTCCTGGAAGGTGCGGTAGGGGCGGAGCTTGACCAGCGGCTTGATCGTCGTGTTCTGCGCCAGCGCCGCGCCTTTCTGCGTCACGATGGTGCTTGCCACGCCGTTGTCCGTGTACGTCACCTTCGCACCGGTGGTAATCTGGCTCAGGAGCTGGAGCGTATACTCGCGGTCGCCGCCGTCCTGGAAGCGGGTCATCAGCGCCACGGCTGCCTGGTCGAATCCCATCTGCACCTCCGGCTCCCAGCCGGGGATGTCAATGGCTCTGGCGTTATACAGGACGTTCCGCTTCCATCTGGAGTCTTCACTGGGGGAGTCATATACGTCAACCTCGTCGTGGCCGGTGACGGAGACGAAAATCTGACGGTCCTGCTGCTCTTTCTTCACGAGCTGCACCAAAGCGTCCAAGCTGTTGATCCTCACCGTATCCGGAGAGTCGATGGCAGGACGCAGTTCCTCGGTGTGATCTGCGTAAAGAACGTAGGAATGATCGTCCTCCGTATAGACCATAGGGCTGCTCATTTCTTCGATCTTTTCGATTGCTTCTTTCAGCATCATCGTGTGCCTCCTTTTATTTCGCAATTCTGAGGATCGGCGCGGGCTCCTGCTCGTCGCCGTCCAGTGATGTCTGTCCGGGGATCTGCGGGGTCATCTCCACCACCGCGAAGTCGCCGAAGCTGCCCATGCTCGCGTACAGCGCCGTCTTCACGGGAACCGTCGGCTGCAATACGCTCTTCGCCGTAACGCTCACGTCGATGGTCTGGCGCTCGTCGTCAGGCGTGAACTCCACCGTAAGCGTAATCTTCCGCTTTGCCGTGGCCTTGGTGTTGGGGTCGAGGATGTTCTGGAGCACCCGTCCCATCTCATAGTCAACGCGCTCCGTGATCGCACCACGCGCCATCTCCAATATGCTCTTTTCCATTTTGGTTTCTCTCCTTTCCGTTTCTGATATCCCCTCTGTGGGGTGGCACGGGTGGCTGGATTTGAACCAGCGAATATGGAAGTCAAAGTCCCATGCCTTCACCGCTTGGCTACACCCGCGTATAATGGACCGCTTCGCCCCGGCTCTTCACGGGACGGACGCCGATGCTGCTCCGGCGCAGCGCCATCACGGTCCGGCGCTTCTCTAGCTGAAAGGAGGCATACGCGGCTGAGGCGGGCCGGAGTCGAACCGGCTGCGTATCTCTGTACGCCGGGGAAATCGTCCCCTGCTCTTCCCTGAGCTTACCGCCCCTTATAAAGAGTCGCGTCGTGAGGGATCTCCACCCCACGGATGCCGCTTGCGTCGGCACAGCGCTACGCGACCCATGCGCTTCTCTCTATCCAAGGAGGTCATGCCGAAGACCCCACGCCCGCTCGCCGCTCACGCACGGAGAGCGGGCATTTCTACTCCAAAGGGAACGCCGGATTGGTATACACAGGCATCACCCCCTGTCACTTTACGATTTCCAGGAATTTGTACCGGTCTTTGTACTCGGCATTCAGAGCTTCGACGGAAGTGATGTAACCGTTGTGACTGACTTCTCCTTCAATTCCCCCTTCTTTCACATGGTAAATCCTTCCTTTGACATACTTTGGAAACGCGGTTCCGTCATCTTTAACGCAAACCATATCGCCGGTGAAGAGCGGTCCGGTGTAATGGTCGAAGAAGTCGCAATCAACAGGGTATTTCACGTTGCTATTTGGAGATGAAACTGTGATTGACCTGCCGCATACAGCTGCAATTTTCCAAATCGTTCCTCCCGAGGTGAAAGCGTAACCGTTCTTTTCGTTGCCGATGACGTAATCTCCATCTTTCGGAATCCACTTCTTCGGCTCCTCCGGGAAGGGCTTCGTATCAAACAGCCGCATCATCGCCAGCTGTGCGCCGGTGTAGAAGTCGAAGGTGTCTTCCTGGCTGCACTTTGCTTTCCCGGTCTTCCCGGTCTCCGTATCCTTTGCGACGACTACGCTGGAGTCGTTCTTGTCGATGTAGACCACAATCCGGGGTTTGCTCTTCTTCGTTTCGACGAGCTTAAGGCCGCGCTCGTCCCACTTATATCCCAAAGCATCAGGTCCATCGAGGAAATAGTGCGGGCGTTCGTCATATGCTGTGCGCCCGGTGATTTTCCTCACCTCTCCGACAAGCGAATTCATTCCTTTTGTCCAGCCCGCCGTATAGTCAAGGATTTTGCTTCCGTCCAGGATGCGCACCTTGTCACCGACGTTGTACTTGTACTCCATTGTGTTCTCCTTTCATGTTCTTTGATTCCACGCCCACGCCGCTTCTTCCGGTCTGTGATACCACGGCCCCTCAGCGCCGCAGCCGCCTTCGCGGTAATCGCACAGGATCGAGTAACGATCCCTGAATCCTTCTTGCGGATGCGATACCACCTTCAGGCTGTATTTACTTCCGCAGAACGGACACTTCTTCAGCTTCGGCATCTTGGAAGTGTTTGCCGTCCATGTCGAAACGGTTTCGGAGGCTTTGATATCGTCTATGCACCCCGCCGTCCGTCCGCAGTATCCCGTACGCGTTCGGAACTGGCAGTTGCGGAGGCAGATAGTGTTCACTCGAATATCTCCCAGTCTTCCGCCAGCATGTCCGCCTGAGATGCCAGCCATCCGAGCTGGACCCCGGATGTTCCCACGAAAGCGATGGCCGCGTTCCCTATGGCGTCGTGCTCCGCGTTCACGATCTCGCCTTTGGCGTTCTTGTAGGAGATGCAGGTCGCCAGTTCGATATACTGGCGCTTCCCGTTCCATCCTTCCCGCCGCATTCTTTCTCCGCGCTTAACCAGTTCGATGGCGATCCCGAAGCAGTACATCATTCGTTCCTGCTGCCCTTTCACCATTTCACTTTCTCCTTTCTCTTTGAGTGTCCCGCCGTCTCGCAGCAGGTCCGCGATCTGCCACCAGTAACAGGTGTATTCTCGATCTTTGTCCGGAAGCTGTTCGTATACGCTCGCCGTATGGTCTTCGTTCAGCTCGAATTCGATGTACCATACCTCATCTTCGTATTCGATTTGTACGATGGTCCCGTCTTGGAGCGGAGCGATGAACGTGATATCGAAAGGCAGCGTCCTCAGCAGCGTCGTGACTTGTCGGATATACTCTTCGCTCTTTTCTTCGTCGTACCACGCGCAGCACCCGTATCCATTCCAGTTCTCTCTGAGCTCACGGAAGCCGCACAGCTTCGTAATTGCCGCTTCGTTCATTGCTGCCCTTCCAACTGCCAGTTTTCGCAGGAATGATTTGGACTCACTTCCGGCACTCCCTTCTCTCCGAAACAGAAGTACCTTGTTGTGCCGATCCCCCCCGTAGTGAAATCAGCGTAACCGTAGGAATAATGATACCGGCAGTTGGAACACGTTCCCTTGACTGTCGCCGTTTCTTCCGGCTTCGCTTCGTCGAGGACAATGTAGTTGGCTTTGCCCGTACCGCTGCAGTATTGGCACTTCACATAGTCCCTCGGATCGTTCGGATCGGGGCGGTCATCTTCCGCGCAGGCCCTGCGCCGAAGAACCTTACCGGAACCGCCGCAGTTTTCGCAGGCGGTATTGAGTTTCCTCAGTTGCTTCAGGCTGTCTTCGTAGGGCTTCACCGTCTCTCGGTACTCTTTGAACAGTTTGTCCATTTCATCCTGAATCGCTTTGATCGCCGGAACCAGGTTCATTCTACCGTCACCTTCTCGATTTCCATTTTCGGGTCTGGCCCCATCAGGTACAGCGGCCCCGATGCCACCGTCCATGTGTCCTTCTCCGCTTCCGGCTTCTGTTCCCAAAAGAACTTCCGCACCGTGCTGTACATGTCCAAGGCCACTTCCACGTCTTCCGTCTTCTGCCAGTGGTCCAAGTAGTTACCGCCACACGCCGCCCGCATAGCCAGGTCCAGCAGTTCACGGCAGGCGTCCCGCCGCAGTATCCGACGGTCAAACTCTTTGTGCTCGCCGCTCTCCTGCTCCGCCTTGCGGTCGTAGTGCTGGAAAGCCAGGTCGTCCGACAGATCCCACGTCTGCCCCATGCGGAGGCGTCCGTACTCTTCCGTCGCCGTCATAATGAGACGGAGCTGCCGCTCGTTCATCCGCACGACGTATTCAGTCTTCGGCTCTTTCGCTTTCTTCTTCGCCATCCGCCTCTTCCCCCCTCTCTATCAGCATGTTTATCAGATAGTACACGCCGAAGAACGGCAGCACGATGAGCCCAATAGCCACAAGCATCGGCCAAAAGACCATAAATGCTATGGAGGTCCCTTCGTCTACCATCCAGTCCCACCGCCAACTGTCGCTATGCCAGTCACCGTCAAAGCCGTCGCAGATTTTTGCAAACGCTACGAAGACCAGGAAACCAATGAACGCATACACCGGCAATCCCACGATCACCGCCAGCACTATCAGTAAGATGTCCATTCTTTGCTCCTCATTTCTCGGTGTCGCTCTTTGTGGCACCGCTTGCACAGCGTCACCAGGTTACTCGGTTCGTCGCCGCCCCCGTACGCTACCGGTACAATGTGGTGTATCTCTAACTGCCCGTCGTCTACCGGGCACGCCATACCGTGTTCGTTGATGAATGCATGGAATTCGCCGCAGTCTTGGCAGGTGAATCCGTCGCGGTACAGTATCCGCATTCCATACGCCCCGCGTCCACGCCACCAGACCGTCATGTTTTGAAAGTCCCTCCGGCATTCGTCCGAGCAGTACCGACGCCGCTTGTTGTTTACCGCGCCACCGCACCACGGGCACTGATTCTCTTTTTCGTATACCGGAGCAAAGTACGCTACCGACTCCACTCCGTATCGCTTCATCGCATCGCTCAGAGACGGCAGAGGTCGCCGCGTTCCGTTGCGCTCCCAGTATTGCTTCGGCCTCGTTTGTTCGGCCATACCTGCTACCACCCTGCTCCGTAGTTGCTACCACGCTGACGCACACTCGCGCCCCGCTTCAACCATACCTTAACACACCCTGCGTGTTCCCCTAAGATTCTCCCCTTCAACTGCAAACTACCCCCCACCCCACCCTTTATTCGTCTCGCTTGCGAGACCGCGCAAAATTTTCCGGAGCCCTCTCACCACGCTCCCTTTAACTTGTAAGTTTCGCTTACATGTTCATCAGCAACCGTTCGGATTTTCCGAACCGTTCAATCAACCGTCACGGCTACCCACCGCGCCCATCCCGCGCTCGCTACCGCAACCAGGCGCGTAGGCAGTGCCCGAACGGGGACGCGGCGAGAAGGGCTACGGGCGTGGCGCGGTTCGGGCTGAAGGTTCCGTCTGCAAACCTGGGGGGTGATCCGTTGTCATTCCGTCTGTAATGGCAACGGTTCCGGGTCGCTGCTGGCCGGGCCGGGGCCGCCGGTGCTCCGCCAGGTCTGGCCGGAAATGCCGCCGGAAAGCCCCGCCTGAAAGCTCGGAGAATTCCGACACTGCAGAACAGTTCACCTAAAGCGGCACATTTTCCCCGCTGCGGTCCTTCCCGTTTTCGGCCTGCTGCGGGGCCTGGGCTGTCGGTATGATCTGCTGGGCCGGTCCTCCCCTGCTGCGGCGCTGCTGCGGTATCTGCTGCGGCTGCGGCGCTGATACGGTCAACGGAACTACTACGGAATATCAACGGGCCGGGGATGACACGCCGGTGCGCGGTAGACGGGCGCGGCTGCGCTGCTGCACGCTTCTCGCGTGCGCGTAGGCGCGGGAAGACGTGACCGGCTGCGGGGTAGACGTGGAGGGGCGCGGCTGCGCGTGTCGGGCTTCCTGGTGCGTCTGGCGGGCAAAGAGAAGCCCGGCCCAAAACGGGCCGGGCGTTTTCTGTTCGGGGTTCGGGGTTCCTGGCCGGGCGTTACTTCCCGGCCCATGTGCTGACGGTGGCGGCGGCGCTGCGGGGCTGCTGCGCGTTCTCCCTGCCGCCGGTGCTGCTGCTGGCGTTGTCGGGCCTCCAGCTCTTCCGGGGGCGGTAGCTCTGACCGGCTGCGGCCATGACTGCGGCGTCGAGGTCGTTGGCGGCCTGCTCCGTCTTGGCGTCCTCCATGCGTTCCTTCATGCGGCGGAGGCGCTTGAGGACGGCGGGATGGCTGATGCCCAGGCGGGCGGCGATCTGCTGCAGGGTCTGTCCCTGGCTGCGCAGGTCCAGGACGGCAAAGTCTCGGGGGTCGTTGGCGGCCTGGCGGATGGCTTCACGGGTGACGGCGGCGGATTCCGGGCCGGGGAAATGGGCGGCGGCGCTGTAATCGGGATCGTCAAGGGAAACGGCGTCGATAATAGTACCGCTGCCGTCCTGCCGCTTGCTGCGGCTGCGGTTGTTCGGCGCGTCACGGTATACCTTGGAAAGCCTCACGCAGGCGGCGCGGCAGGCGCGGGCGAGAATCCACGCGAGCGGGTTTCCGTCGTCCTCGGAGGTTGCCAGGCGCGTCCAGGCTTCGGCGGCGATGGTGTCAACGGCAACGGCCCAGGGTTCAAGCTCAAGCCCGCCTTTGCTGCGGGGGATCATCCAGTCGGCCCAAGCTGCCGGGGCCGGGACGGTGACGGTCTCGCCGGTCTCGGGGTCGGTGGTCTTTTTGACCTGCCGGGCGGCGTAGCCGGGGCATCGGGCGGCAAACTTGCGGAGGGTTTCAAGCTGTACTTCTCCGGGCTGCTGGAGGAATTCGGCCAGGGTGGCCGGTTCCTGCTCCTGCTGCTGCTGCTCGCTGCCGGTCTGCTGCTCCGCGCAGCATGCACGGGCGGCGGCGTCGGCGTCGGCGCTGCGCCGGGTCACGGCGTCCTCGGCGGCCTGGAGGACGGCGGCAACGGTCAGGCGGACGGCGGCGGCGCTGCGGGCGTCCTCGCTGCGGATGTCCTTCCAAAGCTCGTGCAGGGCGGCGGCCAGGGTGGCGCGGTAGCTGCTGCCGGGGTAGGCGGCGACGGTTTCACGGGTCCAGGCGTGGGCGCGGATCATCATTTCGGATTTCGTCATTTTCGGGGGTCTCCTTTCAAATGTGCCTGCCCGCCGGGGCGGGTCAGGGGGTCCTCTGCGGGGCCTCATCTTGTCAACTATTATAATCGGTATATGCCGATTTGTCAAGCCGTTTACTGTTCGGTATATACCGGATTTAGTTAAATCATCAATATCTTTAGAAAATATCAAATCATGGGTTACATTTCGGCCCGCTGCGAGACTATAATGTATGCCAGGAGGTGAAAAACGAATGGCGACGGCGAAAAGCAAAGCGAATGAATCCTATAAAAAGAGGAATTATGACCGCATCCTCTTACAGTTCCCGGCGGGATCACGGGAAAAGCTGCGGGCCGCTGCTGCGGCTGCGGGCTTCAGTTCCGTGAATGCCTGGGCCGCTGCCGTCCTGGGCCGGGCCGCCGGTCTTGATCTCGGATTGCATGGCGAATTCGGCCCGCGCAAGCCTGGCCGGGGCCGGGCCGCCGGGGCCGGTGCTGCTGCGGCTGACGATCTGGAGGCCGCCGGGTCCATGGACGGGGCCGGGCCGGAGGAAAAATAATTTTCCGGCCAGGTTACAAAATCCAGAACAGTGAGACCTTATAATTCTGGCGGCGGCAGAACAAACCGCGAAAAATTTTTCACCGCCGGTTACAATCGGGCCGCCTGCGAGACCTTAAAGGCAAGCGTCCAGGCGAACGGTGCCGACGGCGACGAAAAATAAATTTCTTCCGCCGGTTACAAAACACAATCCAGCGAGACCAAAAAGACAAGCAAATCACAAGCCCTGGGGCAAACGCCCTGGGGCTTGAAACATTAAAGGAGGCAAACATGAAAAATCTCACGGTTGAAGAAATGGAAAAGATCATCAAAAAGCACCTGCGAGCGGCGGAGGCTGACCTGGAAAAATGCAGACGGGGCAGCAATCACGGGCGAGTTGCGGCGCTGCGGGCTCTGGCGCTGGAGCTGGAGATTGCGGAGGCGACGAAATGACGGTTTTTCAAATCACCGGCGAAAAACGCCTGAATATCTGGTACACGCAGAACGACGGCGAGACCGTGGAGGCCGTGGAAGGCTGCCTGCTGGATAATTTCGTGGTAGCCTGCCGCCGGGGCTGGGCTTTCGTCTATGAGCATTACCTGAACCCCTGGGCAAGCAATTACCTGGTGAAATTCGTTCCCTACAAGGACGAGGACGGCTGCCGGGCCGCCTGGGACGAGTGGGAGGACTTCCGGGAGGAGGCAGAGAAAGAAACAGCTTGACGGTTTTTCAGGCGGCCCGCTGCTGCGGGCCGCCTCATAAAGCCGCCAAAAATTTTCTCACCGGCGCGGTTACAATCCGCCGGTCATCGAGACTATAAAGACGACGGAAATCAAGCCCTGGGGAAATTCTTCGGGGCATAAATAATTCGGAAAACAAAAATCGGAGGTCGAAAAATGAAATTCGCAAAACAGAAAATCCGCTGGATCGTTCCCGTTCCCGACAACGTGGAAGACCTGAAGAGCATCTACCGCAAGCTGGCCCTTGAAAATCATCCTGACCGGGGCGGCGACAAGGTGAAAATGCAGGAGATCAACGCCGAATATACGATCCTGTTCGACGAGCTGAAGGACATCCACAAGAGCTCTCGGCCCGACGGCCCGAAGACCTACAGGGCGGAGACGGCGACGAAAGAGACGCCGGAGGACTTCATCAACATCTGCGCGGAGCTTTTCAAGCTGGACGGGCTGGAGGTTGAGCTTTGCGGGCGCTGGCTCTGGATCGGCGGCGAAACGCGCAGGCACAAGGACCGGCTGAAGGCCCTGGGCTGCAAGTGGAGCAAGGGGAAGGAAAAATGGTCCTGGCACTTCCCGGAGGATGCCGCCATGAGCTACAAGGGCAAAAAGGCGTGGAGCATGGACAGGATCAGGCTGCAATTCGGCTCGGAACGCCTGGGCGCGGAGGAAGACGACCGGCGGCGCGGCGGGATGGCTTATGCGGCCATCGCCGGATAAAAAACGACAGACCGGCGGAGAAAAGAAATTTTCTCCGCCGGTTACAATTTGCTTGACTGCGAGACCTTAAAGGCAGGAAACAAAATTCAAAATTCGGAGGATAAAAAATCATGACAAAAGCTGAAGAGCGCAAGATCCTGGACAAGATCGAAAACCTGATTCAATCCGCCGGGGAGGACAGCTACATCGCCCTGACATTCGCCGGGATCGTGGACATCTGCCGGGACAATATCGATAACGACTTCGGCAATTCGCCGGTGCGCGACCTGGAGGAGGCCAGGAAAAAAGCGGCGGACGTGGCAAAGATCAGCCTGGACACCATGGACGAACGGGACAAGCTGCAGGCGGACTTCGACGAGCTGGCGGCGGCCTACCGGGATGCCGTGGGCGTGTGCCGTGTGGCGAGCTTCTACATCCACAAGGAGAAAAACAGGCTGGTGAACGCCGTGGACGAGCTGCCGGATGACGCGAGCGACGAGCAGATCGGCGCAACGGTCAGGGCGCTGAAGCAGGCAAAGGAGGCCATGCGCCGGTGCAGCGAGGTCCTGGACGCCTCTCAGCGCAAGCCGCTGTATTACGCCATGCAGGAGAATTGAACAGGCTGCGGGCCGCCGGGATGACCGGCGGCCCTGCTATTCGGCGGACAAAAAATCTTTTTCGGAGGGAGGTTACAAAAGGAGATCCTGCGAGACTATAAGAGCAGAGCTAAACCGAAATACAAAACAACACTTTGAGAGGAGATAACATCATGCAGCAGATCAAGAAAGAGTACATCAACACCAACAAGCCCAGCCACTTCCTGAAGTGCGAGCTGTACTATTCCCTGGGCGGCATGAACTACTTTACCGGCAGGACCGAGGCTCGCGGCTACTATGTGAGCGTTTCCCCGGTGGAGCGGAGTACGACGGACTACGGCGTGACCATGGAGAGCTACGCCGCTTTTTCCGGCTGGAAAAAGTGCGTGGTGGAGTGCGCCCGCAAGAGCAAAAAAGCGGAGGAGCAGGCCCTGAAGGTTTACGAGGCCAACAAGGCGGAAATGCTGGAGCGCTTCTCCGACCTGCTGGAGGTGGTTGCATAATTATCCAAATCGCAGGACAAAATCTTGACGGTTTTTCAAGCGCCGGACGTGGAGGGGCCCGGCGCTTCATAAAGCTATCAAGAGGAAGGAGATCACAATAAATGCTGACACGGGAAAAATATGCTGCTATGCCGGAGGAATACCGGCGGGAATGTGTGGAAACGCTTGAATCCTGCAAGCGCCTGGGGGAATGTCGGCCCGACGAGTGGGAGCGGATCGTGGGCTTCTACTATGAGCAGTACACGGCTGCGCCTGCCGGATGGTTCAAGTGGTGGGAGGACTGAACATGCGCACCTCAAAAATCAAAAACCTGGCCGCCGGGATTGCGTTCCTGGGCTTCCTGCTGCTGCTGACGGAGCTTGACGGCGGTCCCTGGGCCGGAACATACTTCGGCGCTGCGCTGCTGATCCTGGGCGCTGTAGGCGCTCTGCGCGGGCCGGAAATTTTTTCGGGCCGCCGGTTACAATCCGTGCTTTATCGAGACTATAAGAGCAGAACAAAAATTGAACGGAGGTCAAATCCATGAGCGCATTCTTCATGAGCTATTCTTTCAAGGCGAGGGCAAACGGATTCTTCGGCAAGCTGGAAGGTCAAAAACTCTATGAGATCGACTACTATGAATCCGTGGACAAGCTGATAAACGACGCCCTGAAGATCCTGAGGACCGGCGGCGAGGCGGAGATCACCTTTGAGCACTTCGACCTGACGACGACGGCCCTGAGCCGCATCTACACCGATATCTGCGGCAATGCGGAGGGCGTCACCTGGAAGCGGAACAGCTACGGTTACACGGTGGAAACGAACACGGAGAAAATGAACGTCAACAAAAAGGAGGTCAAGGCGTTTGTCCTGCGGGCCATTGAGCTTTACCGGGACGAGGCGTCCAAAAGCGACGTGGCGTGACATGATCGGCGGTTAAAATTTTGTGGACCGGTTACAATCGAGGCCGCTTCGAGACGATAAGAACAGCACGGGGCCGCCGACACAAGGCGGCCCCTAAAAATTGAACGGAAATTGAAATGAGAGGAGATAAACAAAATGAGAGCAACGAAACACGGAACGACCAATTACAAGATGCTTCTGCCCTACCTGAAGGCACTGGACGAGAAGACCTGCGACGACGGAACGTCCTGGCTGCGCTTCACCGCTGCGGGATATATGGACCTGTCCATGGAATCCCTGGGATACACGGACTATCGGGGCCTGCCGGTCTACTACATGGCCCACTACGGCGAGCAGAACGGCGACCTGATGGCCGATCCCTGCATCGAGTTTTCCGTGGACCGGGAGAAGGGCGTCATCCATCCCCTGAACTTTCGGAACGACTACATGGGGCTGTATCAAGAGGTCTACCGGACCCGGAACGGCCAGCGGCTTTATTCTCCGTCCCTGAGAACGTCCCTGGATGATTTTCTCTGGCACTGGCTGAAGAACATCGAGGACCAGGGCTTCACCCCGGAAAGCCGAAAGGAGGCGGCCTGAAATAAACAGAATAAAAATTCAGAAGGAGGTAATATAACAGCTTTCAGCGCGGATACACAGAACAGAACGATCCCCGTCCCCGTGATTTGAAGCCTTTTCGAGCGGCCCGGACACGGGCCGTTCCATAAAGTCTTTAATTCGGAAGGGAGAAAACGATATGCAAAAAAAGCGCAGGACATTAACCGACGAGCAGGCGCGTGCCTACATTCAAGGTGAAGAACCTTATGACGAGGCGAAGCGAAGGCGCGAGCATGTAGAAAGTCTTTGCCGGACTGCGGACGAAATGATAGAACGCTGCAAAGCGAACGGTTGCGTTTTTATCGACAACGCCATCTTTACGGTCTCTCATTATATCGAATTGCCGTGGAACGCAGAGCAGCCGAACATTGGGAAGCTGATTCAAAAGCTGGAAGTCTTAAAGCAAATGAAGCGTCAGAAAGCAGGCGCAGAGGAGGACACCTGATGGATCGCACCGAAAAAACGACCTTGATGCAAGCGTATGACCTGGAAAAGCGCGACGTGAAATTCCGCTATATGTTCCTGGATCGGCTGCGCCTGGATTGCTTGTATTACTTGGGCTACGGGGCACGGTATGCGCAGCACCTTTGGACGCAGGACGAACGCAAGCAGATCGACCTCATGCGGGAAGTCTATGCTTCCCTGCCTGTACCGCCGGAATGGCTGTCTCCGGAGGATATTGCGGACCTTGAAAAACAGATGATCGGGAGGGATTCTGATATGACGGCAAACGACAAACGCATCCTCGATTTGAATTGGGAGTCTGCGCAGTATCGCGTGAAGGTCAGCGGCCACGGCGAAACGATGGACATTTCCAGTTCTTGCTATGTGCAATTTGGGACCGTGGGGATCACCGTCTTCAAGTACAAGGCCGGGAAGTGGCGCAGCAAAACCGTGAACTATTGGAAGGAGCTTTCCTTCCAGGAGTTCATTCAGAAGTTCAACGAAACGGAATGGGAGGACGCATGAAATGACGATCCGGCAGTATGCAAAGCGCGTAGGTTTTGAGATCGTGGGGAAGCTGCGGCCCATGTCCGCGTCCTATAAGCCCGAGAAGATGCACGAAGTCTTCTGGACGGACGAGGCCGGAAATGAGTATTACCGATCCCACGACGGAAAAAGCGCCTGCATCGTCACGGCGGAAGGGGCGGTCATCTGATGAAAGCGAACAGCATCGAATGGCAGAAAATGTGTGACCGTTTGTTATATGGCGTCGCGCTGGATGAAGCGCAGTGGAGCAGGGCGACGGCGGAACTGTTCGCGTATCTCAAAAAATGCAATCTGCAGCCGCTTTGGGATTATCTGGAACTGAAACTTGTGGAGGTTTTTCGCGGCGGGAAGCTTCTCAGCCGCCGCATCTGTTTCCGGGAAAGCGGTGCGCCGCTGACGGTGCACGAGATAGAATCGATCGGCTGTTTCATGCCAGGGGCACCGTGGTACAAGCCGGAATATGACAGCCTTTTCGCGGAGGGAGACTGATGGACCATATCGCAAAGCTGGAAGGAAGCAACGAATTTTTCGCTCGCCGCGCCCTGTATAACTGCGCTGCAAAGCTGCGCCGGGGCGACCTATTCCGCGCCCGCAAGCACTATAATGTCGCCGCCGCCTGCCTCCGGGCGGGCGGCCTGACGGAGGACACGATCCGCCGCATAGCGGCCCTTGAAAATTCTTTTTCCGGCCCGGTTACAAAACCGGCCTGAGCGAGACCATATAAGCAGCAACGGCGCAAGCCGGTAACTTGAAAGGAGATCACCATGAGCGAAAAGATCAAATACCACGACAACATGAACGGCCCGCAGTACGGCCCGGACGGCCACATGACCGACAACTGGAACCCTGACGGCCCCTTCCCCGCTGACAGCTTTATCCAGGTCTATTTCCGCATCGACACCAAAGGAGCGGGAATGTACGGCAGCTTCACCGATCCCGCCGACCGCGAGCGCTTCCATGCGGAGGTGAAAAAAATCGTGGCCGACTTCGGAATCTCCGAAGGTATCGGAGGCCGCACAGAGGGCTACCCCATGGAACACCTGTACGCAGAATCGCACAACATTTCCGGCACCGTGGCGAAAGCGAAGGTCAAGCCGATTGCGGAAGCCCTGGACGCCGCCGAGACCGTATCTGTCCGCTGGGTGGACGTGTACCATGAGGTCTTCCCCATCAGCAACGAGGAATATCTGGACATCCTGAAGGACCGGCGGGAAGAAATTTCCGCAGAGCTTTTGACGGAATTCAAGACAAAGCGAAGCAACCTGTATATCGTGAGCAACGATTTCTTCAGCGGCCCCGTCCGACGCGTTTCGGAGAAGCACCACATTCCCCGCCGGGGCGCTGAACGCTATCAGGACAACGGCGCGGGTTACAGCTATGTGCATTCCATCTTTGAGGATTTGCTTTCCTCCGGGAAGATCGTCAGCGCGGAAACGAAGCATGGCACCGGCTACCGCACCGCAAAGGCAAACGAAAAAAGGGCCTGAAGAAATTTTTATGGGGCGGTTACAATCCACGCCCCGCGGAGACTATAAAGACAGCGACAATGCGAAAGGAGATCACCATGAACTCATACAAGGTCTATGATATCCGGGACGGCCTTCTCGCCCCGGATAAAATTATCGAAGCCCACTCCCCCATGGAGGCGGTCATGTGGGCGGGCTATGTAAACTTTCGCCGTGACTATTCCGGGCGCGGCGGAAGCATCGTCGTGACCGGTCCCCGTGGCAGCTACGTCTATTACGGCGAAAAACGAAAGGAGAACAGATGAAAACGACAAAAGCCGCCGTCATCGCCGCCGCCGAAAAGCTCGGCTGGCGCGTGACATTCGGAGAACAAGCGCTCCAAAGCGGAAGAACGGAAAAGTATGTGGAGTTCGAGAGGTCTTCTCCCGCCGGTGAAGACCTGATTATCACCGAGTATTACCACAGCATTCCCGAAATCTTTGACATGCTTATCGAGCGCTACAATAACTTTGATCCTGAACAGCACGCCGCCGAATGGTACGGCGCAAATCGGGGGGAACCCGATTCCCTTCAAGACCTGCTGGATGACGCCAGGGATATCGAAGACCTTCTCTTCGATTTGGCCTATGCTTTGAGCTGAGAAAGGAGCATTAAACAATGGACGTTTACGATTTCTGCGGTCTCTGCACTGACGATACGGTGGAAGTCCGCATCTATGACATGAATCCGGCAATCGAGCATGAGGTTTTCGTCGGGAGCATGTGGGACGCGCAGCAGAGCGCGTTTTCTGACTACGACGTTTCGAGCTTCGACCTGGACGAAGGCCGGATCATCCTGAACATCGACACTTCGGAAGTATAAGGAGGAATGACAATGCGGAGAATCGAAGTGAACAACGGCTGCTTTCTGGAGATCGAGAACACAAAATGGGGCGTTTCCGTGGCCCACTGTGACAGCATGGGCTACGTCAAGGAAAGGGAAACGTTCGATGACGCCGAGATCGTCATGGCCCTGAACCTGCTGCGCTACATGCGGGATCAGAACAGCACCTGCGCCTATGTCATGCCATACCGGGAGGAGGAAGGGCAGCGCTTTTTCAGGAACAACATCCACCACGGCGACCTGGTGGAGTTCCGCATCTTTCAGTGACCGGTTCCCGTCTTGGGGGAACAATAAACAAAGCGTAAAATAATTTCGGAGGGGCGGTTACAAAAACCGCTCCTCTGAGACTTATAAGGCGCAAAACAAAAAACGATAGGAGGAACACGCATGATTTCTACCTGTGAATTTCTCGGAATTTATGCCGAAACCATTGAGCGCGTCGCAAAAGAGTGTGAGGACACCATGGAAAAGCTGGGATTTTCCATCCGCGAGATTGATGACATGAACGACTACGCAAAGGAGGAATTTGAAGATATCGGAAGGCTCAATGAAATCACCGACTCCATCATCGGCGCTTACTATCGCGCAACCGAGTACATGATCCATCAGAAATTCCCAAAGCTGGAAGTGACGTACTATGTTGACGGCTACTGCTCCAGCCTGGAAGTCGGTGACCTTCCCGAACCCATGACGGAAGAAGAAATCTGTGAAGACTGGGAGAAAGCCCTGGAAACCATGACCTACAGCGACATTTCCCGGACCATCCGCTGGGGCTTCTCGCTGGAAGACCTGCGGGAGCTTATGCGCCTCCACCGGGAAGATATCCAGCGGGAGAAGATCGAAGACCTGCTGGAAGACTGCAACTTCCATACCTTCTGCGGCTGTCTCAGCGAAGATGACTACGACGGCGCGGAAGCGGAGATCAAGAGAATCGAGGAGGAATGAACATGGCAAAGATACCGACCAGAGCGAATATCGAAAAGCTCGCCAGAGAGCTCCGCAAATTCCTGCTGGACCGGGATATGTGGGTGGACACCACCATCTACTTCAACGGCAAAGCGTTCTCCACCGATGACCGTCACGGTCGATACTGCTACAATGACCCTCACAACCTGATCGTCCTGGAGAACGAAGACCCCCGCCGCATCACCGAGTACGCCGGGGACATCCTCACCATGACCTTTGAAGGCCCGCTATATGATGCCCTGAACTATGGAGAACCGTCTTGGAGGGTGGAGGAAGAACTGCGAGCGATCTTCAAAAAGTACGGCCTGTACTACGAGCTTGGCAATGCGTGGAACCTCACCGCCGTTGCCGAATAATTTCGGAAAGGAGAATACGAACATATGAAAAAGCCCTTTGTCGTGACATTCACCGTCACCTACACCAACCGCATCATCGTAAATGCCGAATCCTCGGACGATGCCGAAGAATACGCCGCCTATCTTTACGAGGAAAACTTATACGATCCGGAGCGCAACGGCTACGACGGCTGCACCCTGGACGTAACGGACGCCAACGATGACGATATCGCAATACTCAAATTCGACACCTACACCGCCGAATATGGAGAAGATAAAGACGAGGAGGACTGACAATGCGCAAAGAAAACATCCGCGTGACCCTGACGGCGCGGGAGCTGGCCCTGCTGATCGACGCCGTTCTCGGCAAGATCGAAGCCGTGACGAAGACCCGCGCCTATCTCGCGGAGTGCCCGGAGGCCATGGAGGCCATCATCCGGCACTATTGCGAGCTGCGCGACCTGAACACGAAGCTTTGCAAGCTGGGAGAGGAGGACTGAAAATGACGATCCCTCAATACGTCCAAGAGCTTATGTCCCGCTCCGAGTTTGCCCTGGGGCCGGTGCATGAACGCGCCTCCCCCGGTTACACCATCTGGATCACCAAGGCCACGCCCTATACCAAAGCGGACACACTGTATCAGGAATGTGACCGGCTGTGCCGCTGGGCAAAGCGGAACTACGCCGACGCGGAAATCCTGAGCTGCCCGGAGAAGACACACTACCGGGCGCAGCGGGCGCTTGTCACCGTCACCGACCCCTGCATGAAGTACATGGAAAAATACATAAGGAGGTAGCGCAAATGGAGAATGTTATATCTATCCGAAATGATGCTTCTTTCCGGGCAGAAATCTCCCTGGACAGTCTCATCCGTCTTGATCTTTCCGCCTGGAAAAAGCTCTGCAAAATGTTCCGGCTCTTTCCCTTCCAGAACGACGCCGCGATCCAAAAGCTTGACGCCTGGTTCACGGAGGCGGTGTCGCTGGAAAAGGGCTGCGCCGAATATGCGGCCATGTCCTATGCAATGAACTACACGGACCCGGAATCCGTACCCAGGAAGTACCGGCGGAAAGTGCGGGAGGAAAACGCGGGTTACAAGCGGCTGATGCAGGACACCCGCCGTTCCCTTGACCGTCTGCTCCGTTTCCATTCCGCCTACGTCGAGGCCACATCCGCCGCATAATAAAGGAGGGATCACCCCATGGTCATGTCAAAGGAAACCTATCAGAAAATCGTCAGCCGCTATGCTTCCCTGCTGCTGACGGAGGACGATGCCGTGGACGCGCTGGACTTCGCCCACGATATCCTCAAAGCAGAAGCCGTCGCGCTCATAGAAAAATGCCCCTACGCCACCCGCACCATTGACCGGCTGGAAGAAGCCGCGCACGAAGCCTTCCAGCTCGCGGGAGATGTCGCAAACGAAGAATTTTCAGAGGAGGGATGAACAAAAATATATCTGATCCCCCGGTTACATTTTGTCCTGCTGCGAGACTGTATAAGGCGGGGAGCGAATCCGCCTTCTCCTGGGAGAAGGTGCCCGAAGGGCGGATGAGGGGTTCCCCGCCCCCCGCTAAACACCACAAAAATACATTACAAAAAGGAGAACGAACAATGCCTGCTGAATTCGATTCCAAACTCGACACCATGATGTATGTCCGCGAAAAGCCCTGGCACGGCCTCGGCACGATGGTCGAAGACGCGCCCACCTCCGCCGACGCCCTGCGCCTGTCCGGTCTGGACTGGACCGTGGAGCAGCGCCCGGTCTTCCTGGAAAACTCCCCCACGCCCGTCCCCAACTACAAGGCCAATGTCCGTGACCGGGACGGCACGGTGCTGGGGATCGTCACCGACCGCTATCAGGTGGTCCAGAACGCGGATGCTTTTTCCTGGACGGATGAACTGATCGGCGGCGATGTGCGCTACGAGACCGCCGGGAGCCTGCGCGGCGGGAAGAAAATCTGGCTGCTGGCGAAGATGCCCACGGCGAAGGTCGCCGGGGATGACGTGGAGCCCTACCTCTGCTTCGCCAACACCCATGACGGCAGCGGCGCGGTCAAGGTCTGCATGACCCCCGTGCGCGTGGTCTGCAACAACACCCTGAACCTGGCCCTGAACACCGCCAAGCGATCCTGGGCCATGAAGCACGTCGGCGACATGAACGGCAAGCTGAGCGAGGCCCGCAAGACCCTGGAGCTGGCGGAGCGGTATATGCTCTGCCTGGACGCCCAGGCCCTGCAGCTCGCCAACGTGACGGTCACGGACGAAAAGCTGGAGAAGCTCCTGTCCGAGATGTTCCCCCTGAAGGAGGACGCCACGGAGCGCCAGAAGAACACCGTCAAGGCGGTGAAGGACGAATTCATGATCTGCTACTTCATGCCCGACCTGGCGAAGTTCCGGGGCACCGGCTGGGGCGTGGTAAACGCCATGGCGGATATGGTGGACCACTCCCGCCCGCGCCGGGAAACCGGCAGCTACCGGGAGAACAACTGGGGCCGGATCATGGACGGGCATGAGCTGGTGGATCGCGTGACGGCGAAGGTCATGGATATGGTGGGCGGCCTGGTCCTGGCCTGACAAAACACAAGGCGGGGAGGAAAAATCCTCCCCGCCGCCTCGAAAGGAGAGCGAAATGAAAAAGTGGTATATATGCCAATATGGGCAGCATCATATTCAGGCCCCGCATGAGTGCCACCCGATTGGTGTCGCCCTTCAGAAAACAGCCGTCGATAACAAAACCGATCCCGGTTTTGTAGATATGTCAGCTTTCAGCAATTGGCTTTCCAAAAAGGGTCTTTGCGCCTTTGGAGAAGGTTATGCAAATGCCCTGGGGATTCGTCCCCAACAGTCTTTTCCGATCTTATACGAAGGGAGATAGAAAATATGAGCAGATGGACGATGAAAGAACTTTCCACCCTGAATAGCTTCGATTTCGCAGGGGCGATCCTTTTGGAGCGCCGGGGTTCTCTGAATCCCTATATGCCCCTTTATAAAAAGCTCTCTGAATCCCGTGTGGAAATCCTGGCCGCCGGAGAGCGGGAGCGCCTGTGCTTTGAGTGCGAATCCAAAGTCTGTGTCTTCAACCATGGCGGAATGTGCCGCTTCGCCCGCGTCCACGAGCGGATGCCGGATATTACCGAGGAAGACGGCTGTCTGGATTTCGACATGTAATTCGGAGGAGGAAAAACGAATGACCCTTTATGATCTTGTCCATTCCGCCACCGTCCAGGGCTCCATCTCCGTCTGTGAACAGTCTGAAAAGGACGTTCTCAAATGGAAGCGCCGGGGATCATATGAGACCTCTGACCTCTCCCACAACGATATTCAGTGGGCGCAGAACATGGAAGTGAAATACATCTACGCAATGGCGGGGACTTTGTATATCGAAGTCGCGCAGAAAGAATAAGGAGGACTGCCCCATGATTTTTACCTACCTATTCCTTCAGCTCAAGAACACCGAAGAAAACCATCTTCGCCGGTTCGCAGACTACGAAAGCACCGTGGAACACTTCGGCGGCGTGGACATGGATCGCTATTTCACCGCCGACGCTGGGCTGGTGGAAGCCGATTCCGCCCCGGAAGCCTGCGAAAACCTTTTCTGGAAGTATAACCGCGACGAGCGCCCGGAGGGGTACACCGGACGCAGCATGTCCGTCAGCGATGTGGTGATCCTGCTGGACGAGAGCGTGGAGCCGCCTGAAGAATCCAAATGGTTCTGCGACAGCTTCGGCTTCAAAAGATTGGAGGTTTGAACAATGAAGATCACCTGCTACCGCAGCGCCCTTTATCAGAAGACTTCCACCTACGAAGTCTCCCGCATCGAAAGCCAGTACACGCCGGAGGAAATGACCGACGAAATCCGCGCCGAAATGAACAACGGCGGGGAGACCATGTGCAACTTCGAGCTTCCCGACGGCACCTGGATGGCCGTCCCCTGGAACTTCGTCATCGAGATCACCGACTGAAAGGAGAACAATATGAGAGAATTTCGTAGAGTCAAAATCTATCCGGAGATCGGCCCTGCTTTCTATATTTTTGTTCCGGACGAGGTAGAAGACACCGACCTTTACCTGGACGATCACCTGAAAAACGTCGTGTCTTGGGATGAAGCTGAAGGAGGATTTTATGCGCCTTAGAGATGCGAAGAAGCTGCACAGCGGTGACGAAGTTACCGTAAAGCGCACCAAAGAAACCCTGCGTGTGATCGAAACCGAATACATAGCCGCCATGTCGAATGGATTTCCCGCGCTGTCCGTCTTCCTTGAAGACGGTAACTGGTACGGCTACAAAGAAATCTGCTGAAAGGAGAACACACCATGAACATCACCTTTACCGCTTTTCCCCTTCCCAAACCCGAAGACATGTCCCTGCAAGCGCAGCTCGCCTGGGATTATTTCCAATTCAACAATGGCGGCTGGCTGGTCTCTATGTCTTCCTGCGGCTCCGTGATCGTCACCGACGAGGCTGGCAACATCAGCGAAAGCGGAATATGCTTCGGAGATATGGTATGCTTCCTCGACTGGCTAGAAGAAATCGCCGACGAACACATCAAGGACGGCGACACGAATTTCCTCTCCGCCTGGATCAAGCCGGAGATGCTGAACACGGAGGTCGCGGAGGCGGCCTTCAAAATCCTCGCCGCCCCGAAGTCGGAAGACTGAACAAAGCGGCGGCGGAAAATTTTCCCCGCCGCTTCCTTTTCCATCCCTGTCATGATATGATATTTCAAAAATAAAAATCCCGAAAGGAGAACATATGGGCAGTCTTCTCAACCTGATCCGCGAGCTTCATTCTCAGGGCCAGCCGGTCCTGGACTATGATCTGTATATCTGCGACAACAGCGCCCTTCCCATGGAGGAAGTGGTGGACCGCACCCCCGGCTACGTCATGGCAATGCCGATCTTCTCCCCCGGAATCCCTCCGCAGTACATCGACCTGGGAGAAAAACCCCGCTATCTCTATGTGGCATCTGCCGAGGAATATCCCCGGCTCACCCACGCGAACAAAGCGAAAGAGAAAATCCCCATGCGCTACCCCCGCCTGCTGGTGGCCGTCTTCACCGACCGCAGCGACGGCTTTTTCCGGCGCTATCTCGGAAAGAGCTGGCGGGAGATCCCGCCCATCGAAATCGAGTGGGCGAACAGCGACGGGCTGCTTCTCCCCCTGCTGGACGCAAAGGGGATCGTCACCGGCTTTTCCTATGACGGGGAATCCGGCGTGGACACCGGCGCGACCTTCTATCATGTCCAAAGCGCCTTCGGTTCCGACTTCGCATGGCAGGGCGATCTTTCCCGCGACCCCCTTCCCGACGGCCTGACCCTGGTCGGAAAATAAAAAACCGTCCCCCGGTTACATTTCGCCCCTGTTGAAGACATATAAGAACGGGAACGACAGCCCCCCTGTCCGTTTTATCGGACACCGCACCGTATAATCTCAAAGAAAAGGAGGCATGACAATGGAACACGAGACCTACACCTGCCTGATATGGGAGCCGAGCTGGGTTTCCGTTTCTCTGCATGACGGTCGCCGCCTTTCGGAGGAAGAAAAATCCGGCTACTCCGCCGAATACAGAGACAAGATGTTTTTCGGCGTCGGAGAAAGCACCGAGCTCAAGCACATAACCAGCGCCGATCTTCCCCGGCGGGAGAGTGACGGCTGCTTCCCGGCCACGAACAACATGGCGTGGATTCTCAGCGCCGAGGAGAAGGGGTATTATCTCGGCCTGGAAAAAGGCCGCGCAGAGGCGGAAGCTGCCGCTGAGGCGGCGGAAGAAAAACGCCGGGTGGAAGAACTGAAGCGCTACGAAGCCCGCAGGGAACGCGCTCTCAAGGGCGTGGAATGGACGACGGAGAAAAAGGAGATCACCGACGAAGGCGGCAAGACCGTGGAGTATATCCACCACATCACGGTAAACGGCAAGCCCTATGATCTGGTGGAGCGCAGCGTCTTCGATGTCGGGAGAGTAATAAACCCCCTGAAGGGAGACGGTCTGGCCCTGAGCCGTCTGGTGTGGGAGAGGTTCCGCTCCGGGGCTGTGCTGATGGAGCCGGAAGAAGAGAGGGCCGTCCGCCTTGTGCTGGATTACGGCAAGTTCGCCTCCTCTCCCATCCGAATGTAAAGGAGGATACATAAATGAACCGTTACAAGATCACCTACAATGGCAAAACCGTAATTCGGCGGGGAGAAAACGCCGAGGATGCCATTGACCGTCTGTGCGATCAATATGGCTGGCGCTGCCGCCTGAATCAATACGACGCCGACACTCGCGGTCAGGAGTGGGCGGAGTGCTCCGTGGACACCGACGGCGGGATCAATTGGAACATGACCGTCCTTGCGGAAAAGGAGGAATGAAAATGCATATTTATGGTAACACCAAGACCAATCTTGTGCTGTCAGACAAGGCCGCACAGATGTATTCCGAGTGCGACCCGCTCCAGATCGTGGAGCATGAGGACGGCAGCTATTCCCTGAGAGGGATCGAAGACCGGGACAACATGACCGCCGAGGATGTTAACCGTTGGCTCGAAGACCTGGCGGACGAGCTGGCAAACCAGGAGGAGGCATGACAATGAGCTACAAATATTTCTGCGGCTGCTGCGGCCACAAATTCACATCGGATAAGCCGGAGCGGGATATCCAGGGCTGGCTCAGCGAGATCGCCTGCCCCAAGTGCGGCGCGTGGGACACCTATCCCGACACGCCGGAGGGTGCCGCCGCCAGCGTCCGGGATCAGCTCGACTACGAAGACCGCCTGATCGAGCAGCGCATCGACGAAGACTGACCTCCGCCTCCCCCTTGGGGGAAAGTGTCCCGCCCTATTCCGGCGGATAAGGACGATTCTTGCGGGACCGCCCAGCTATGCTATAATAATAACAACACATCACAGCCGCGCCCAAATCGGGCGCGGCTGATTCATTTCGGAAGGAGAAAATAATGATGCCCGAATTCAAGCGCGGAGAAATCTACTATGTCGCCCCCAGCTATTCCGAGACCGGAAGCGAAATGTGGTCTGGCCGTCCCGCCGTGATCGTATCCAACGACCAGAACAACCGCTTCTCTTCCACCGTGGAGGTCTGCTACATGACCACGCGCCCGAAGTCCGATCTTCCCACCCATGTCGTCGTCCACGCCACCGGCAAGCAGTCCACCGTCCTGTGCGAGCAGATTTCCTCCGTGGACAAGAGCCGCCTCGGCGACGGCGGATCGGTGTGCAACGCAAAGGAGATGGCGCTGATCGACGAAGCCCTGCGCATTTCCCTCGGTCTCCCGGCCTTTGAACAGGCCGACTCCGTGGACGCCGTTGCCGCCGGGCTTCAGGCGCTCCGCAAAAATCCGACGCCCCTCGTCCTTGCCGATCCCGACGATACCGACCTGCGTCTGGAGCTTGCCCGCGCCGAGGCGTCTCTGGAAGTCTACAAGACTCTCTGCGCCGATCTCATGGACCGCATCGGCACGAAGCCCCGCGCCGCGAAGGCCCGCGCCACCGCCTGAAAGAAAAGGAGGCGTCCATGAGCTATCTTTTCTGTGAAGATCAAACGGAATCCTTCGAGCTGGAACGGCTGGCAAAAGAGCGCGTCCCGATCCTGCTGGAAGAGCTGAAGCACTATGTCAGAGCCGACAAGGAAATCACCATCGACGTGAGCCGCGTCTGGCACGGGATGTATTGGTCCGTGGAGGCCGACCTTCTTTTCGGCGGTGAAGTTGTCCGCCATTACGAAGCCTTTGATTTGCTGGAGCTGGCTCTGAACGAGCTGGAGCTTTCCGTTCTCTGCCGCTCACGCGCCACCGCCTGACCCCCGTCCCGCCGCAGCGGTCGCGCCCCCTCCGGGAGGGGGCTCCGGCGAAGCCGGTGGGGGAGCAAGCGGGCGGCATACTCTTGAAATGCGCCACGCAAAAGACCTCCGCCCCGCCCTATTATCGTCCCAAAGGAACACATATCGAAAGGAGAAAAACGAAATGGCTACTTTCTACGAAGCGAATGTCGAAGACAATTTCAGCAGCATGAACCTAAAAAATAACACCGTTCACCACGAACTGATCTGCGAGTACATGACCAACCTCTACGCCCGGAAGAACGATGACTACGGGGACAGCTTCCACCTGACCTTCCTGGAAGAGGGCTGGGCGATGCCCCGCATCCGCCTGTCGGATAAGCTGAACCGCTTCAAGATGCTCTCCCGCGCCGGGGATTCCAAAGTCAAGGACGAATCCCTGCGGGACACCCTGATCGACCTGGCGAACTACGCCGTCATGTCCGTCATGGAGCTGGACCGGCTGACGGCAGAGGCGGCGAAAGAAAAACCGTCGGACGCCAGCGACTACGGCTTCGTGACGGCGGAGCAGGCCGCAGAGAACTTCGCCAAGGCCGCCGCTGCAGCCTTTGGCGACAAGGAGGAGGAAGAAAAACCGAAAAAGGATCTGACCCGCATGGTGGTCGAGCACACCGACGGCAGCCTGACCTGTCCAATCTGCGGCGGGGAGATCGTCTGCAATTCTTACGGGGATATGCCCGACTGCTGTCTTTGCTGCGGGCAGAAGCTCAAGTATCCGGAGGTATCCGTATGAGCGGCATCTATATTCCAAACGCTCAGATTCCGCAACTCGGCCACAGAATCTCGGTTTTGTCTGACGGTCATGCCTACTACGAGGACATGGCTAATCCATACGTGGATTTAGGATTGGTAACTCCCGTCCCCGACCACGGGCGGCTCGGAGACCTTGACGCACTGGAGGACAAGTGCGATGACCCCCATTGGTGCGTGTGGTTGTCTGACATCGAGGACGCGCCGACGGTCATCCCGGCAGATAAGATCGGAGGGCAGGACGAATGAACAAGGACGAAAAGTGGTACGTCACCACGACCAAAGACTATATCGCCGTGAAGCCCGATGGTCATGTCGTAATCTGCCGTCAGGACATGCATACGGGGAAATTTCGGGTCATGCCATTAATGGTTGATATGGACGGCTGGGTTCGCGTAGTCGAGAATACACAGATGGACGGGGGGCAGGACGAATGAGACTGACAAAACGCAATGCTGACGGGATAGCGTGTAGCGCGAAGCCGTTTGAGATTTCAACGTTTAATATGGTGGAAAAGCTCGCAGCCTATGAGGACGCAGAGGAACAGGGACGGTTGGTGATTCTGCCGTGCAAGGTTGGAGATACGGTTTATGTCCTGCGATGCGGCTTAGGCGCTAATTTCCTCTCTGTATATCCTTCCTCCGTAATAGGTTTCAAGATTGGCAGAATTGAAAACACTATCGAAGTTGACCCTTCATATCAAGGCTATAGTGAGTGTTACAGCGCGAAGGACTGGGGCGTCTATGTGTTCCCGACCCGTGAAGAAGCCGAAGCCGCGCTGAAGGGAGGGAAGGACGATGAATGATGACTATGTGAAAAGGTCAGATGTTCATAAGGCGTTTCAGCCGAAATATGCCCCGGCGATAAACCGCACATTTTCCGCCATGATTGATAGTGTTCCCGCCGCCGATGTGGTGGAGCGCAAGACCGGGGAGTGGATACCCCATAAAACCAAAACGGGGAAAAATTGGTGGGCTTGCTCTTTGTGCGGGTTTGTTAGTGAGCATAAGGCACATCACAACTTCTGCCCCAACTGCGGTGCAGATATGCGGGAGGTCTGACAATGCCTGACAACATCGACTTCAACGAACTCACTTCCTGCGCCGCACAGTTCGCCAAAGACCTGCGCGAATTTTACGCCGTAGATCGTCGGAGGAATCAGTTCACCCGCTCCCTGCTGAATGAATCCGCCGACATCATCGAGCGGCTTCTCAGGGCGCAGGAGGAAAGATTCCGAGTGCTGGACGCCACGAAGCTGCTGAAACGGCAGACCGTGCGGGACGTTGACGGAAATGCCCACCTGCGCACCAGCGACGAGGCGGGCTGGCTCGATCCTGTGACCCGGCTGGCGCTGCTGGAAGACATCGTGGAAGAAGCAAGGAGGTAAACAATGAGCATACTGATTAAGGAACTTCATCTTCCAACGGAACACCTCTACCCACTGCATTTGACAATCTATTCCGATGGCTCTGTCTTCTGCGGTCACGGGATAGGGAAGCGTAGCTATGAAGCCGTTGAAGTCCCCGTTCCTCACGGTAGGCTTGTCGATCTGGACAAGATAGAAAACGAAATAGCACAGCTTTCACCGGAAGACTATACGACTGGAGGAATAAGGCTAATTCTTGATTACGCTCCCACTATCATCCCGGCAGAGGAGGATTCACCATGACCCTTTACGAGAGGTTCAAAAACCAATCCCCGGAAGAACTGGCAAAGTATTTCAGCCAAAAGTTCATCTGCCCGGACAAGTTTGAGGAATATCGTCCCGACAGGTGTTCGGATTGCCGCCAGTGCTGGCTTGACTTTCTCAACACGGAGGTGTCCGATGCCGAAGAATAAACCGTCTCTTCGCCCCGGCCGCCAGTCGAAGAAGCGAGACCCGGAACAGCTTTACAACACCCTTTGCGGGATGTACCCGCAGTACATGGCAGCCGAATACTTCAAGAAGCTGATGGGCTACGCGCCCCCGCAGGAGTGGCGCAGACCCGAACCCACCCTGCATATCTTTTCGGAGGAGGAAAAACATGGAACGACTGACTGAATGGCGCGGGGAACACGCCGCCGTAGTCAACCACCACGCCAACTACATCGACCGCCTCGCCGCCTACGAGGACGCTGAAGAACAGGGCCTCCTGCTAAGACTTCCCTGCCCCATTGGTACCACCGTCTATATCATCACCGCCGTTGTTTCCCGTGGCTATCCGGACCCCGTGATTGAAAACGTGATACGGGAAGAAAAGTTCTCCTATGAACACATCGGCATATCCCCGCGCTATCTGTTTCTGTCTTACGAAGAAGCGGAGGCGGCCCTGAAAAAACGGAAGGATGAATAAGTATGCAAACCCTTGGCTTTGAACGCTTTGATAGAGAAGTGGCGGAGCGTTGTTCCGCCGTCTCCGGAGATCACGCTTTGGAAATTGAACGGCAGTTCCCCGGTACACTCTCCGCCGTCCGCCAGCTATGCGTTGAACTCTTCGATTGCCGCCGTGACCTCAAGGACTGCCGGAACGAACTGTGCCTAAAATGCGGAGACTACAAGTTTGCCCACAAGGGAGCCTGCGACGGCTGCAGATGGAAGGACGTGGGCGCATGACAAAATCCGTCCTGATCTCCATTCGCCCCCAGTGGATCGAGAAGATTGCGCGGGGAGAAAAAACCATCGAAGTCCGCAAGACCCGCCCGAAGCTGGCCCCGCCCTTCAAGTGCTACATCTACTGCACAAAGGCGCAGAACCCGGTGCTTGTTGCGCTGCAAAACCTGGAAGACAGCCCCGTAATAATGACCTGCGGGACCGGAACCAGGAGATACCCGGTGGAGGATGCGACGTGGGCCAGGCTGCTGAACGGAACGGTTTGCGGAGAGTTCACCTGCGACGCAATCCTCCCGTTCATCGTTTTCGATAACGGAAGCATCCAGAACTGGAACTTCTGGTCACTGAATGAATCATGCATGTCATACGAAGACATGGCCGGTTACATTGGTCGCGGAAAGCAGGGCTACGGCTGGCGTATCGCAGACCTCAAAATCTACGACGAGCCGAAGGAACTCAGCGACTTCAAGGCAAATGACGCCTGCCCTTATTTGTCAAGGTCCGGCTGTACTTATCCGTACCACTGTTTCCGCTCCGGTCAGACAAAGCGTTGTGGGAATTATCTCAACCGCCCGCCCCAAAGCTGGTGCTATGTGGAGGGGGATTGACCCATGCCGAAATCGAAAAAAGCCAAGCACGGCTCCGGCAAGCCTCACAAGCCGAAGTCCCTGACCTACGATCCGGTTTACACCGACGGCCTCACGGAAAACCTCCGCAACGCTCTGAAAGCGAAGCTGACCCTCAAGGAACTGGTAGACCTCGAACTCCAGCTCCGCAAGGCCGTGGAGATCACCGCCCGCCGCGCCACCTTCGACACCCACAAGACCACCTGGGCGGTCGTTCTTCGCGTCCTCCATGACCGTTTCGGCTTCGAGGCGGAGGACAAAAAACGCTTGTACGATGCCTCTATGGAATACCTGATGGATATCCGCGACAAGCGCATCACGCTTCAGGAAATGCTGGACACCCTCTACAATGAAGACGGCATAAATCTTTCATATGACGACGAGGAGGAATTGTAAATGCCCACCTTTACCGCAACTCAGACCCACGCCGGGCAGTACCGGCGCTACGGCGACACCTACAACGAATGGGTCGTGCTCACCGACGCAGGCGAAGCGGAGGCCGTGGAGTGGTGCCTTGCGCATCTCTGCGGCAAGAGCATCCCCAACGAACATGACTTCCGGAAGGGAACGGAACCCGGCGGCGACAAATGGGGGGACCCCGCCTATTATTTCGCCGGTTACTATTCCCTGCGCAAGATTCAAGGAGGCTACCATTTCACCCGCGTCCTCCCCTACTGCGACTGACCCCCAATTTTCGCGCAACAAAAAATCCGGCGGGTACTTCTCAATGCCCGCCGGATTTGCTATCATCATACCAAAACGAAAATCTCAAATTACATACAAGAAAGGATATATGAAATGAACAACGGCTGGATCAGCGTTATGGAATCGACAAAGCCCGAAAGCGGGGAGGAAGTCCTCGTCCTGTCCTACGCCGGGGATTTCCCCGCGCCGGAAGACCTCTTCGCCGACCCCCTGGACCGGGCCTACACTCTCTGCACCTACTTCTATCCCGGCGATCAGTCCGAGCAGGAAGCCCCTCCCCGCGTAGGAATGACCCTCGACGAGTGCCTTGTCCCCGTCAACTTCGATAGAGAGGGCTTCTATGTCTATGAGTCTGGCCCGAAGGGCATCCTGGAGTGGCGCTATCTCAATACCATCACGGAAGACCGTATGGGCATCGTCTGCTGGAAGCCCCTGGACTGGCCCACTCCCAACGCCTGACCCCCGTCCCCCGTCTTTGGCTCCCTCCGGGAGGGAGCTGTCGCCGGAGGCGACTGAGGGAGTCTGCGGGCAGCAAGGTTCCGTCCACCGCCACCCTCGGTACTTCCTCCATCGCCCCCAAACATTCCAACCTGTACTTGGAATAATCCCTGTCGAAAATGAAAAAACGAAAGGAGAATCACCAATGAAAAAGTTTGTTTCCGTCGCTCTCTGCGCTCTGTTGCTCGTCCTTTTGTCCTCTGCCTGCGGCGTGTCTTCCTCCGGAAGAAGCTATTCTTCCTACACCGCCGCCCCCAAATCCACTTCTTCCCCGTCAACGCCCCGCCCCACGGTGAAGCCCTCCCCCACGTCATCCGCCACCATGGGCGAGCAGAACGCGCTCAAAAGCGCGAAATCCTACCTAAAGGCGAACATTGGCTTCTCCCGTTCCGGACTCATAGACCAGCTTGAATATGAGGGATATACCAAATCCGAAGCGGAATACGCCGTCAAGAATTGCGGTGCCGACTGGAAAGAGCAGGCCGTCATATCTGCCGAGCGATATCTGGATCTGGATATGGGCTTCTCCCGCTCCGGCCTGATCGAGCAGTTGGAGTACGAGGGCTTCACCCACGAACAGGCCGTCTACGGTGTGGAGCAAAACGGCTATTGATTTTTTCAAACCGCCGGTTACAATCCGTCCTTTTGCGAGACGATAAAGACACCCCCGTTCCCAAACCGAAGCGGCAGCTTCGGTTTGGAGAGGACGTTTCGTCGGAATCTTTGAGCGGCGACCGGGGGGGAGCCGCGACACATTCCGCCGAATAAGGACGACGAAAGGAGAAACACAATGAACTACAACACCACGACCGCCGCCTACCTGAACTACTGTCGAGCCTCCGGCATGACCGCCGATTCCGTCTCCAACAACGAGCGCTCCCTCCGCTACTTCGCCGAGGCCGTGCAGCTTCCCGAAGAGATCACCGTGGCACAGATCGACGAGTATAAATCCCTGCTCCACCTGCGCGGTCTCAAGCAGTCCTCCGTCCGCGCCTACCTCCAGCCCCTGTCCCAGTTCTTCGCCTGGGCCACCGAGCGCAAATACTGTTCCGAGAATCCCTGCACCGCCTCCGCCGTGAAGACGAAGGTGCCGCCCCCCGCGCCCTACGCCCACCTCCTCACCCGCGAAGAGATGGCCGCGCTCCTCTCCCCCGTCTGCCCCAAGGGATGCACCAGGAAGCTCTTCAATCGCAACCACGCCATCGTCACCGTGCTTCTCACTTCCGGCCTCCGCAATTCCGAGCTCCGTGACCTCCGCGTCTCCGACCTGATCCCGGAGGAGAACCGCCTCATCGTCCGCTGCGGCAAGGGCGGCAAATCCCGCACCGCGCCCTATCCCCCCGCCGCGCAGGAAGCCGTCGCCGCCTGGATGCTCGACCCTCTGAGGCCGTCTGCGCTGCCCTCTGACGCATTTCTTTTCGGCAAGGGTACGGACGCCTCCTCTTGGGCGCAGTTTTCAAGGACCGAGCTGAGCACGATGGTGGAGCGCTTCACGAAGACGGTGCTGGGAAAGGACTCCGGAATCCGCACCCACGCCCTCCGCCACGCCAATGCAAGCTACCTCCTCGACGCCGGTCTGTGCATCGACGATATCAAGGACCTTCTTGGCCACGCGAGCCCCAGCGTTACCGTTCGCTATGCCGAGCGTCTGCGTCCCACCGTCCCCACCGACCACGCCGCCGACGCTTTCTCCCGCCTCTCCGCCGCCGTCTGAAAGGAGCGATACCATGATCTACCTCATAAAATCCGGCCACTATTCCGACACCGATATCCACGGTTACTTCACCAATGCAGAGGACGCCTACACCTACTGTGAACTGCACAATCAAAGGCTTCATAAGGACGCAGAAGACCGTCTTGGCTCTGAGAACGTGGACGAAGGCTTTTTCTTTCACCGTGAATACCGGGTAGAACCCGTCCGGGAAATCCGTGCCGAACTTCCTCCCCGTCCTGTGCAGTATTATTTCTTCCGCTATGAGTTCCGCAGGCAGCCGTCGGAAGGTGCCTACCGCTGGGTCATGGATCACCCGGAGAAGCCGTGGAACATACTCCCGAAAGATAAGGTTATGGGTGATCCACAGGAGGTGTGGGGCTGGAAGGTAAGGGGCTTTTCCGGTTTCCCGGAATCCTATTATTATGCGGTGGAAGTGATCCTGAAAAAGTGGGACACCGAGTTGGCCGAGAAGATCGCTCAGGACTATTTCTATCAGGTCATCGCCCAGCGCGACGGTCTCTCCGTCTGATCCCCCCGTCCCCCGTCCCGCCGCAGCGTCATTGCGAGGGCGAAGCCCGTGGCAATCCGTCTCTCCGCTCCCCCGTCCCTCGTCATTGCGAGGCCGAAGGCCGTGGCAATCCGTCTCTCCGCTCCCCCGTCCCTCGTCATTGCGAGGCCGAAGGCCGTGGCAATCCGTCTCTCCCGTCACTCTTGCGATCTTCCCCCGCTTCTGTTACAATACCACCGGCACTTGTGGTTAGTGGTGTTTCCACGGGTGTCTCCTTTCAAAAAGAGAGGGCCGGTGCGAACTCCCGTCCAAAAATCAAACCGAAGCAGCATCGCTTCGGTTTGAAAAGGACGTTTCGCCGGAATCCGCGGGTATTCGCGCTTGCGCGGATACCCGCCATTCAGGCGAATAAGGACGACGCCTTGGCCCTCTCTTTTTTTGTCTCTTATTACATAGCTCGCTATATTGCTTCGACGGCTTCACGAGAAATAGAATTCCTCCTTATACGTGGGATATATACACGTCCACCCCCGAATAGGCCCGATTGCCGCTGAGCGTTACGGTGAGAATCCCGGTAGACATGTCATATGCGGCGCTGGAAATATTTCGTGCGGTGTTGTTTGTCGTCACGCGGATGATGCGGTTTGGATTCGTTGGATTCATCAGCATGTAGTATTCATCGACCGTGGGGGTCGAGTTATAGTCGATGAAATACAACGGCCCGAACAGGCTGTAGGTCGTACCATTGTTAATAAAATCCTTGTTTAGCTGTACGGTGATCGTGTTTGTTGACTCTGCCCGATAGGCGTTATATCTGTACACCGTCCTGCTTTCTGCCGGAATCATGTCAGGCGTCGGCCTTTCTCCCGTTCCGCTTGCCATTTATTCATCCTCCACAGCATCAGAGGCCGCAGGGTGCTTATAGCATTGATGATAGATTGGGAATCCCTCTGCTGTCATGAGGATCGCCGCATGGCTCGGCAGCTCGCTCACCGCCGCAGCCGCAAGGACCTCGTGATATTTGCTCTCCCCCTTGAGACGCGCCTTGTCCGGGTCTTCGTCATAGGCGAAGTGGACGAGATGCCCGTATTCTCCGTTGGCGTATTGCTGGATCTCAATCACATAGTATTGTTTCATTTTATGCGCTCCTCCTGATAAGCAGGATATTGGCCGTGGTCGCCGCCGTCGCCGTCCCCGTGACGGTGAAGGTCCCCGTCGACGTGTCCCACGTATAGCCTGTTGTAATATAGCTTGGGTCCGCGAATTCGATGCGCACAAGCTCATAGGTCTGCCGGATTCTCTCGTCCGAAACGGTAAGGATGACCTGGTTCGTTCCTGCGGAAACCGGCACCGCGTCAAACTTCAGTGGATAGCCAAGGGGAGCGTACACCAGCGTTGCGGTCGTCGGTTCGCTAACAGCGTCGGACGCCCAGCAGGAAGAAGGGTCAAAGTAGGTGTTGTTGGGGTTTCTTGGGTCCGCCGCCAGAATCCGGAAATACAGGTTTCCCTGTGTGTTGCTGGCGTAAAGCGTGAAGGTTTTTGTCGTGTCGTCCGTCAGAAACCGGAATTCGGTCAGGGGAAAATCCGTCGCCAGCCAGTAAGCGGAGCCGCTGAAACTTCCGTTTGAAGCATGATTCAGGTAAAAGGTCAGTATCCCGTGGCGGTTCAGATAGCCGTTGTCAATGAGCATCGTCATGTTATAGGAACGGTTGATCTCCGCCGATGTCAGCTCAAAGACTTTATACCATCCTCCGGAGGTTTCAACGCTGTGATCGTACTGGAGCCTCTTCGCCGCAACTGCCGTGCCGCCGGAGGCCAGCGCCCCCACGTCCGCTGCCGTAAGCGTCACGTCCTGCGTCAGATCGTATCCGTTGATGGTGCGGGAAGTGGGAACGCGGGAAGTGTCCGACGGATGCACGTGGTCCGCTCTGGAGGCTTCGCTGGATGTTCCGGGGTCTGCATCCGCCGCGTTCATCACCGGGTCCTGGTCCGATAGGATATCCAGGTCGAATCCGTCGATGTCCGTTGCGCAGAGGATAAAGCTGTTGCTGGCGTCCCCAAGGGATACCACCAGCACCTGGTCCCCCGCCGCCGCCCAGGTCGCCAGCGCCGGTGGGCATTTCAGCGTCAGAGATTGGGCGTCGTAGGGGCGGATCACCGTCAGCGTCCCGTTCCCGTTGTTGGAAACCACCTTCGCCTTATATCCGTCCAGCGAATGCTTCAGCAGGTCGGAGATCACGCGCTGGCGCATATAGCGTTCCCAAAGCTGCTTGGCGAATTCCGCCATGCCCTCGTTGTCGCTTCTCCCGTTTCCCTGCGTCATCCGCTGTTCCCCCCTTTACAATTCGATGAGCCGAACGATCACGGCGGCCAGTTCTTCCCGCGTGACCGGCTGCGTGGGTCGGAAGGTCCCGTCGGGATATCCCTTCAGAATCCCGTGCTCCATGCACAGGCGGATATCTTTTTCGCTCCACCTTCCCTTGATATCGTCCACGGTCTCCGGCTCCTCCGGATTGTACTGCGGGCGGCAGACGCCGACGATCTGATTAAAGAATCTGCGCTTGAGTGCAACGCACCCGCCATTATCCTGGCTTCCTTCCAACCCCGGCGATGTGTTCCCCTCAATGGTATAGACGCTTATCAGCTTACCGTCCTCGCCCTTGTCATCCTCCACCACCAGCCCGCAATGCTCTGTGTCCTGCGTCCCGTGGAAATTGAGGATCACGATATCCCCGGCCTGCACCTGCTCCACCGGCACCGTAAGCCCCTGCTCCCGATACCACCGCAGCAGCGTTCCGCAGGAGGCCGTCTTGCCGCCCCCGAAAAAGGCCATGCGCTCCCCGGCCTCCCGGAACCAATACCACAGGGCCATGACGCACCAGGGCTGTCCGTTCATCCCATAGGCTTCGCCGTATTTCGTGCGGTTGCTGTTGGGGGGAGATTCCGTATATCCCAGGTCTCCCCTGGCAATCTCGATCACTTTGGATAGGCTCATGCGATCACATCCAATGCTCAGTCAAAGTGTGGGTAAACCCGTGGAACATGGTGTTGATGAAGGTCCTCGCTATCGGATTGCTCCATGTGCTGCTCTGGCTGTAATAGATGCAGGTCTGTCCTCCCTCAAAACACATGGAATAGTCCGCATATGCCGCCATATAGTTTCGCGCCGTCTCCAGATTTGTCCCGTCCCACGGATACACGGACTGCACGACTTGGCGGTCCAGATCGTTGGCGATGATCATTTCTGTCATCGCCCCGGCCTGCATCCACTTTCCCCAAATCAGGGCTTTGGCCGCAGCGCTCGCCGAATAGTTCAGGGAGAGGAACGCTCCGATGATATTAACGTCATCTCCGTTCGTCGCCTGATGGGAATCCACCGCAAAGGTGAAATTCCTTCCGTCTGCCGTCAGCGAGATCAGAGAATCCCGAATCCACTGCGCTTCTTGTGTCGCAAAGGTTCCGAAATCTCTGTTGATGTCGATACCGGCGAGATTGCGGCGGATGCCCTGATGCACGGATTCCGTGTTTGCGGCGATGGTATATTGGGAGATGGTGGAGGACGTGTAGCCGTTGCCGTTGTTCACCACGCCGTTTTTGTAGGCAGTGTTGCTGAATCCCCACGGGTTTACCAGAGGTACGAAATACCAGTCGAAAGCGTTGCGCATGTCCTGATATTCCGTTCTGGTGCAGAGGTTATAGATGAAGTCCCACAGGACATAGGGAGTCGTCCGTTCGTTCCCGTGGATTCCGCTGTCCATCCAGATCTTCGGTCGTTGGTACAGTTCGTTCGTCCCGTCCCACTGCACGATATTGTAGTTGGGATCAACATGGTTCATGTCGTGGCGGAGCGTATACTGATAGATCGGATAATTGTCGTCGTTGTTCTGTTTCCCCAGCAGCGTCCTCGTAAGGTATCCCGCATCCACGAGTTCGTCAAAAAGCAGGTGGAATTCCGTGGCGTTGATGGGGATTTCTGTCTCCAGCCGGATGGGCTCGTGCCAGATGTCTATGCTGTTGCTGAGCTTTTCGATCTCTTCTTTGACCGTGCCGCCGAAAAGATTCATGGAAACGGCCCCGGCGGCGGCGGCTTCTCCCGCTTCCGTGAGGAAATATTCCCCATCCACTTTTGTCCACAGCAATGCATTGTCTTCCGCCGCGAAACTGATGCGGATGAAACAGTCCTCCGGCACCGTATAAGGCGTCGTCCTCATGTCGATAAATTCAATGAGCTCGTAGTTGGAGTTGCTGTTATAGCTGGAGTAACGGGCTACGCAGAATTTGTATCCGGTGTTCGCTTCTATGGTAGAACCAGCCTTTACTGCAAATCCTCCGAGAGAGTTGTAGGTATAACGAAGACGGTCTCTTTTTTCGTTGGAATTGCCGGAAGCGTTGATTCCGCCGTATGCTACTTTGAAACCGGAATAATCAATAGAGTAGAGCGCCGCGTCGTTCAGTTCGTTTTTTGTGGCGTATTTTATCTCCAGCGCGTCGTCCAGCGCGTAGAGATTCAGTATGAAGTGTTCTGCAATGTCCGTCGTGGTTTGCGGCGTGTTCTCAAGGTCGGAGATGGAGAACCGGATATTGCAGTCGAAAGGAACAGTGAACATCCCGCTGATTGTTGCGCTTTTCCCGGCGATGAACACGGGCGTATCGTCCAGCGTATACAGGTTAACGGCAAACTTATATCCGTCATCCACATCTATTGTAGATCCGGCTCGCACCGACAGAAAACCGACATTGCGCACATAGCTCGGCATTAAGGCAGTCCCGGCAGTAGCTCCGCTGCTTATCACAATGCCGCCTAGCTCATAGGTGATATCCGTTATACGGGTAAAGAGCTTGGCGTTTGCGTTGCCGACACCGTTCACCGCAACATCAAACCGCCGCCCAGCTTCGGAGTACCCGGATATGGCGAAGTCCCCGTAGGTTTCCGTGTCCGCAATTGTTGTACAACGCACATAGACAGCATTTGTTGGTATATTAAGAAAAACCTCAACGTATCCTACGCTTTCGCCAGACCTTGCGGCTGTGCCAGTGATATATGTTTTGTCCTCGTCATAGAATGCAAGGCCGGACGCTGTTGGATTGCTGGTCGTAATCCGTTGTTTGTATTTAATGTGATCAAATGCGCTGATGTCAATATAATTTGTTGCGTTGGACGAACTTGCGGCTACAAGTTCCCCGTCTGAATAACGGACATAGTATCCCTCCGTCAGAGTAAACGGCAAGGAAACTAGTGATGTTGCCTCCCGTGCCAGTTGGGCTACACTAGCACGATCACTCTGCAAGGTATCCGCAAAATCAGCTATTGCATTATTAACTGTAGTGACTGCTCCGTTGGCAGTAGTCACCGCTCCCTCTGCCGCTGTCTGGGCATTTCCAGCAGAAGTAGCGGCGTTCTGAGCGGCTGTCTTTGCAAGAACCGCATCTGCCGCACTTGCCGCCGCATCTGCCGCCGCCGCTTGTGCATCAGAGGCAGAGTAGGATTTGATGGTACTGCCATAAACGGCATAAGCACCACTGCCGTCCGACATGGGGAACATATCACTATCGCTGATGGAGCCAGCAATAGTCAGGTCTTGGATAGGTACATAATCAGGCATTTTGGGCCTCCTTAGTCATGACTTCTTTAATCTTCGCTGCCGCTTGGCAGATTCCCCGAAGCTGAGTGATATTGCTCATAGCTACATCGTCACAGCCCTTGACATAGACGGACATAGCCGCCGCAATGATTTGGTCGCAGAGGGTTTCAATTTCAGCAGTCATCACAACCTCCTTATGTGGATGTTGGTAGTGTGCTTACGACCTCAGGCTTGTCCCCAGAGAACCACACAAGCACACCGTAGATATATCCAGTCGCGCCACTGATGGCAATGTAATCTGTATCTTGCGTACTTACGGAAACAGACATTCCGGATTGCGTAACGGCCTTAATAGTCGTAAGAGTGATGGCCCCCGTGGAACTGGTGCCCCTTACAAACATATAGTACCCATTTTTATTTGCCGTACTGCTCAACAGCCAGAACATACCTGTCCTTAATCTGTTGGGGTCTCGTGCTACTTTGATATATTTGTTGGTATTTGCGGAGATTTCAAACGCAGACGCTTTCCACGGCCCTGTAGTCGGTAGTGTCGGGATATCCCCCAGCGTGGCGATTTCGGCATCATTGCCAGTTTGTCCGCTTCCGTAGTAGTACGATTGCCCATAGAGATTAACTCTGTTTTGGACATCCGTCTGCGCGAAATCCCACTGTGCATTACCGCCGCCCGGAGATGAAAAGTTGGTGTAAAGGCCGTTCTGATAAATCTTCAGGAAATTGTATAACTGATCGCTCGACCATCCATAGAGGTTGAAGCCGTCTGGGACAGTTTCAGCGTCCATTTCTTCATCTTCCGCATCAAAGGGAAAAATGGCAAACTTGGATGATCTCACATGATATCCCGGGCCAATGATCACATCCCCCGCAAACTTGTATTTCCTCACAACAGGGTCAAAATACAAGGCCAGATTCCCGTCAGCGTCAAAAAACTTCTGCTCGTTGGAATTGAGAATCATCCGCGTAGTGGCAACCCCGTCCACGATATTGTCAACCTCGATGCCGTTTTCCCGTGTTACCCGGAATCCATAGTAGTTCTCACCCAAGGACACCTTGCGATTCACCGTGCGCTCCAGCTTCGTCTCAAATGGATATTCGTGATCGACCTCATCATCCCCCGTCGCGGACAGCGTCGGCGCATACAGCGCATCGAAGGTCTCCCGGATCTGCGACACAAAGAAGCTCACACCGTCGCAGATACAGATGTCTCCCAACTCCACCGCCGGGCTGACCAGCGCGCCGGCGGCAGCTGCTCCCTGGTAACAGTAACCGACGATTTTGGCAAGGATCGTGTCCGCCATTGCCTGCGTCGCCCAGGGGCAATCAGCCTCCAGAACCCGGCCCTCGTCGTCCCCGGCGACGACAGACTGCTCGACTTCCACCTGTACTCTTTCGGCACTGATGGCACCGTCAATTTCCGTTTCGTGGATCTCGTCCACATATGTCGCTTCGTGCGACCGCCAAAGCTTGACACCACTGAACGGCTGCAGCAATCCGAGATTCTGCAGGCTCTCCGCATTTCTGCGGATGTCCTGGCCGTTCGTTCCGACATAGTTGCTTCTGCTCTCTCCCCGTCCGTTCAGCACGAGGAAGTCGGAGCCGAATTTGATCGCCGCTGTACTGTCTTCTCCCAGCAGGTCCCTTTGATCCTCGTATTTGATCCCGGTACTCAGGACGATAAAGCTGTCTCCCAGCAGCAGCGCGTTGGCCGAATCCTTCCCAAGCAAGGACGTGATCCCTTCAAAGGAAATCAGATAAAGTTCGTTTGCCGGCGTGATCACCCAGTTTCCGCCGTTGGCCGCCGCGATCCAGCCCAACACCTCCCGCATCGTCCAATCCTGCTCCGGGATCGGCACCTCATATCCGGCAAGCGCCGTTCTGGCGTCCACCGTCACGCCGATCAGGTCCGCGATCTCGTCGACGACGTCTGCCTCATCCGCCGGCCATGTCGACAGCGTGGATTGCTCCAGATACGGCTGATCGGTTTTCAGCATCGGGTCAAAGGCATTGAGCGTCAGCTTTCCAAAGGGGTCCTTCGCACGCGTGTCGACAAAGAAGGTTCCCTTGTCGATCCATTCGCTCTGACGGGTCCCGTCGTTCAGGCGGACCTGGGCCTTGATCTGCGCCATGCGGGGGATGGCGCCCGGTTCCCGCAGCGTGAGGTGCAGCTCCTTCGCCATGCAGCGGCCGATCTCCGCCGCCTTTTCCATGGATGCGGCGGAGGCTTCCGCCGAAACGATCCGGTCCTGACCGTAGGATTCCCCCGCGACGATGCAGCGCCATTCCTTCGGCGCGCCTTCCGCCAGCATCGTCTTGAAAAGTGCGCTCGTGCTTTGCATCTATTTTTCCTCCAGCGTGAATGAGATCCCGGCGCAAAGGGTTTTCCCGCCTCTGGCCAGCTGCTGCCGCACCGCCGGCCCGGATCGATAAAACCATGCCGTTCGCGGCCCCGTCTCCGAATCCAGATAGCTCCAGGGCGCCAGCGTGCCTTTTCCGTCGAAAAGCGCCCGCAGATCTTCGTGAAACATATCGTGCAGCCTCACCGTAAGCTTCCGCTTACGGACGGATTGCTTCCACAAAGTTCCGTCCAGCGTGACGACGCTGCTTTCCGCCCGCTCGATCCAGTCCTGCTCCACCCCGTCCAGGGCTACAAAGGGGGAAAAGTCCGTGCTTCCCTGGCTCAGTGTCGCTTGTGCTGTCGGCATCGAAATCCCTCCTTATCCGTAAGCCCTGGCCGTGTTGGCCTGCGCCCTGGTGACGAGCCTGCCCACCAGCTGCCCGTCCATGTAAACGCCGCAGCCCTGCAGCGCGTCGGTGATCGCCCGGGCCAGGTCGGCGGCGGATCTGCCGCTTTCTCCGCCTGAGGCGCCCGTTCCGCCGAAGCGATAAGCCCCCGCTCCCCGGACGGCAGCGTTCAGCCGGTCCGGCAACCAGGTGTTTTCCAGCGCCCCGGAGAAATCCAGGCTCTTTTTCAGCTGATCCTCCACCAGATATTCGTTGTCCCGGATGCCCTTGGCAAAGAGCATCATCATATCCGGCGCGAAGGTGTGAAAGTTCGCCAGCGGTCCCTCCTTCGGCTCGGAAAAGCCGATGATATCCTTCACCGTCTGGGCCACGTTCCGTACGCTGGATTTCAGGTCCTCCCATTTCTGGGTGATGCCGCCGACGAAGTTTTCGATGAGGTCCTTGCCCCACTGCCCGGCGTTCTCGATATTTTGAAAGAATCCGTCCTTCACGTCCTCGATGAGCTTCTTCCCTGCCCCGATGAGCTCCAGCGCGCCGTCGGCCAGGCCCTGGACGATCGCCATGATGATCTCCGGGATCTTCAGCACCAGATCGGGGATCGCCTTGATCAGCCCTTCGGCCACAGCCAGGGTCAGCCGGACGCCCGTGTCGATGATCAATCCGATGTTCTGCACAAAGAAATTGACCACGTTTTCGATGATCTCCGGCAGCCGGTCGATCAGCTTCGGCAGGGAGTCGATGATCCCTTTTGCCAGCGCAACGATGATCGCCATCGCCGCATCGAGCAGATTCCCAAGTGTTTGGGGATCCGTCAGCGTGTCCACGATCTCCAGGACCACGTCCACAACGGTGGGGATCAGCGTCGGCAGGTTGTCCGCGATGCCCTGGGCGAGAGAGGTGAGCAGCGTCAGCCCCAGGGTCACGATCTCCGGCAGCATCTCCAGGATCTTCTCGATCAGCTGATTGACGATCTTCGGGCCTTCGTCCACCAGTACCTTGATGAGCGTCGGCAAAGCATCCACAAGGGCGGTGATCAGCGTCGTCGCGGCGTTCAGAATGGACGGCAGCACATTTTTCACCAGATCTGGCAGCTTCTCGGCGATCACCGGGGCGATCTGTTCCACGAAGGAGGCGATGCCGGCGAGCGCCTGCTCCGCCACGGGCAGGATGTTTCCGAAGGCCGTCTCCGCCGTGTCCACAACGTTCCCGATCAGTCCGCTCAGGTCCGCCGCCGGGTCGGCCATGCCCACCAGGAGATTCTGCCAGGCCGCCTTCATGGAGGAAACTGACCCACTGATGGTCTCGCTGGCCTCCTTGGCGGTGGTGCCGGTGATGCCGATGTTTTCCTGCACGATGTGGATGGCCTGGACGATGTCGGCGTAGGAATCGATGTCGTACTTGACGCCGGAAAGCGCCGTGGCATCCTTCAGCAGCCGGCTCATCTCTTCCTTCGTGCCGCCATACCCCAGGGCCAGGTTGTCCAGCATGGTGAAGTTGCCCTTGGCGAATCCCCGGTATGCGTTCTGCACGGATTCCATGCTGGTGCCCATCTTGTTCACGTTGTCCGACATGTCAACGATGGCCAGATCCATCAACCGGGCAGCTTCTGCGGTGTCCCCGCCCACGGAACTGATCATGCTCGCCCCGGACTGGATCGCCATCTCCATGTACTCGTTGGCGGATATTCCCGCCGTCTTGAAGGCGTTGGCCGCGTTGGTCATCATGGTGTCCTGCACGTCCAGCAGTTCGGTATACCCTTCCACCGCCTTCTCGATGCTGAGGCCCTGCTCCCGTGCGTATTCCTCGATGCCCTTCCCCGCCGTGCCGAACAGCGTTTCGATGCCGCCGGTGAGCTGCTCGTAATCCGCGTAGCCCTCCACGGCGTCCTTCGCCACCTTCACCACGGCGGCGCTCGCCGCGGCCAGGCCCGCTCCCGCCGCCACCAGCCCGGCCTTGGCCACGCTGCCGAAGGCGCTGCCGAATCTGCTGCCCGCGCTCTTGCCGGCGGAGTCAGCCTCGCCGTCCATGATCTTCGTCAGGTTCCCCTTGATGCCCTCCGCGCTGGGGATGATCTGCACATAAGCCTTCGCCAGTTCAGGCATCGTTTTCACCTCCCGTGATGGCGGCCCACGCCGCCAGAAAGTCCTCCCCGCTGTCGTACCCGCCGCCGTCCTCCGCCTCCGCGCCGGTCATGGCCGCCAGGAGGGAGGGCGGATGATTCTGCCCGCTCGCACCGTCCTCGGAGAACATCCATGCCAGGTGTCCCAGCCGGTCCGCGATCACCGCCAGGAGCAGCGTCTCCGGATCCGCGCAGGTTGTCCCGCTCAGCGCCCGCACGGTGCGGGAAGATGCCGGAAGCCCTTGCGCCAGCGTGGCCGCCGTGACGATCGGCAGGCCACGCCAGTCGAAAACGCCGTAGGTCTCCGCCATATCACAGGCGAGCTCGTCAGGGAGGGCGTTTGCGACGTGCGCAAGGGCTAAGATTTTTTTCCTTCTTTCAGCGCGGTGAAGATGTCCTCGATCTCCTCCGCGACCTTGTCCATGGGCGCCCGCCCGTGGATGGCCTTCAGGTGGTCGTACAGGGCCTTTTTCTGCTCCCCCAGCACGATCCGGCACACCGGGACGACGGCCTTGGCGTCCCCGGCGTCCCAGTCGCACAGGGCCTCAAAAAGCTCCATGTCGTTGGCGATGTCCTCGGCGACCTCGAACTCGAAGCCGCTGCGCGTTTTGCCCTTGATCATTGTCCGCCTCCTCAGGTCGTTGTCGCCGCCTTGATGTACTCGTAGTGCGTGTTGTCCGAGCTGTCGGGCAGGCAGGTGAGGGTCACGCCGTAGCCGATGGCGCTGTCGTCCTTATAGACCACGTCCGCCATGGCGGAGATCACCGCGCTGGGCGCCACGATCCGCTTGGCCACGTTGCCGTTCAGGACCATGTCGATGACCCAGACCGCCTCCTCCTGCAGGTCGGCGTTGACCTCCACGGTGATGCCCGTGGCCAGCGCGCCGCTGACGTTGCCGCTGCCGTGGACGGCGGCCAGCACGTCCGTGTTCAGCACCTCCAGCAGCGTGAAGGCCAGGGTGTCCGTCTTGTCGGTCTGCACAACCAGCACGGTGTCGCCGCCCCAGGCCTTGATGTTGCTGGTGCTGGCGTTGTTGGCGTTGGTCAGGCCGTCGCTGGAGATGTACCCCATCTCCTTGAAGGCGGCGCCCAGGGTGGCCACGGCGCTGGTGGGGGCCGCGGTCCCCTTCGGCGCCCGGTTGACGGCCCCGCCGATCTTGGGCTTCCCGGCGGAGACGTTGGATTTGTTGTTTCCCATAATCAGTTGTCCTCCTGATCGTAGTAGACGAGATCGAACACCGCCTGATAGCGGTATTTCTTCTTCGTCGTGTCCGTGAAATTGTAATCGCTGTTGAGCCTGCAGCTGGAGACCGTGCCCCCTTCGGCGATGCCGTCCATGAGTTTGATGATCGTCTGGTTCAGCTCCGCCGCGAGGTAAAGGGATGCGCCGTAGCTCTGGATCGCCACCGTGGCGTGCCGGAGATGGTTCTCCTCTCCCCCGCCGGTACGCTCTATGACGCAGAAGGGCGGCGTGCCGCCGCCCTCCGGGATCTCCATATAGGCTGTGACGCCGCCGCTTGTCAGATGGTCCAGGATGATTGTCTCGATCATGTCAGGCTCCTCAAAAGGGTGTTGTTGTCCAGGTTGTCCCGGATGGCTTTCTGGCTCTCCGCGAAGGCGGAGGCCACGGCCCGGCCGCCGGTGAGATATGTGTCGCTGGAATAGCCCGCGCCGCAGCGCCCGGCGATCTCCGCCGCCTTTTCTCCCAGAAGCTCCTGCATCTCGCCGGAGCGCAGCAGCTCCCGGATGCCGGGAGAATTGAGCTCGATCCTGACCTTACTCAATCCGGCAGCACCTCACCTTCATGTGCCAGGGTGTGGGCACCAGATGCTCCACACCGGTTATGGGGAAGCCGAAGGTCTCGCACTTCACCGTCCGTCCGTAGGCGTCGGTCCATTCCACCCGCTTGTCCGTCCAGTCGTGGGTGTCCCCCTTGGGGATCCCCAGCATGTAGTCGATCCGCTTGCCGTAGAGGTCGGTGCTGCTTGTGATGTCATCCGTGTCGGGCTGCCCCACCAGCACGTTGTCCACGGTCACCGCCGTCTCGGTATACACAGGCGCGCCGAAGGGGTCGGTGCTGTCCGCCGTCTTCGTGTAAAGCGTGACGGTGATCCCCCTCATGTCGGTGCCTCCGTCGGCTGCGGGGCCAGCTCCTGCACGGGGCTGTAGCTTCCGATGTTGTCCCCCACGCCCAGCAGCTTCTTTTCCAGCCGCCCGAGGTACATTTCCCCGGCGGCGCCGCCGCTGCCCATGGTCCAGCTCTGGGTATAGCCCAGCGCGGTCATGCTCCCCTGAGAAGCCCCCAGGGGTACGCCGGTGCTTTCCCCGTCCCCCAGGGCCCGGATCACCATCCGGCAGGAGACCTCTTTTTTCGCTTCGTCGGACGCGCCGGCGTTGTAAGCGTCAATGATGACCCCGGCCTGGCCGAGCAGGTTTCCGCAGACGGTCTGCTCGGCGGCGCTCATGGTCCGCAGCATATAGCCCTGGACGTCGCTCACGGTTGCATAGGCAGCCATTTTTGATCACTTCGCTTTCGTGGTTTTCTTTCTCTTCGCCGCAGCGCCCCCGTCCCGGCTTCCCCTGGGGGAAGCTGTCGCCATAGGCGACTGATGAGGGGCTCCCTCCGCCGCAGCTTCTCTCTTTGGCGAATAAGGACGAGGCGGTGCGGCGAGCTTGTGACCCGCCGCAAGGTATTCGTCCAGCCGGCTTTCATGCACCCACATCTCCCCGCCGGAATCGCCCCGGATCAGCTTGATCATCAGGCTTCCGGCGTGGCGCCGCTGAGCAGGTTGAAGCAGTAGGTGTCGGCGATGAAGCCCACCTCGATCTCGGCCCGCACGGCGAACATATTGCGCTCCCACAGATTGATGGTCTCGCTGCCGACGGTCAGGGTGGCCTGGTCGGAGATATCGATCTTCACGTCGCCGTCCACGATGCCGTATCTGGCCTGCGTCCAGTCGCCCGCGATGCCCACGATGGCGGGGCTGCCGGCGGAAGAAGCTGCCGCCGCGCTGCCGGCCTTGTAGACGCCGCGGCCGCGGGTGACCCTGGCCCCCAGGATGGGGCTCACGTTGCTCTCGCTCACGGCCCCGGTGAAGATGGGGCGGCCCGTGGTGTCCACCGAATCCAGGAGGATACCCTCCGCGGCGGGGGACAGGGCGAAGCCGTTGAGGGCGCCGTTGTGGCCCGCGATGTCGCTCCAAGCGGCCACAAGGCCCTTATAGGCGGTATGCCCGCCGGAAGGCAGGATGCTCTGCACGGTGCAGGAGCCCAGCACGTCGAAGCCGCTGCCGGGGGCGGAAGTGCCGATGATGGTCTTGTCGAATTTCAGGCCCAGCGTGCCGGGAATCCGCTGGACGATGGCGTCGTACAGCGCCCGGAGATCACGCCGGAACTGATTGGAGAAGGGCATGATGACCGCCAGGGTATAGCCCTTCATGTTCTTCGTGCCGACGCTGGGATTGCTGGCCGGCTTGACGTTGGTCTCGTCCACCCAGTTGGCCTCCGGGTCGCCGGTGATGGTTGGGATGGTCAGCCCTCGCCCGGGCAGCTCCTGCCGCTGGGCCAGTTTCATGATAGCGCTGCCCTCCTGGGTCTTCTGCAGGATCTCCTGCGCCACTTCGGTGGGCAGGGTGATAGCGGTGCGATTGGTAGAGATTCCGCTCATGGTGATTCCTCCTAAGTTTAGAGTTGTTTTTCCGCCCATTCCGCGAACTGATCGCGGGTCTTGAGCTGTGTCGAATGGTTCGCCTCCCCGCCGTCACGGACCGCGGGATAGTTGCCGCTGCCGCTTTTGGCGAAGGCGAGGATGGCGTCGGCCTGAGCATTGCAGGCTTCCTCCGTTTCCCCGGTAAGCAGGCTGGCGGGGATCTTCTTCTCTCCGGAGACCTTCTCCCGCATGACCCTCAGGGTCTCCGCCTGCTTCATGGCGGCCAGCTCGGTCTGCAGCGCCGTGATGGCCTCCGTGGCTTCCTTCAGCTTGTCCGGCTGCCCGCCGGCGCTTTCCTTGAGCTTCTTCAGCTCGCCCTGCGCCGTGGTCAGCTGGCCTTTGAGGGTGTCAAGCTCCCCCTTGGCGCTGTTGATGTCCGCGCCGTTCAGGTCCATGAGCTTGTCGATCTGCTCCTTGGTGGCCTGGGGGAAAAGTTCGGTGATCTGTTCGCGTTTCATGCTCAGTCCTTTCCCGGCTACGCTTTTCTACGAGGTCGCATCTCCTGCCGCTGCGCTTTTACGTCCGCCGACATGTTTATTTCAGGCCTTGCGGCGAGAAATCTAAGGGAATACCGTATAATTCTGGTGCACAGATTGCGCAGTCAGAATTTTCGTCAGATTGGCCTAAAACCGCAGGGAATACTTACTGTATTCCCGAGGATTTTTGGACGATATGACGGAACATTATGCAAGCAAGATGTGTGCCGTGAATTGTGCGGTATTGCCTTTAATAGGCATACTGTACCTTGCCCTTCACGGCCTCCTTCAGCTCCCGGACAAGGTCTTCGTCGTCCCAGAAGTGCGCCCTGGCGATATAGCCGCGCCACGGATGCAGGACGCTTCCGCCCACGATCCAGTCCACGTGTTCCACCAGGTTCGGCTTCAGGTTCAGGACGTTCTCCCGCCCGTGCCGGTCGATCAGGAAGGTGCGGAAGACGTCGTCATCCATCTTCCCGGACTGGATCCAGATGGAATACATCCCGCTGGTCTTTCCGGGGCCCTCCAGCCAGGCCGCGCACTCCCGGGCGTAGGCATCCGGGATCCGGACGCACTGGAAGCTGTGCCAGGCGTCCTCCACGTTGACGTGCCCGGTCTGCAGCGGGTCGTCGGTGAAGGCTTCGTTACAGAAGCCGTAGACAACGCCCTCGTCGTGCTGCCGGCAGCGCTCCACGAAATCCCGGCAGAGGAGGACGTCGTCCTGGATGTGCCAGGTCCCGTCCTCGCCGCTTTGCGCCGCGAAGGCCTCCATGCAGGCCCGGAGATTGCCCTTCCCTTCGGTGTCGTTCCAGACCTCGATCTTGTCGGCGCCCTGGCGCTCCAGCTCCGGCACGAGGAAGCCCTCCACATACCACATCCGCTTCGGGCAGGCATGGATCAGCACCTTCATTCTCTGTCTCCTTTGTGGTAATAGCGGTAATCGTGTCCCGGATCGCAGAGCACCGCGAAGCCCGGATAACGCTCCTCGAAGTTTTCCGGCGTCAGGTCGTCCTGGATGTGGACCTCGTAGGGATTGCCGTAGATCGCGCCCTGCTTGTACCGGAACGGCACCGCCACGATCATGTCCCGGCAGCGGGGTTTCGCGTATGCCAGCACGTCCTGCGCCTGCTCCACCGTCAGATGCTCGATGACGTCGCCGAAGATGATCAGGTCATAGTGTTCGTATGTGAAATCCCGGATATCCGCGTGAAACACCTGCCGATACCCGCTCAGCCGGCTCAGATTCGGCCCGAAGGCCTCCACCGCGTCCATGTTCCGGTATTCCGGCAGCAGCCGCCGCCAGTTCCCGTCGCAGGCGCCCACGTCCAGCACCGTCGCCCCGGTCGGGAAGCGCAGCCGCACCCAGTCGCACACCTCGTCTTTTCCGTAAGCGTATGAACTCATTCCGTATTGATCTCCTCCGCTGCGGAGCTGTTCAGCTCCTGCCGCTTCTCATAGGCGCTGCGCTTTTGGGCGTTGATCTCTTCCTTGTTTTCGGCGTAGAAATCCCGCCGCATGGCGTTGATTTTCTCTTTCGGCGTATTCCCTTCGGCGGATTCGTACATGCTCAGATAGCGTTTCGGGTCGTACCCCGCCACGCCGCCTTTCCCATCGAAGCGGATGGCGTATGTGCAGTCGCAATTGCTGTGAATGTGCTCCGCGTGGCCGCCCTTGATGGCCTTCTGGCTGGCCCGCTGCCACCCCCGGCTTGCCAGGGTGATGCAGAAGGCGCAGGTGTCGCCGGAGGGCACCCAGGCGAACTCCGCCCCGTCCCGGAGTGCATTCTGAAGGGTGGTGTCCGCCCCGGCCTGCTTTACCAGCCGTCCCACGGCGGAGCCCATCTCCTCCGGATTCCGGGAGGTCTTGGCCACGCCCTGCACCGTCTTCGCCACCTGGGAATAGCTGGCCGTCTCCGCCGGCACAGCCGGGTCGAACAGCTTCCCGCTCAGTTCTGCCACAGCGTCGTACATGGCGGCGGACAGGGCCGCAGCCCCTTCCCCGTATTTCGTTGCCAGGGCGTAGGCGTAATCGATCAGGGCGTTCATGTCGGCGAAGCCGTGTTCGCTGACGAAATCACGCATCTCTTCCGCCGCCTTTTCATTCAGCGCCGAAAGTCTCCGGATATAGGCGTCCCAGTCCTTTGCCGATATGGTCACGCTCACGCCTCAGCCTCCAGCTCCTCCAGCACGGCCAGGCCCCGCGCCCGCAGCTCCTGGGCCTTGATCCGGCGGATATCCGCCTGGTCGAAGCCGATCATCTCCAGGAAGGTGTCTGTCTGGGCGAAGGTGGGCCGGGAGGATGCGATCTTGATGGCGGCGTCCGCCGTCACGGCCACGCTGGGCATGGCAGGATTCTTGAAGTGGGCCACGATGTCCTTTTCCTGCTCCGTCAGTTCACCGGGCGTGACGTTTTTGGCGATGGCCAGGGCCATGATGGCGATGGTCCGCAGGCTGTTCCCGTTCCCGGTATTCAGCTGCTCCGCCATGCCCACCATCGTCCGATCCTGGGCGAGGATCGCGTCGGCGCCGGTGGGGTTCGCGTCGTTCACCACGCCGGTATCCGTCACGCTGAGGCCCGTGGCGGCGCTGAACTGCGTCGCCAGCACCCGCACCATCTCCACATGCGGGGAGATGTTTCCCTGGGTCAGCTGGCCGAAGCTGGGCTTTTCCCCCGTCTCCGGGTTCGTGGTGCTGGCAAGGATGCTCCCCACGTACTGCCGGAATTTCTGATTGATGAGCTTATCGTACTGTTCGTCCGTCACCCCCAGCAGATACTTCTGGGGGCTGGTGGCGAACTCCAGGCCGATGGTGGCGTTGGCGATGGTACGGACATATCCCTGGATCAGCCGCCGCACCGGCTCCTTGATCCGGCTCCGGCCGAAGGGCTTGTTGCTGGTGGCGTTCCAGATCAGGGGCTCCATCAGGGGGCGGCCCATCCGGTGTCCGAACTTCTCCGCCGTCCATTCGCTTCCGATGCGCCGCAGCACGATCACGGCGTCCTCCGTGTAGAAGTTCACCAGGCTGGGCGCCCGCTCGGGATTCATGGAATTCTTCGGTGCCGTGTCGATGATGGCAAAGCCGCAGTCGATCCTCCCCTTCTCCCCGTCCCAGGCGGCCGCTGCCGTCTGCGGGGAGTGGAAGCGGATCTTGCAGCCGATCTCCTTGTCGGCGCTGATGGTGGCGAAGGTGCAGCCGAATTTCAGTTCGTCCCGCGCCGCCGGCATGTAGGCGGCGATCAGGTCGTTTCCCTGGACGATCCGGTCCAGCTCCGCCACGGTCTCCCCCTGCACGCCTACAAAGCCGTCGAACATGCTCCGGGCCGCCAGCACGTCCACGCATTTGGCGCCCCAGCTGCAGCCGATCTCCAGGCCCTTCATCCCGTCCGGCAGGGCGATCCCGAGGTTGACCTCTCCCAGGCTGATCCTGCCCTCGTAATATCGGTCCTTCTCCTTGTTTTTGGAGACGTGGTCCCGGTAGATCTGCAGCAGCCTTTTCATCTGCTCCTGCTCCCGCTCCGTGAGTCCGGCGATTTTGGAAACGTCCATATCCAGAGGCATTGTCATTCTCTCCTATCCGATGCGCATTTGCTTTGCCGGGTCCCGCCTGCAGGTCTTCGCGCCCCACAGGGCCAGCGCCGCCGCCTCGATGGGGGCGCTGTTTTCGCCGCCGAAGCCCCATCCGCCGCTGATGGGCCGCCGGATGGCGCTGACTGCGCTCTCCCTTAGCTCCGGCTGACCTGTGAACCAGGTCACCGTCTGCTCCTGCAGGGCGTCCAGCAGCGTGCTGGCCGCCGCGCAGACCTCTTTCCCGTTTGGCCTTACCACGCTTCCCTTGACCTTCCAGACTGCCGTGAGCTTGTCCGTCAGCACGTCGGCGCCGTTGCGCCCGTCGATGACGACGCAGCTGGCGGAGCTGTACCGCTGGTTCAGCCAGTCGGCCAGCCAGCCGGTCCCCATCCCCGTGGGCTGCCGGGCAATGAGGGTGATCCGCGCTTTTCCCTCCGCCGGGATCACTGCGCCGCAGAGGCAGACTTCCGCGCCGTCCTGGGTGAACTTCACCCCGAAGGCCGTCTTGCCCTCCGGCTTCCCTTCCGCCGAGCTGCAGGCGTCCCAGGTTTCGGCGGGGATCGCCAGGTCCAGCTTGTGTTCCTCCCGCGGCGTCCACCAGCCCAGCCGCTCCCGGGCAAAGCCGTCCGCTGCCATGCTCTTCAGTTCCTCCGCCGTGAACTCCTCCGACAGATGCAGGCCCATGGAGGGGTTGGTCGCGGCCCACAGCGTCCGGTCCCCCAGGCGGATCTCC